TTTGCCTTTTTGTGGTCCTAGTTTCTTAGCCCATGCAGCCATGCGGCTCAACCCATCTTCAAGCGTTACCTTGGGTTTATAGCCAAAAACCGACTCGCATTTACGATGATCGCTGATGGCGTGTGTGACTTCATTGCGCTTGTCTAGGTGGGTTACGGGAAGATTGGTTCCCATGGCTTGTTGGACCGCTTCTGCAAGCCTATTAACCGAGTAGGGTATATCGGCACCTACATTAAATGTATTGTTGTATGCCGTTGTCACATTAACTGAATTGGCAATAAGCGGGGCTACGTCGGATACGTGTGTAAAAGCTCGTGTCTGTGTACCATCCCCAAAGATTGTAAGGGGTTCGTGTTTCATGCACTGATTCATAAATATTCCAACCACGTTACGGTATGGGTCTGCCATGTTCTGGCGCTCTCCATAGACATTAAACGGACGGAAGACTATGTAATTCAAACCGAACATTTCGTTCGCGGCCTTAAGGTCTAGCTCTACTGCAAGTTTGCTTATGCCATACGGATCACGTGGCTCAGGAAGCGTGGCTTCAGTATATGGAATTTGATTCGGGCCATAGACGGCGATGGACGATGTAAATACAAAACACTTTACCCCGCCATGATTCACGGCGGCGTTGATTAGATTGATTGAGCCGATCAAGTTATTTGTGTAGTTGTAGCGGCGAATGAAGTGAGACAAGCCTTCAGCCGCGTAAGCCCCGAGATGAAAAACGTAGTCTATATGGTGCGATACGAATATCTCGGCAAGCACGCTTAGGTCGGTTATAGAGCCACGTAGAAGCGTGGCACTGGGATTAACGTTGTCCGCGTATCCACCCGATAGATCGTCGAGAACTAGAACGTCGTGACCTAGTTCTATTAGCGTATCCACGACGTGACTCCCTAGGAAACCGGCACCCCCGGTAACAAGTGAGCGGAAAAGTCCACGTTGTCTAATCATTGTTGTTTTAGTCCATCCGACAAATCTAGCGCAGCGGCGTTAATTATCTTTGTACTTCTCTGTAAGTCTATATTGTCCAAATTAAGTCTGCGCGAATGAAACGACAACTCTTGCTTTCCGCTAGAACTAGAGAATAAATATCTCCACCTTACCCTGTGCGGGCAAATCCAAGAACCAAGAGATAGCTTGGTGTCGTCTTTTATTTCTAACAATAAAGAAAACAGCCTTGGGTTAATTTGGGACTCTAGGTAACCATGCGAACAATCGCATCGTTTCGCGGCTTCATCATATTCTGGGGTATTTTCAAGTAATGATGTTGTCATTGTTTCTTCGCTTTCAACATTTCCGTGCTCTACTCCGTGGCACCACGATATATACATCGCAATAATAATACTACGGTTGTTATCTTTCCACGATGGAGCGGCCATATCCAAAAAGTCCATAAATTCTATGTCTTTGCAAAAGTCCTCTGCTGCATTCATTTCTTCACGACCAAAACACCCATTCCCTGTTCCCCGGGCAATTCAAAGTTTACCACCTGCTTCTCTCCTGCAAACTTTCTATATTCTTGGCCAACTGTTAAGCTCGGGAAGTCTCCCCCACAAGATTCAAAACTTTGGCTAGGTTCTATGTCGTGACATGCGATAAATCCTCCACTTCTAACCCAACGATAACAGTTATGAAGGTCTGCCAAAAAGCCTTCTTTGGTATGATCGCCGTCTATTAGTGCCATATCAAATTCATTATCGGGAAACTTGGCTAGTTTGCTATCTCCACACTCAAAGGTCCAACGCGGGTGTTTCCATAATTCAGAACAATCGGCGGTGTCTATAGAATGCAGGTGACCACCATGTTCTTCTAGTCCAAGCAATATAGCCGCCGTACTTGCGCCATCCCTCACCCCAATCTCTAAGATTCTGCCATAAGCATTTTTTCTTAGCCACGGCAAATATTCTTTCATGTCGCCCTCCTTGCATCCGTTTTCGTAACGCTGAAGGATTGGATTAGGCGTAGATGTAAATTCTAATGCTCCGGCGACAGTAGAAACGTAGTCGCGCCTACTGAAAGCATCGAAGGCTTCGTATTCTAGTGATGTGCGATAGTTCTCTTTCTTGATTAAGTCTACGCAGGTTTCTACGAGTTGATCGTATCTAGCCATTTTCATATACGACAGCAAATCATCGTAGTCATGCATGTCGCTAGAAGTTTCCGACACGATACATTTCGAGTTGGCCATCCAGAACGATAGACGCTGAATGTTGGTAAGCGTTCTGCCGTCGTGGTTGATGTTGAGACAAACCTTAGAGCGCGATATCAAATTATCCCGCGATCCGCCGTAAATGGAATCTACCGCCTCAACCTTCAACCCGGCATCGCGAAGTTCGTTGAGTATTTTCTTGCGGCGCGGAGTCAACCAGCCCGAGAAGAAAACGTCAATATCTTGGATTGCTGCTTTGGATATTTTCGTCAGATTAGGCGTGTATCCGAACGGAACATGTTGGGCCTCGTATCCCAACCGCTTCCATTCTAGGTAGTTTTGCTTGTTATAATCCCAAACCTGTTTGCCCTTGGCTAGCCGTTTGATGTTGGGGAAACTAGGGTGTTCGGGCTGTTCGAGATTGTAAATAATCGTATTGTCGGGCAACTCTTGCTCTTTGGATAGCAGTTCAGCGCCAAAAAGGATATTCATTCCATCGGGGGAGAATGTATTTTCACGGATAACAACTTGGTGACCTAATTCCGCCAAGCTCCAACTGAGCGAATCAATCAGTTCGGCAAAACCAGAACTATGTAGGAATTGTGGAGGGCGGATAGAAGAAATATGAAACTTCATGCGAAAGGATTATATCAGTGGCGATAGGATTTTACATTCAAATGCCAGTGTTTGGCTCGCACGTCTGATAGGTGGACATCCCCGAACGTGTCCAGTAATTGCTGCCAAGAAATGGCGTTACATTTTAGCAGCCTAACCAACACGGTACGCCAGCCATATTGAATCTTGGTCGGCAAATCGGCGGTATCGGTGGAGATTATACTGAACTCGGGAATGTGTCCCTTGCGGAAGCTAGCATTAGTCCATTCCTTAACTCCGTTGCGCACTAGATAGAATCCGGCACATCCCGACACGGCCTTACTATCCTCTACGATTAGATCGGGATTAAGTTTCTGAATGCGCCGCACTAGTTCAGATGAATGCATTAGCTTGCCCATCTGTTTCTCTGCATTCTTGAATGATTCCTGGTCCTCGTATCTTTGGCCATCAATCATCTTGTCGGTGTCCTCCCAGAGTTTAAGTAGTTCTTCTCTGTCTCCCGCAGGCAATAAATTCTCGCGGTGGAGCGGCTCAACGTAGGATGCCTTCATCCACGCATAGCAATCGACCGTATAGCGTTCTTTTTGCGAAGGAATTGGGGTATAGGTAGTTGCTTCGACAATCTTACTCGCCAACGTTTGAACCGTCCAAAATCTTAGGTTTGAATCCATTGCGCCCAAGAACGATGCTGACTATCCCGGCTGGTCCAACCGGAATAGCGGCATAGCTTTGGTCAATCTTTTCTCCGAGATGCTGAAATACGGCCTGAATGAAAGAGCCGTGACTAACGATTACCCACGGCTTCCCGCCCATGGAGCGCATTAGATATTTATTGAACGCCTCTACGCATTCATCGTAGAACTCGCCATAGGATTCTCCGCCTATCGGAAGTTTGTCGGGATGATTCTTGAGGTCTAGAATATCGGCGTCTACTTCTTCTATGGGATGGTCTTCGATTTCACTGCCAAGGTGCCAAGAACGCAAATGGGGGTCCATCTCTAATTCTTCATCTTTTTCTATGGCAATCGGTAGGGCCGTTTCTTTGGTACGGTCAAGATCGTCCGTAACCACGCCGCCCACGTCAATATTCTTAAAAAAATCTGCCATCTTTTTGGCATCTTTTTTCCCTTTGTCGTTTAGGGATTGGTTTACAAGGCCACGCACTACGTGCTGCTTGTCGTTATCGACTTCACCATGGCGAACAATGTACATCACCGTAGTTCCAAGTTTCGACAGCACGGAGGTCGGTGAGTAGGAGTTTAGAATGCCGTCTACGGTCGGGGCCATGTCGGGCATTAACATGCTAGCGGGGTAGTAACTCATCTAGAAATACTTTAACGAAGATTAGTGAAGATTGTGCTGTGCTTGAAATAGCCCTCACGGTAGTTGGCGTGCCAATGGTCAAGCATGGCTTTTTGTTGTTCGTGATATAGGTGGTCGGCGGTTAGATCAAGTTGGTATTCGGGGCTATGCCGAAGCCATGCGAACCATTCGTCGTTGATCCATTCATGTTTCGCGTTACTCCACGCGGCGGTAGTAGACTTACCTCGCGGCCAATTCGCTATGGCGCTACGTGCTCCCATAACATTCTCCACATGGACCTGGGGTTGGTACAGGATAGCCACAACCGCGTTCGCAAGTGTAGGGTAATCGGAAATCTTCTAAGTAGGCGATCAACTTGGGCGTCGATTACTGATTGCTCTATGGTCATTTCTTCCTTGGTCATAGAGCAATTTTACCAAACTAGACGTTTGGCTTAGTTGGGTTGTAATCTTTAACGAGATAGCTTCCACTGTGTTTTGGTGGTGGTCCCCAACCTAAATCATCATCGACTTCAATCCCCGTCTTGCGGTCGAAGGTCCAACCGCAATCAATTAAATCATCGGTGATAGATTGCACGTTTAACTGCATTGGGATTTCTCCCGCGAGCATCCTAGTTACTGTGTCGCCTGCCTTTATATCCTCAAATGTTACCGATGGCCACGTCTTCATATCTTCCCTTTGGTTGTCTTGTAGGCGCGGACACGCCAATTCTCTACGGCTTCGATTAGCGCGTCTTCTAGGTCTTCGCAGGCATCGCAAGTTCCGTCCAGAGCGGCAACATCGTGTGCATCGCCGCAAAGATGCGCTAAGACTACGCGAATATTTTGTCGGAGCAGGGTTACGTTTTTCATACCACCAACCTCGTGGCTAATAGGCCAATAAACGTTCCGAGCACTTGTGCCCACGAATCAATCCAAAACTCTGGCCATACTTGGGTGATAGTCCAGTTCTCGATCAGTTCCTTTAGGAAGGCACAGATGCATCCCAAGATGCACGGGATCAGCATGTAGTGATGCTTGCCCATAACCCACAGCACGTAAGATAGCGTTCCCGTTGGTCCAGCGAAGCCCAGGGCGTGCAACGGAATGCGGCGAATGGCCTTCTTGATGTAGATTTCATCCTTCATTTGTGCTTCGCAATAAAATCGTCAATCACTTGGGCTACTATTTCGGCACGTTCCTTTGGGTCGGTAGAGTTCTCGAAATCTTCACTCAGATCGGCGTCGGGCCATGAATCAGTAAAGAATAGATCACAGGGGGCGTTTTCAAGGCCCAAAAGTTCCGTTGCCCTAACTTTAGGGGTCAAAGTGACAACGGTATTCATTCCGTCAGACAGCAAGATACACCATCCTGCAATACAGCCAACCGTGCCGCACTTCGGCGTCTCAACGCGGCCTTCGTAATCGTAAACCCCGGTCCCGGGCCTGTTGCGCACAACCCAATTACCCATAATTAGGCGATTCGGTTCTTCGAGGATGTGCTTCTTAACTTTTTCGAGCAGAGCTACATTTAATGTACTTTTGGTTTTCATGATTCCTCCCGTTATTTCGTCTCGATTGGCTTTTGCTGTCTCTTAACATAGTTGAACAATGCATTAAGCACTTCTGGCTCAAGAAAGATCGTGTTGCTTGGGCCGTAGCCGTTTTCGGTAGTCAGTACCCCTACCGATAATCGCAATCGGGAAAAGTGAGTTCAATTGCTTAACAAACATTGCTTCGTCGAAGTCCCCGGCTACGAGATCCGAATAGAGACTCTCGACACTATAAGCAAGCGTCTTGGTTTCAATATCTGTGCGTGGTGTGTCAAGTAGGAATGGAACGAACTGTTCCCGGAAGCTCTTGAGCGTGATTTTGCCGCCCGTGTACTGAAGAATAATGTCCTGAATTTGGGTATATAAATACATGTCAAAGCCCACAAAACACGTTAGTTTAGCGCAAAAAGAGATTATTAACAAGTATTACGATGGTAACTGGGATGACCGTCGTAAATCGTTGAAAGAGGACGTTTACAGGCAAAAAGTAAACAATCCTTCTGGCCCCAAGAGCACAGTCAAAAAACGGTACATCTCGTATTCCGACGATGCTGACGAAATAGTTCTCATGCTCCGTGAGTTATAGCAAAGAAAACAGGCACCGACTACAACTATTTTCGGTGCCTATAAGTTCTTTGTTTACTATGAGATGGACGCTTCCGCTTTAATTAGTCTAAAGCGGGGGTGTAACGCCGCACTCTGTGGAACACGCCATTTATTGTTGCTCGCTTTCGCGGAGTCAGTCATTTCTGCTGACTTCTTACGGTTTGCTGTTCCCGTAAGATCGGACTATCGCATCGCCTTTCGGCGTCTTCTCGCTTAGTCTCTCACGGTGCTTTCGCTTCCGCCTTGTTCCCGTCGCAGGGTTCAAGTCAATCAGAGAAGATTTTACTGCCACACTTAACTTGTAAAAATGGCAGCGTACTTGAAATTATCTTAAGTTATTTGTTATCAATGCTTTACGTGCATTGAGCTAGATCATTTCTGTCTAGCTCTGCATGTCGCCATGCAGAACGGACTATCTCTTCACCCTCGCGGGTGCTGCCTACATAGTCTCTACACGTTCCGATTTTGCATCGGCTTCGCTCGGGATTGTCCCTGTGGGAGTTTCCCCGAATTCAAGCAGTTATCGCAGCCCAATTTCTTGAGTGCGGCCCTATTTTCAGTAAGGCACAACTTGCGCCTACAACGCGGGCTGGGTCGGCCACTGATGGCTCCCAGTTCCGCACGATCAACTGATAATTCCGCTGTTCCGGGATTTCAGTTGCGCCAAGCGACACAGAGAAAACGGCATCCTGTCCAACAACATAGGTGCCATAGCCGGTCTTGGTACCGCTTGGGAAGTTGGCGAAAGTGCTAGCCGTAGTCGTTTCAATGAAACGTGCTCCGGCGACATCAATGACACGGTATCCTTGGACTCCGCGCATCAATTCTTCGCTTCCTTCTTTGTGGTACTTCAGGATATCAATCACGCCACCCGCAGTATTATCGTTCAAACAATCTGTTACCCCGCATTTCTGCGTGGCTACGGCGTTTCCGCGTAGCTCTGCATGTCGCCATGCAGTTCGGACTGGCTCTTGGCTTTTGGCCTCTCCTGTACAGTCTCTACACATTCCAACTTGCGTTGGCTTAGCTCGGTTTTTACTCGATGAGTGGTTAACCGAATTAGGGAGATTACGACCCCGTGAAAGGTCGAACGCTGCGAAGGGGTGAATAATCCCGGCAAACAAGCCATCCGTCTGTGGTCTAACGTCTGCGCCACGAAGGCTCATTACGGCCTGGCGGGTCAACGAAGCAGAAAGAAATTCGTTGTCCGTGCAGGAAATAACGATGGTGGTATCGGCGGTAGCCTCAGCTTCAAACTCGGTACGGGCCAATGTGTTTGCTGTAAGAGCAGCACGGTAGCCCATCTCGGCAGCAGTATTTTCTACGATGGGATCAATTGCTGTTTCGACCAAGATATCCGAGAAGGAGGCGAAGTCGAAATACTGGTTAGCGGCGACGTTCCTTACGGAAGTCGTAGGGTTAATCCCGGTTCCAACGGTACCTTCTGTGCCCGGCGTGGTGTTTGCAGCGAAAAGATCGTAACCATAGAGTTGAATTACTCGGCCATTACGGTCTGGAAGTTTACGGCGGCTGGTGACGGCCACAAAGGGCAAATTAGCTTTCAAGTTTTCTACGGCCACCCGGTCGTAGTAAATACTTGCAAGATGGGTAAGCCCTGCTGTGGTAGTTAAAACACTGGCTGGTTGATAGCTCAATGTTTTCACCTATTGCTGATGAGATGACAAGCCCCGGGCCGCGCTATCTGGTCTTGCGGGATCGCCGCGCACAGTAAGATTGGCTAACGTGCTTGCACTAACACTCCCAACGGGTTGCCAACTTTACGTTCACAATTATGGTCGCTATTGGTCGTAGCGTTCACTTTTATGAACCTTATCGGCCTATCCGTGTTCTAGAGTTACCTTCCGGCAGCGGGACCGCGCTTCAACGAGGCAGCAATGCGCTGTCGCATTTCGTGAAGCGGTAGGTTCTGCCATCCGGCGACATCGATCCCTCCCTCGGGTTCAGGCGTCGGAGGCCGCTGACCAGAGCGGTCTGAGAGCATGACGGGTGGAGGCGATACGGGCGGCACCACGGGTTGTGGTGCAACAACTTGGGGTACGGGCGTAGGCGCAACTACAACTGGGGTAGGCGCAACTATTGGCACCGTAGGCGCAACAACGGGAGCAGATTCGGGGATTGGCGCGGGTTTGTCCATAAACGCCATTCCCTGTTCGGTTAAAGTTTCAAAAGCGTATTCGAGGTTGTTTTTTGTGGTTTGTAGTGGCAGATCGTGAATCTTGCCGCAACGCTTGCAATTGAAGCCACCATCGGTTACTGCTCGCGTACAACCAGCCAAGAAGGCGTAAATAGCGTTTCCGCTCTTGGGGGTACAGTCAAAATCGTCTATATGGTCGGCAATGAATTCGGCTTCGGCTCGTTGTGCCGCTTCTTTTTCTTGGAATTGTTGGCTAGTGTAAACGGTGCGACCCAAGGAATCAGGTTTTGTCCCCGTTTCGGCTTCGTATAAACGTCTCCAAGCGGCAACAATATCAGTTTTTGCGAGTTCGTTAATTTCTTTGATTTCGGCTTCATTTAATGTATGTGGCTGATAAACCAACTGTTCTTGTGGTCGCGTGGTATCTGGTTTTGCCTTGGCTTTTTCCTTGAGTTGGCGAATTCGCAAAGTGGCGTTCTTTTGGGCGTCTACTAACTTGTCAATCAGCCCTTGTTGGCTGTCGGACTTGAATACTTGTGGGCCAGAGCCATCACCAAGGTCAACCTTAGCCGTAAATTCTTTGGGTGGCTCGGGAGTCGCGTTAGGAGCCACTACGGGAGCAGGTTGCGGGGCTGGGATAGGGTCGGGCTGCGGGACAACCTGAACGGGCGCTGTTGGGGCTGTAATAGGCTCAGGCGTTAGTTCTAGCGGGACTGGTGGGATAGGAACAGCAAAATCGTCGGTCAATTGATATGATCGAGAAATTGGCGGTTTTCCTTGCCCAGCCTCAACCGGCGGAAATCCGTAAAGTTTATCTAGTGTCGGATCAGAAATTTGCAATTCTGTTGGTACAGGAGGAGCAGATGTGGACATTAATGTGCCGTAATTAAAGAATCAAGAAGTTATACGAACTTATGCAACCCCGCGTCGTTTTGTGGCATCATATCAAACTGTGATGTTCCCGCAGGAGCCAGAGCAATGAATTTACGCGAGTTATGCGTTCGTAGCCAAGACTTCGGCCTGTCTATCGTCTGGATTCATCTGCGAGCCTTCGCGGGGCACAAAAAGGGACGCGCACAAGGGCAAGGAAGTGCCGAGTTGCCCCGCCTGTAAAGAGATCAAGGAGAAGCTGAAATGAGGAGCAAGCTTAGACCAGAATGCGTAGATTCACAAAACAACGCCCTTCCCGATGACACGGCGTTATTTCTCATTCGGGATTCGGTATCGCGGCGACGAGCATTAATTCATGGCCGCCTACACTTCAGGGGGGAACATTGTGCCCTTGGGTGCTTCTGGGCAGACAACCCCAAGGCTCTCTTGAACAATAGCCTCGTTGACGAAGTTGCTGCGGTCAACGACGCAGTTCCACCTTCTGCAACTCCGCACGAGCGATGGAAGAAAGTTAACAGCTGGCTGCGATTCAAGATCAAGGCCTTGGCTGGCGGTAAGGCGGTGAGGTAATGGCAACCCAGATTGAGTTACCCAGCGCACGGGAGATGGAGGATCAAAATGAAAGTATTAAGTCTGACGCAACCGTGGGCAACGCCGGTCTGCTTGGGCGCAAAGGAGATCGAGACGCGATCATGGGAAACACTGTATCGTGGCCCGCTCCTCATTCATGCGAGCAAATCATTTCCGAAGTGGGCGAAAGAATGCTGCGAAGAGGAACCGTTTTATTCGGCCCTGCGACCGCATTTTACGCATACCCGGAACTTGCCTGCGGGCACGTCATCGGACAGGTTGAGTTGCATAAGTGTATTCGCACGGCGGACGTGACGGACATAAGCCAAGCAGAAAGAGAATTCGGAGACTATGGACCGGGGCGCTTCGCATGGTTGCTGTACAATCCGCGATTTCTGCCAAAACCAATTCCCGCGCGTGGAAGTCTTGGTCTATGGAACTTTGAATTGTGATGTTCCCGCAGGAGCCAGAAGGGAGTTAGAGAATATGAACCTGGGTGATCTGAAACGGTTGGCGCAGTATTTTATACCGGAACAGGGCAATCCGCAGAAGAAACAGCCTGATTGCTGGCGATGCGGCAGGCCGTGTACGTCGGGCAGCCAAGGTTCATGGATGTGCGATTGCACTTCAACGCCATTCGACCAGCAAGTTGAGGAGCCAGAACTTTGAAGTTGCAAATTGGAGAAGGCTGAGAATCTAGGAGATTATGACACGCGCGACCAATCAGAAGTTATTCGCAGGATGGACGCATCAGCAATTATGTGACCGCGCATTGCGATGGCTGTCTGGCACGCGGCGGTGTGAGCCAGTTTTTGCCGGCATTGCATCCTGTTCAGAGGTTCCAGATGCGATTGGTTGGTCAAGTTGCTATAGCCATAAAGGTAGCACCGTGATCGAGTGTAAAACATCGCGGACTGACTTTTACGCGGAGAATAGAAAGCGGTTTGTTTGGAAGCATCCCGAATGGAACTACTTTGTGTCAGCGCGGCGGTACTCGGAGAAATCGGCCATCGCTCAAGGATTCAAGAAAGAGGTACGTGCCCAGATGGGCCATTATCGTTTTTTCATGTGCGAACCTGAAATTATAACTCCTGAGATGGTGCAAGAAAACGCGCCGGACCATGGTCTCCTCTGGGTCAAAGGCAGAAGTGTAAGCGTCATAGTGAACGCTCCACGCCGCACAAATATTGCATTTGAGACAGAAATTCGTTACCTCCGCTTCGCCATCATAAACAGCAAAACACCGCACGTTTTATGGCCGGAAGAAGCGACCGCTCAGCTTGCGGGCTTGGGACGACCCACAGGGGTCACGCAGGAGAAAGAATTCCGGGGGTTAAAAAAGGGTTGAGAATCTAGGATTGGGAGAATTGAGGAAACGATGAGCGACCAACCATACAAGCAGTATCGCAGAACGCAAATCGCGGAAATGGCCGATTGGGAGCTGGGCTTCGATATGAAAAACGTCTCCATCAGTGGAGCGGACGCAGCGAATGGTTCACCAAAACTGGGCGACAAAATCGCCCGAAATCCAGCAAACCACGAAGACCGTTGGCTAGTCGCCAAAGCGTATTTCGACGCAAACTTTGAGGAAATTGAACGATGAGCAACCAACCATTTCCGCCCGCTAGAACGACATCTCTACCAGACGATAAATCGGGCAACGTCGGAGGCCCCAGCCAAGGCGGGCAGAGCCGAAGTCTGAGGGCGAATCAAGCACTCGCGGCGATTACTAATCCGCAAGTGATCTACGTGGTGATGGTTAAGCGGCCCAACAGTGAAACTTTCGTTCCATGCTGGGGAGAATGGTCGCTATCCGCTCACGGAGTCCATGCCAAGGGATTTGCCAACAAGATAGACGCTGGCAAGCAATGTCAAGAATTCCGCATTCGTTATGGCAAGAAGAATGCCTACGTCCAGCAATACGGGCCGTATGCTTGATTGAAGGAGTTACGATGAGCGACCAACCAGTAGAGCCGTTAGTTGTCGAGTCGTTAGTTGTCGACCTTGCACGAGAACTCTACGACGCCTTTGCAATGGGGGGACTGGAGCCGCGGCAAGTTTACGGAGACATTCGAGCCATTCTTGCTCGGTACGCTTGCCCTAAACTGGAGAACGCAAAGAGCGAGTTTGAGCGGTTATTTGTTCACAAGGGTGAAGCCGTTGCCTACCCCGCCTGCCGAGAAAGGAAGGACGCCACGACGACTGACGGACTGCGGTCTTCCATTTTGCAGATGATGGCGAAGCGAAAGTGGTCAACTCATTGGATTCACCGCAGCGCCTATCTGCATCTGGAATCAGCGGAGCTGGCTGAAGCGGTTCGCGGGAAGCGCGGCGACACCTTGGATGAATCCGCCGATGTTCTAATTACGCTGTTGGCCCTTAGTCCGCATGAACTGGATCAGATCATTGAAGCTGCCAAACGGAAGGTTGCTCTTTTAATGATTAAGCCGCCTTACGCCGGAGAACAGGGGACGACAACGGATGGCGACTGATTCACTGCGGGAGATCGCGGAGCAGTTAGAAAGAGAAGTCCGAAATTCCAGCGATCCGTCAGCTTATCGACAGCAGCTTGAACGGGCGATGCGTCTGCGCGACCAGGCGTGGCACATGATAATCACCAGCGGTGTAACCGAAGAAGAACTGAACGAAGTTACGGCGGAGTTGCTGAAATGACTACATTGCGGGAGATCGCGGAGCGACTGGCGATGAGTTGGTGGGACATCCACCAAGCGGATCATGCTGAATCTGTATCTATGCTACTTGAGCGGGCAATGCGTCTGGCGATTGAGGCGTCCAAGCAAAGTTATTTTGGCACCGAATCGGAAATCTGCGCTCGCATGGCGGAATTACTGAAGGCGGATGCACACAAATGAGGATTCCGGTAACCAAGGCGCAGATCGCATGGGCTAAAGACGCTGCCAAGCGCGGCAAGGTTTTGAAAATTGATTTGCGGACATTCAGAATTAGGGAAGTGAAGGCGGAGGCCAGGAAATGACCCTTGACGCTGAAGACCGGAAATGGATTCTCTTGCTCTGTGGCAAGTTGCTTCAAATGGAAGCAAGCATTTCCTTGTCTACAGGGACGCAACGGCTGGCAGATGCTTTCTCTCTGGAGTTAATACATCCCGACACAGACAAAGCTATGTGTGAGAAGATTAAAGAGTTGGCAAACTGACAAATGAAAACTCTCTTGGTCGCGCTCGCGCTGCCGCCTGCGGCGTTGGCTGTGGCCATTGGAGGGGGAAACGATGAACGACTAGCGCACCAAGTCTCCATCTAGGTCGGCAGGATTAGGGTTTAAACCATCGATAATTCTCTGCACCGATTCAGGTTCTAATGTTTCTACGGAATTCATTACAGTTTCATGCCACGCCTCGCTAAAAGAAATTATCCCATCTAGCCGTATCTGCATAGCCCACAGTGCGTCTTTGTCTACCCGAGCACGCATAAATTGCTCCTTAATTTGAGAAATGCGAAGATCGCGCAAGTCTAGATATACGCGCCAGCCTGGATGTTTTATTAAATCAGCCAAATGCCGTGCACGTTCAAAATCGCGCAGGATGGCTAACTCTTGTTCGCTTAATTGCTCATTGTCCATTGTAATTTCCTGGCGATGGCGGTTGATTCTTGATGTCCTGTTCGACGGGATAAACATAAACCGCAGGCCCACTAGAACGCAATGGGCGTTGATGAACTTGTTCCGCATAGGCATCGGCGTGTTCGGGAGTGTCAAATATTCCCATATGCTCGCCGGTATTGAGGTAATGTTGCCATGCTTCATCTTGCGATAAAACTCTACCATTTACAACCTGCGGCACCAACACTTCGCCTTGGTCTGTTCCGCGACTAAAAGATATTTCGGAAGAATGATATCCTGGCTGCCCGGGGGTTGGAATGATGGGGCGGCCAGTAAGATTGATTGTTCCCGGATTGCGCATTCCTACGGGGCGTGGAGGAGCGGCAGAGCGTGGAGTATGACCAGATTGCAAGGCCATTCGCAACCCCTGATCGCCAATCGCCTTCGCATATCCAGGGTGGGCATGGACGAGTGCAGCTAGTAATTTTCCATCATCAATCCCGCGATATTCAGGATTATTGGTACGCAGATTCTCTAGAATTTTAAGATGTTCGTCGGCCATTATTTTACCGGGAGCGCAAAATCCATTATATTTGGGTCGCCTGAAATGTATCCCGTGGCTTCGTATCCCGGGACGCTGGGAGGCGGCGGAGCACTAATCGGCTTGTATAAATCTTCGTCCGTTGGCACGCCTGCTAGTTGGCGAATGAATGGACCGTAGGCTTTTTTAATTTCCTCGAAATCGGCAGCAGTCGATTTGGTTAGTTTTCCTTGGCTAGCTAAATTTACCATGTCGCGGTGGGCGTCGTAATAATGCTTAACCATTTCCGCTTGTTGCTCGACAGTGAAGTTGGCGATGGTTTTATGGTCTGCTCGCGCTTTAACTAGCCCAGGCATTCCGCCGTAATCGTAAGTCTTGTCATCGTGCTCGTAGTCTGGGTCTGGTGAGGTAAATTCCCTAGTGCGTGTATTCTGGTAAATGTGCGACAACTCATGTGCCAAGGTGCCACGGTCAAACCATTGCGGATTATCAATGTCGATATCGGTCCCGCCGCCCATTACCCGTGCCACATACTTTCCTTGTGGATTTTTTGCTAATCCCATACCCGATGTTCTGGCCTGCTCTTGTAGGAATTTTGGCATCTCGGATATTTCCTTGCCAGTAAACGGACGATGTTGTAAGGCTATTGGAGATGTTGGGTCTTCTACCAACCTTTCCCCTAGGTAGGTATCTCCCTTGCCGTTAACCAAGCTAAGCAACTTATCGTCCGACCAATTCTTGATGTCGGGATACTTTTGGCGCAATGCGTTGATAGATGTTTGAGGATCAAGTATGCCCAGGGGGTCGTGCTTGCCCGCCCATACATCCGCTATAGCTTTGCCGTATGGGGTGAGCGTGCGGACATACTGTGGATACTTCTTGATTAACGCTTTGGTTAGGTCCGCGTCCGAAACGTTCTTGTACTGGGGATACTTGATTCGGGCATTGGTCAAGATTACGTCAAGACCAACTTGCTGATCGGGCATTTACTTCTGCGCTCCGAGAATACCGAGCGGATCGTCACTAGGCGCAGAGCCTTGCTGTGGCTGCTGCTGATTCTGTTGCTGGTTGTTCTGGATATCGCCTAGAGTTTGAAGTAGCGCGATCTTATGATCTGGAGTCATAGTTTCCTGATCGACAAGCGACTTGATAATATGTGTTCCCGCTTGAGCTTGTCCTTTGGCCTCAATCTCCCCAAGTTTTGCCTGATGTTGTTGTGCAATTACGCTCATCTGCTGTGCCATTTCCGCCTTCTGTGCCAATGCTTGCTTTTCTTCGGGAGTCAACTTAACAACCAACTCCTGTTGCCCCGGCCATCCCGAAGCATCTAAAACTTGTTGAAAGAACTTACCAAACTCAAACTTCTCTCCCGCATCTTGCAAGGCCGTTAGTACAGGCTGCTGACTGACAAATTGCATAATCGGCATAGCCAACTGCATCATGCCTTGCTGTGCCCGCATCTTGGTCCCGGCCTGCATATTGAACTTCACGTTCGCATTCTTAATCTCAATCGCATCGCCTTTGTAGGCTTCTTCTAATTCTTCATCTAGAACCGCCCGCAAATCTTCAATGGGAAGCCAACGCGAGTTCATTTCATGTACTAATTCTAGGAATGGAACGATGAATAAACGAGATACGAAGTCTACAAAGTAAGCCGACCTAGCCCCCACGCCTGCGGCAAGAGTATTAATCCCCGATGCCGTTCTACCAATCGAAGATGGATGGGAAATAGCTCCTTGGGTAACGATTTCATTCGCTCCCGACCTACGCTGGGCACGAGAATCCGAAGCTTCTACTTCAGTAAACGCATCCACGATAGCAGGTGGATACTGAATCATCTGCACACCTTTATCGTCGTCGGAATCAATGATTCCGCCGGGGCGAAGTCTCAACTGCTGAGTCGGCGTGTTAGCTCCGCGTTTACGCAGGAACGTACCCGATAGGCGCAGGGAAAGATCGTCTAGGCGGGAGTTGATGATGCCTTGCTGGAGTCGCTGTTCGCCGGAGAGAAGCTTGACGATTCCCAACCCATACCAGCTATCGAGCACGTCGATTGGAGGAACAGAAAAGAAGTTGATGCAGCCGAATTCGTTGATGTCGTTCTTGATGCAGAGTTTGCGATTAAGAACGACAATATTTCTAGTCGGAGTCACGTACTCCAACATCTCAAGCGGCTGAAGATTTGGGTCTTCGGACGGCGACTGCCATCTTGGCATCGCTTTGAATTCCATGTTGATATCTAAAGACGAAATACCCGTATTGAGAACTGAAGTAGTAGAGCGTCCTTCCATCACCGACCGTTCCGCGCTTTCCTTTGGCGGGTCGTAGAGCGAACGCAAGAAAGCTTCATCGGGAAGATTGAACCCCGGTTGGTTCTTGAGTTGCAGCAGGGCGTTTAAATCTGGATAGGTGCGATGAATTAGGTATTTCGCTTGTCTGATATCGGGAACCCGTAGCGATGGATCAACCAAGATATGACGAATATGGATTTTTTCTATGCATGGCTGATTAATTTCGTACTCTTCTAGTTCTTCGATTACACGACGGGAATCTTCAGTCGGCGTAATAATTGTCATGCCTGCCCCTACGGACCTAGCTTCAGGTTGGCCTGCATACTTATAAACCCTGCGATATCTTTTCTCGCGCTTCCACCCCACCTTCCATACACCCATGCCGTACATCAGGGCTTCTTTCAGCCCAAGCCTTAATTCTTCCTCAAAGTTCATGTCCTTGAGTTGCTTCGAGATAAGCATAGTTACCGCCTTGGCGGCTTCTATTTTCGTCTTCGCTCTAGGCGTGCAAGAGAATGGCGGATCGTCTGAGTAGAGCGCCTGCATGTATTGCGGTAACAAACTTTCTATGTGTTCCAAGGTTAAGGGTATACCTAAACTGCTCCTTGGAACGGAAGACCCCTCCCAGAACGCAGTTGGCATTCTAAAAAGATATAGTCTGTCGTCGCGGTCAAACTCTATAGTTAATCCTTTAGAAAGTGTGTACCACTCTGATCTTTGCAGGTCTTTTAGAACTAGGTTTAATGCGATTACATCTTTAGGCAATTGTGGCGCGGGAGGAAGTTGCTCGCTAAGTATTTCGTGAGCCATACTGATCGGACTATTGAGTAAAGCCAAATCAGTTCACGCTCGCATTATTTTGGGTAGAAAAATGCCGCAGGTATTTCACGGCTAAATTGTAGGGGAGTTGCGACTAGCTATGCGACGGCGTTGCGCCGTTCGTTCTTGATTCTGTTAGCACAATCTTTGCATTCATTAGCATAGTGCCATCTTCCAAGTTCCGGAAATCTGACACTTTTAGACCACGATCTTTTCATCTGTTTGATTGGTTTGACGGCGTGGCAATGCTTGCATTCTTTTTCTGTTGGTTGTGGCTTTGGAATATACGGTCCTAGTTTAGCTAATGCGGCCTCACTTCCAATCCTAGCTAGTTCTGATCGTTTCTCGGGGGATAGTTTTTCTTGTCGTTTTTGATTTGCTAATGCCGATAGGGCTGACTTATATTCTGGAGTTCTTGCCGCAGACGCTTCACGCATCCTTTGTTTGGTTTCTTCTGATTTTGGTTTTCCCTTAGCAGATAGGATTGCAATGCGTTGCGCTTTAGCTCTCGCGTACAGTGGGGGAACGGTTTGTTGGGTATTCCGTATTTCTTGATTACTTCCTCAAATGGTTCCCCGTTACGCGCCGCAGTCTCGAAAGAAACAATCTTGTGTCCGCTAGATTTGCGCTGGTCATGATTTACGAGAGCTTCTACCCATACGAGATTTAAGCCCCACTCGCGGTCACACCGATCAACAAATACTAATGTTTCTTCGCGTTCTTTGCCCGTATTGGCAAATCCAAAGATTATTTGATACGCGCCGGAATACCGTCGTTTAATTTCCCAAGCCATTTTCCCCGATGTCCTTCCACCAGAGAAACTAACGAATAAACGATTCATGTTTATCCCTCGAAAGATTCATACATCTCGGTAACGGCGGGGAACACAATACTAACCTTGCCTTGCTTAAACAAGCCTAGCAGTTCTTTGGCGATGGTTCTTGCGCGTTCCTGAATTGTTTCAGGATCAGACGGAAAGCGTGGGTAGTTAATCAATCCAACCGAAAATCCGCGTTCATTTCCGTTGGCGTAGATGTATTCGGTTTCGGTAAGCGTTACACAGATAGGAAATTCATCACAATGCTTTTGTAGCCATTGCCGTGCAAGGTCAATCGGCAGAGATTCGCCGGTTTCGTGAACTTTGGTACCGACATAAATTGTGGCTGTGAACGTTGGGACGGATTTCATTTGGCGATTATATCACGCAACTATGCCCGCACCGCACACGGGTTCCGGTCCATACGCCATCGCCCCGCCAATCTCAACCGGGCCTTGATAGCTCAAGGCCGTACTAGTCATCCCCTGCCCATGGTAGCGCAAGAGTAACGAGCAAGCCCGGCAAATATCATCATGGCTATACCCACCCCCAAATCGGGCAAACTCGGTGTAAAGTTCGGCTAGGTAAGGCAAATCGCTACAAAAGAACAATTTCCCAATCGGCGGCGTAGGTACATTTAATGTATCTTCTGGGCGAAGGTTTGACAATGCCTGCTGCTGTTGGGTCAGGTTGTTAGGCTGCACGGGAGCGGTTTTCCCGAGCAAGGTAGCCAAAGACAGGATTTCGTTAGCGGGACCGTTTTTCTTGTTCCCAACCTTCAGCCAATCTATCGGTATCATCAATCCTAGCTCCCTCATGCGCATATTTAGCCCTGGACCTAGCAAAGTAGTCCCCACGGCCTCTTCGATGCCCATACGCTGTATTGGCCACTTTTTCCATGCAGCGATGAAGTTGTCTATGATCTGCGGGGGGTTCCAACGGCCACGGAACAGGTCGATGACATAGATATTCTTCATCTCATCAAACGCCCCAATAGCTCCTACTGTGTAGTCGTTCCTACTGCTAGCTTTGTAGGCTAAGTCCCAAACCCCGAAGATGACGCAATTCAGCGGCACTTTCTGTCGTGGAATGGTTTGTTTCTGAAGTAGCTCGATTGGGAAATAGTCGCGCTCCGTACCAATCGGGTGATTCATGTACTGGGCGTTAAAGTGGGTAGGATTCTCTTCCCATGCTTCTTGCAGGTTAAACTTGTCTGAGTTGGCTATTTCTTCTTCTGGCGTAGTGGCGTTGATGCAGAACTTTTCGGGGAAAAGAATGTTTTCCTTGTTGAAGAGGTTGCCGTTCTCGTTCTTCGTTAGTGCGGGATATACCGCTATCTTCCATCCCTTGACTGTTTCTTCTAACGGAACCCCGAAGTTCATGTGGTCTGACAACTGGAGTCGGTCTAGTATTTTCCCGTAAAGGCACTGAAAGTTGTAGAACGTTCCAATAATTTGCGTGTATCCACCGGGATTCAGTAACGGTTTAGTCGCGGCCCAATCATCGGCAACTTTGTCATTCTGGTTAATCTTGGCGCTCATGTTAATCTTACTGTTGACTTCCGTCACCACGTCATCGGCTAGCCGGAGGTCCCAGTGCCCTGATGCTTTTACGGAGTCGAAGGTAGAGATACTAAGCGTTGGCTCTCTGCGAATACGAGTACGAACATTGCGCGGCAACCAGAACTCTCCCTTGCCGCCAAATTCTCTGACGTTATCTGTGGGAATGTAATCTGGATATAGCGCCCTGAAATCTTCGCAACTCAAGAATACTTGCTTCAATTCTTCGACCATCCTTGTAGCGACTTCTTGACTACCAGAAAGTAGAAGAATGGTTATATTTGGGAAACATAGCATCCATTGCAAAACATCGCAGAGATGAATTGAAGTTTTGAAGTGTCCCCTCGGCCCCATTAGTAAACGATTCTTAATCGTATCCTGCAAGAAGAATGATTTATTGGGATTCTTGTGAACGAAAAAATCGCAGATAGGGCCGTGGCAGTGCGGCTGGAGGTCGCTATAGACTGAGCCTAAAATTTGGGATGCGAGGAAGAAAAGATCGGTTTTGCCGCGTTGGGCTACGGGGGATATTGGCACACTACTCACCGCCTACGGCGCGGCGGGCTTGGCTGAGGGCCACTGCCACAGCTTGTTTTCTGTTCTTGATGCGTGGCCCCGTTTTAGAACCTGAACGTAGTTTGCCATGCTTGAACTCGTGCATGGTTTTTTCGATCTTCGCCTTAGCCTTTGGCGAGGACAGAAGCTTGGCCATGATTACCGATCAGAAACCTTCTGGGTCATACGCTGCGAATCGCCAAAGCCTTCGCGGTACGATTCCTGGAGTTCCTTGCCGGAAAGCATTGCCATGTCGTTGAGCGACTGTTCCTTGGGACCGCCACCATGGGAGTCGAAGTTCTCCAATGAAATCACGGGACCAGAAGGAAATGCCATGTCCTTGGTTTTGCCGATTATTTCGTCTTGAACTCCACCGCCTGCGGGCGAACTTCCGCCGTCGCCAAGGGGAGTTTTATTGCCGGGATGATATAGCATAGCCATGTTGTTTTTCTCCTAGACTATCGGCCCGAAGCCAGTTTTCTTGCCGGGGTTTTTGCCAACTGTTTTCTGTACTGGCATAAAAGATTTCGTGGGCGCATTCTCGCGGTGGGCGTTCTTGCCGAGAGGGTGCATGTAGCTCAAATTATCCGCGCCCATCGGTGAAGCAGCAGGCACCTTGTAGGACTCGTTTAAAGCATGGCCCCCAAGGAATGCGGCGTCTTGCGGGTGATTCTGGTGGTCCATGGGGTTTTCGATATTACCCCATTTCGTCATCTTTCGAGCTTCGCCAAACTGCTTTTTCACAATTTGAATTGTAGGGAAGGTTACCGAGCGATTGAAAGTAGTTAGAAATTAGTGCAAGCAAATTCGCCAAACAACTTAATAGCTGCTGCATCGTAAGCTCTAGCGGCTTCTTTTGGATCAGAAAATCTTCCTAGGTTATATTGTTTACCATTCTTGTTGATATACGCCCTATACCTAAGACGTTCAGGGGACCAGCTAACGCCCTTATATCCGCTAGCATTATTGCGGGGCGTTTTTCTGTTCATCTTGTTCTGCGATGGCGTGGCTAGTCTAAGGTTGGATTTTTGGTTATTGAATTTATTTTGGTCTTTGTGGTCCCACTGAAATCCAACAGGAGGATTACCGCAAATCGCGAAATGTATATATTCCTTCTTGGCGTTTCTTATGCCGCGAATCCACGGGTCTTTCTTGTTGGTAATAACATACCATTTTTGGTTCGCAAGTTTGTTGTAATCTTCGTCGTCAACTTGGGCTAGAATATCGGAATTGGTAAGCCGTATTTCCTTCATTTACAGCATTATATCATGGGTCACGCGAGGTAGGTCAAGCGGCTTTCTTGAATACGGTCTTGGTCTTGGTAATAACCAATCGAACTATGCGCTTGATCTTGGCCATAAACATAGAGAACTCGCTAGGGTTCCACATGTGGTGAATCTGGCCGATATTGTAGCCCTGAATCATTGAGCCTGCTTACGGTCCCACAAAGTACGTGCATGGAATTTTGCAGCTTTCATACTCATTGGCGGTTCCGCTTTAATGCAAAGCGCCACCGCTGTCTTTTTGATGAATGCTTGGCGACCCGTGCGTTCATGTTTTCTTTTGGGGAGATAACAGAATTTACACGTTGGACTACCGGCAAACTTATGCCGCTTGTACTGCACGCCGTTCCTTAAACATGTACTCATTTAGTCTTCGCAACCCCGAATCATGGCCTAGTCTGCTATCTTGGCCATGGTAATTACGCCAAAAAATGTACCGATTAAAAAACCGATCAAAATACCAAGAATAAACACTGGATTAGTCTTTCTGTGCCAGCCAACTCTGTGCCGAATTTCGGTTCTGATAAACGGCGAAGACCACACCATCGCCCTCATATGCGGCTACGGCTTCCTGTAGTGACCCGGCAGGGGCGTTGTGAGTCTCGATTTCCCCTTTGGGGTTGCGGCTAACGAAGGTGAAGACGAATTGCTTGGCCATTTACTTTTTCTCCTGCGTCGATTTTACGGGTTCTGCTTTAGGTACAGCAACCCATTCATAACCAGGACCAAGTTTCCACTTAGTTTGATCGACGGTTTTCATAACTTCGCTGATCGCCGTCGCATATTCATCGGCAGCCTTGATGTAGTTCTTGCCTTCTTCGGTACCCTTAATTTTGTTTGTGGCTGCATCGACGGCAGCGTTAGCTTTTCTTTGGTCTGCCAATGCGGCTTGATATTCAGCCCACACGGGAAGTGCTTGTACCTTGCTTAATGCAGGGTCAACCTTGTCGCGCTGCGTGTAGAGTTCTAGTTTCTTTTCCGCGCTTAATGGAGCGGGGGTTGAAGCAATGGCTTTATTGGTTGGTAACTCTAAGTTTTGAGCAAACAAAGAAATGGCGAACAGGAGAAACGGTATTAATTTTCGCATTCAGAAATCCTAATTGATGTTAAATTTTATTGCAACTAAGCGGGACATTCTCTCGTCGGTCCTAGGTGTTGTTCAAGTTTGTATCCGCACTGCTTACATGGCGGAGGATTTGTGGCCGATTGCTTTACCTGTTGGTCGAGTTGGCAAAGCTTACATTGCGGGTCTTTGGAGGTTCGATGATTGGTTCGATGCCAGCGAGTATAGTTCCACGTCTGTTCTTCGGTGGAAATCTCAAACTCGCTATTGACTGCATTGATAGCAGTCCCACGCAAACTCTGCGCGTTCCATGAAGAAACTTCATCTTGCGTAGCTGGTCGGACAAATCCTTCTTGGTCAGACATACATTAAATGTAGTCGGCTAGGCATGATTCATGGGGCTAGAAAACCAGAGGGAACATCTTGAGCCTGTCGCGGACTCTCTCCGCGCACCACTTACCTAACCGAGAAATAAGTATAGAACAGCGTGCAGAAACAAGCAACTACCAAGAAACAATGAGTCCGTTTGAGGAACCGCCCGCTCCTATCTGTGAATCTCCCGCTTCGTTGCCGCCCCCTCCGCCATCCCAGCCATATTCCGGTTCGCAATAAATAACCGCTTGCTTAGCTATGGCCTCCGTCATCGCGTTACCCATACTAACCGATAGACCTAGCAACCACGGGATGTTCGGCGTACCGCCTGTGTTGATTAATCCTTCGTTGCCCAACGTTTCTTCATCGTACCCAGTGAATCCCGTGTGCCACCAAATTACATCGGCGGTTGAGTTACCGAAGTCGGTAGTAATCGTCCCGGCTTGCAGCGGCGCAACTACTACTTGAATAATTGTTGGAGACGTGCTGCCCGCGTAAGTCGAATCTCCCGAATAAACCGCATAAACGGAATGACTACCAACCGCCAAGATGCTAGTTTGATAAGACGCCGTAGCCATTCCCGCACCATTAGCAATCGCGGGTACCGTTGCTACATTTGATCCATCTACGTTGAATGTAACCGTCCCCGATGGTGATGGTGTTCCTGCGCCACTAATTCCAACGCTAAAAACTACATTAATCCCGAATGCAGATGGATTTGGGTTGCTAGTTATCCCGGTCGTGGTTGGGATGAGAGTTGGTGTACTATCTTGAGCGAAGATGCCGCTAGCATCCATTGACGAAGAAGTGCTTCCCCTCGTAAATGTTGGCTGTTGCGTCCCAGAAGAAGATATGTACGCACTTCCGGATTGAAGAGTAAGCCCGCCGCCACCACCATAATTTGTCTGATCTAGCGTCCAACCATTCGTTATCGTAAACGCTGTGGTTGTAGCATCGGCGGCAGTACATCCTGAAAAATAAACGGTTGTTCCAGAAGATGGTCCAGCCATCGCCGCGAGGGTGGCGTTAGTAGCGGTCGTGGCAGTTTCAAACGCATGAGTGCTGTGTGAATTACCGCCGTTAATCCCGCCTTGGTTGACATATTGTAGATTGATACCGCTAGTTTCAAAGACGCCAACGTAATAGACTTTATTGGAGCCAATATGGGTGCTTGTGAAGGTAACACTAGAACAAGTCTGCGTAGTTTGGCATAACCAAAATCCACCATTGGAGTTCCCTGCCGTAGTTACGCCTATATTTGTAAACGATTCCCCTTGATCCGTAACCAATGTCCATTGGCGAGGAAAATCAGCAGTTATATAAAGTACAAGCCAATTACCCGAAGTAGAAGACGTGGATAACGACACTACCGGATTTACCGTACCCGCCGAACTGTGCAGGTATGTTGTATTAACTATTGTTGCCATTTTTGATTATTTTTTAGGCTGCGTCATTTTATTGAGTAAGGTTTCTCGCAGGACTAATAGCCTTAAACGCTATTAGTGACCGCCTAGTTTGCTCCTATTTTGGCGGCAACCCTCGCAGCCTAAACCCTTATCCTGAATATCCGCTAGTAGCGCTTACTGGTCCTGCATCGGCGGTTGGATCGACGGAACCCGGGGCTGGATTGGAAACACTGCCGAATCCACGATTGGCTGAACGACCTACGGTATTGCCGCTACCCATAGCAGAAAATGTAGGAGCGTGGATTACAGACGAAGAATGAGACGGTCCGCGCATTGGTAGGCGTCCTGCAATCGGTCCTGGATTTGAGGACCAGTTGTGGGGCGAATCCAGTGGTTCCAAACCTTTGGGATTGTCATTAGCTAAATCCGTCATTTGGCGATATGGTTCGCACATATTATTTGCCTCCGACAATCTTAACCGCGTGCTGTTCGGGGCCACGGTTACCATACTGAAATTCATTGGCATTGCTATCAGTATTCTGGTTAACAACTCCGAATTTCTGGTCTTCCTCTGCGGCTTCGTGAACAATGTCATTAAAACGTGCATCTGCTCCCATCGCCCAATTTCCTGCTCTAGCCACATAATCTGAATATTCTGCTGCGGCGTTGCCCTGTCCCCCCTTGGCTGCGCGTTGTTCTTTTATGTCCATCGTTATTCTCCTAGTGAAGCTAATCTCTTCGCCAGTTCCGGCGTTATTTCCGATTCTTTCGGTGCGGCCTCTGCTTCCTTGGCCGCTTTCTGCTTGCTTCTGCGCTCCTTGACTGATGCGGCCCTTTGTTCCTTGCGGGCTTTATCTATGTCTAGGATGTATTTTACGCTCATCTCTAGAATACGTGGGGTAGACTGAAGTTTTCCCGAAACTACATCTCTAGCATATTGCTCGGCAAATGTAACTGCTCCGCCACGTTGCTGATTGACTGCGCGGGCGTTATGTATTCCAACTACTTTAGTTTCACTCATTTCCGTTCAACGATACCATCCTTGCAGAAATAATTGTTTGGGCCAGAAAAGAAACGGCTCGGGTGATCGTAGGAAAACAACTTGCGAGTGGCTGGGATGTTGGGATTGTGTCGAATACTTCCCGACTCGAATTCTTTCTGTCCTTGCTCGCACCCCGTATCGCCACACGATGCTACCGAATCCCCGAAACGATTGTCTGAGCAATTCATTGGCTTGCCGCATTGTCCGCAGTGGAGTTGACCGTTTATATAGGTTGGATTCTTCACTTAATAACACAACCAGTAGATTGACAATTAACAGTAGTAGGCGGAGAGCTAAGCTGAGCGTAGCTATAATCTCCCGATGTGGCAACTACCGCTCCCGTTCTTCCGAATACCGACGTAACCGCCCCTGCTGCTACTAGTGGGGCATATGCGCCGCCATTATAGGAAACGTACATTTGATAAGTAGTCCCCGATCCGACTGGACAAAGCATGGCTAGTCCGGTTTGTCCTGCGGGACAATTTGCCACGGTGGGAGCAATGGGACCGGAGCCAAGCGCCCCATAGGACTGTGCATGTAATAAACTCACAATTCCAGCCGCAAGAAGAATGCAAATACCAACAAAATACATTCCATGGTTTTTCATTTTTATCTCCTTTTTAATGAATTGCAATATTTACCCCGACCCCTATGTTAGCTCCAAATCCTGCCCCTAGCGGCGTAAAACTATACACATACGATACTTCAGAACTATCGGTGAGTCCGCTAGCTCCCGCCACAATATTTAGGGTTTCCCCCGGATAGGCGACGGAAATTGTAGTTGTGTATTGGGTTCCCGTGGTACATCCCGTACCAAGCCCATTTGTGACGGGAACTGTTGATCCCGTGGCATAACACATGACCGTAGTGCCTGAGTTCGGATTGGTACACGTCACCGTTTGCGTCTGTGAATACAGCCCGGTTCCCGGGGAACAAGACGGAGCCGTAGCTGGAATACCACCCGTGTCTAGCGGGTGCGGATAAGTGTAGGGTGTGTACCAGGAAGTCCATGTGTTCGTCGCCGTGCAGACGTAGAGCGTACTGTTTGCCGTGTCCCACCATCCGACGCCGGGAGCACCGCTGTTGTAGAGCGTCGGCGTCGCGCTGTTTGGGGTACAAGAATCAAATCCGCTGGTGGGAGAACTCACGGGAGCGCGGCTCGTCTGATTGATTCCGACCGTGATATTGCAGCCCGAAGAGGCGGTGCAGTTCGATCCGGTTTCGCAGCCTGTGCCGTATTGCTGATAGAAATCCCGGTTGTCTACTTCCGTATTGGTGCTATCAACACCTACACAGGCACCGCCGCTGTAGCTATTTGTATTATTCCAAATGTAACTAGGGTCTATCGCCTCACGCGGCCATGTCACCGTTCCGGTCGCGCTATCTTTCCGGTTGCCTCCGCCAAATGTTCCAGTAATTAGATCGCCTTGACCTTTCCCTGGTTGGTCGTAGCAGGCCCAGCCGGTCGAGTTCGTGTTCTGATCCCATAGGCTTGGTGTATACCATGCCACGCCGGAATTCGAGCCAGTGAGTCCAGTAAGCGTACAACTTGTGGCGCTGGAGCAAGAGGCGATTGGATAAGAGGTTCCGTTGAATACCATATTCGGAGAGGATACGCTCGGCCAACCTGTATAGAATTGCACTCCGCCTTCTCCAGAAACCCACGTCACCGCCGTACCGCTGTTGTTCGCGGTGCCACTCGCACCTTGACCGCACAGCCCGAGAGGTTCACTGACTGCGAGGTTCTGGATGTTTGTCCGATCAATCTGCGGGGTAAAGATCGTCTTCCAAGAACCTACATTTCCCCAAACTAGGCCGCTGCCTGACCGGACGCCTTGCAGCACTCCGGGGCTATTTGAACCTGTTGGCGTGCTCGTATTGTTATAAGTCTCAGTTGTTCGGCATCCTCGATTGTCTGAAGCCCCCTCATGTGCCTGAATACCGTTGCTGGGACTTTGGAAGGTGTTATAGCGGAAGACTTCGCGTGCTCCGTCGTTGCAATCGTTGACGTATACGCCAAAAGAGATTTGATCGGGAGGAAAACTGTTGTTCTCCACGAAAAACGCCTGACTCGATCCCCAGTTAGATGCAGCGGCCCACGACCCGTTGCCTTGTCCGTTGGTGGCATTGCTCCAGGTTCCACCGTTCGACATATTCAACCAGTTTGCATCAGCCAGAAACAAGTCAACGAGGTTATGATCCGCGACTCCAAACGGCCCCCAGCCGTAGACCTGTATCCAGTGTCCTGCATATCCATAGAAGTGATTGTGGTCGATGCGGAGCAGGCACGTTCCATCGTTACACTCAAAGAGAAACTGCCCGTCTGTGCCCTTGTTGGTGTTGCTGTTCGGGAAGATATACTCGATACCGGTCCAGCGGAAAGTTTTGTTAGACGCGATTGTTGCTATGAACATTCTGTTGCCACCGGACGTTCCATCCGTAATGATCGTCAGGTCTGTACCTTGCGTCGTGGTGCAGGCCGAACCCGGCGCGAAGGTGCAACTGCTTGATGGGATCACGGCTCCCGCGCCCTGAAAGGTCAACGTTTTATTGGGCGAAAAAGTCCACTGACTTGACCATGTAGCTGATCCAGCCGGGATTGAAATAATATCCCCATCAAGCGGACTCACCTGTTCCAAGGTGTAACACGCCTGCACGTCAGTTTCGGCCACAGATGCAGCCGTGTACGTTTGGCCCGCTTGAGTACAGGCGGCCCATGCCGAAACTGGGAGGGCAAACAGTAACAGAACGAGAAAATGTTTCATTTCAGTACCATCGCCATAGAGTTCCATGTACCTGTACCATTGCTGATCGTCATATTCATAGCTGTAGAACTTCCTGAAGCACTAAGAATCATCTCGGTGCCTTGGGCGCATGGACAGCTACCAGCGGAATTGCTGGAGATTGGTCCCATCGTGGTATTCGACCAAGGAGAGTTGGCTGACCCCCCACTGTTTAACCCCGCCGAGGCGTAAACTGCGGCAAACTCCAATTCTCCCGCTACCGATGCCGTAATGCTCGGAGTGTTGACCGTAGTCCCGCTAGAGCCATTGCCAGCCACGTCCGTATCGAACGTCCACGTGCCGCTGGAACGGTGAAATTCTTCGCAGCCAATTGCACTGGCGAAGGTAATTGTTCCGCTCGCTGTCATTGTGATTGTTTTAGTCGCGTTGGATGGGGCATTCAAAAGGTAGAACAAGAAAACAGGGACCGAGCTTGACTGCACGTTAGAAGGGGAATGCGCCGACTGCGTATAGGCATTGCTATTGCTATCTAAAACACTTGTGACCGTCAGCGAAGATGGATAGAGGTAGACTAGACAAATGACTGCATTCCCGGTTGCTGGATTTGAAGTTAGAGTGACGGTAGCCGTGGTGCCGCTGCTTACGATGGTTCCCAACGCACCCTGAATATCGGTGAAGGTTGGTTCGCTCGAACTAGTACTTCCTATTGCCGCCTTGCCACCAATTACTGCCTTCCCGCCAATTACCGCTTGTCCTTCGAGCGCAAGCACGGCGGCGAGGATCAGTCCGAGATGTAGCCAGATGAGTTTCATTTAATAATTTCTTCTCGTTGGACCGTTGCTGCGTTCAATAACCACCATGCTATCGTAACAATGGAATGATCGGGTAGTGTCCCATTTAAGCAATGGCATCAGTCGATCCATAAATTTACAGTGATCCTTATAATCGTGTAAATCTTCAATCATGTAGACGCCATTCTTTGGCAATTTTGGATAAAGAAAATTAAAGGTGCGCAAAATCGCATCTTGGTTATGTCCACCGTCATCCAAAACACAATCTGGCGGACCACATTCGTTGACTACTGTGCCTAGAAATATTTCATCTTCTTGGCGACCAATGCGAATTCTAATCTGGTGGCAATGTTCCGCTCGGTCTTGATTGCTATCTATACCGACAAGTTGAGAATCAGGACCAAAATAATTTCTCCATCCACGAAGATCGTTTAGGCTGACCCCAATCTCATAGAAGGTTACTGGCTGATACACAAATTTTGAGAAGTGGCGTTCGTATACCGGGACATAGACACTATGCCCGTTATGCTTTTGGTCCGAATTGCCTTGCCAATCTTGCCATAGACTCAAGTTAGTTAGCCTTTTTTGTTAGCGTTAATTGCGCTGCGATAATGGCGTTTGTGTAATGCTTAGCCGCGAACATTCTTGTTTCTTCTGCTCGCTGTGCTATCCCGCCTTCGATTTCATATCCTCCCGTGTAATCGAAATTACACTTTATATTACGATCCATCTTTAACCGTTCACGAACTTCTTTGTTGAAGAACGAAAAACTGTCATCTGTCCACGGTGGCCATTCATATAAATAGTCGGCTATACCTCCGGCACTAGACCAATACGGAATTCTAACTAAGGCCGTTCCGCCAACAGTTAAGATTCGATAGAGTTCTTCAAAAAATTTGGGGCGACTCTTCCCTGGGATAAACTCTAAGAGTTTGGTAATTACTACCGACTCCACGCTTTCGTCTGTCCATTTCCACGGATAGCGGCGAGTGTTGTCTACAGTTAATTCTAGTTTCTCGATTAGCTTTTTCTGTTTCTTCAACTACCACACCATCCCAGTATTAACGTCTAAATGCCCACATTTTGCCCGCGTATCACAGGCACACTTAAAGCCAAATTTTGCGGCGTTGGAAAAAAAGTATAGGTCTTGGGTTGCTGCCCCAGTTCTCTCTTGTAAGGTTTTAAAGTATGGCTTGTCCATGTCTTTCAATTTCTTTTTAAATGAAGAAATTTTCCAAAGATTACAACCCATACCCAGCCCATTGCATGGTTGAACTTGATTCATTAGCGGGGCTTGTGGAATGAAATTCATCGGCTTTTCGTTAACGTTTCCGTATATCATGGGCTGACTAAAGCAATCACTTGTAGAGTTGGATTTCGTCCAATAAAGTGCCCCAACACAATCAAAATCTTTTATGCTTTCGTATAACTTTAATAGTGTATCTGATTCTGGGACATTATCTTCCTCGCAAGTAAAAATATAGCCCCACTTGCTCAATTCGGGGTGATCTAGCACCATTTCAAAAGCTTTTTGGTAGGCAACCCCAACTTCTTCGTTTTCGATAAACATGGGACCAAAGAATTTTTGGTTCATTGGCTTTTGAAGAGACAACCAAGAACTTACAACTCTTGGTTTTATGCTGCCGCGAGTAGGTGTTATCCAAACCGTAGATAGATCGCGATAGCTCTGTCCTCTGTGTAGGCGAGAGATGGAACTCTCTAGGTTTTGGTTATTCCACCCATAATCTATTTGTAGAGATTTCTTAAACTTTCTCAAGCCTAAGCACCAACCAACGCGAAATACGGCTGTGCCGCAGCTACAGAGCCGACCGTAGTCAAAGACGCCGTAGCGGTCAAAGTAATCGCCGCAGGTACAGCCCCGGTTGAATAAATTCCGTTCATAAAAATTCCTGGGACGGATAATGTGCTTACCTGAGAGCCGAGATAGTTGAATGCTGGGACGGAATTTGTATTGGCGCTAATCGTACTATTGGCTGCCGCCCCGGTACCCATGGTTACCGCTACAGTGCTTGTATTCAGCGTTACGGCTGAAGATTTCATACTTACGCTAGACACAATATTAGAATTGGCGCTAGCTCCTATTAAACTGAAACTCTCAGATACGCTTGCTCCTGTAACGGATACGGATAGAGCAGAGTTGAAAGAAGATGCCAACGAAGACGATGCGCTGATTGTAAACGCCGTAAAATCCCCGGCAGTAGAAAGAGCCAAAAATGCCGCCCCGTAAGAACTTACAGAAATGGTTCCCGTACCGACCGTCATCGCCGCACTCCCAGTTGCAAGACTAACGGCAGACGTAGCTTGTGTAGTTACAGTCTGCGCTGCTGCGGGAACGTTATTGTTCGCTCCGAATATAGAAATGCTTGCATTGGCCGAGCCAGAGAACGACATCAGGTTACCGAAAACGTAATCCCCGGGAGCTAGTTCACTAGAAGCAAACGTCATTGGGAAGATAACCCCACCTGCCTGAGTCCAGCCCGGAACAATGTTACTGAAGTTAGTAAGCGCCCCACTAGTTACGCTAGTTCCGACAAACGTTACGCCCTGCGATGTGCTGTAAAGGGAAGCTAGTTTGGTTGAGTTGGAGAATGTATAAACAACTAGCGTTCTAGCAAACGAACCATAGCTCCCCGTCGAGGATGCAGCCGTAGCCATGGCCATTGATAACGCCATGTCGCATTCTGACAAGTTCATCGGCCCGGGAATATACATACGATTCAGAAACAAACTGCTTCCGAACGCCATCGCTACGCCTGACGTAGTAGAAGCCGAGACTAGGGGTATCCCAACCTGCTGTAGTGGGCTGTTCTGCGTAAACGATAATTGTGTTGGGGCGTATGCCATTAATTATTCCTTTAGAACAGCCAATACTGGGTTCCGTCAAATTTTAACGTAATTGCCTGATTTTGACCTAGTGCGGTTGTTGTTCCCGAGTCAATCTTGACGGTACCCCCAGCAGACACAGTGCAAGTCGCTGCGTTTATATTCTTTACGTGGAATGTCTTCCCCGTGGGAATGCTAGACGATGGCAGGGTTACGGTAAACGCTGTAGATGCCGCGTTGCACAGAATTGTAGAATCGCTTATGCTTGCGCTGTAGGTCGTTGTCTGCGTATTCAGCGAATCTAGTTCAACAGGGAAGAACGATCCATTGTTGTCGGAACATAGGATTTGATGATAGGTAGAATCTGCATAGCAAATATCATAAGCAGACTTTGCCGATGCCGCCGTTCCTTCACCTAAGCAAGCCGAACCACCCGTTCCCGAAGTACAAGAACCTCCGTCAATAGCTAGCGAGGTTGCTAGGGTGGCGTTGCCTTGATAATCAACCGCGAACTCAGAAGTCGTGCTAGATTGTAGGTCGATTAACTTACTCGCTGCTCCTTCTGCGGTTGTCGTGATATTTTCAAAAATACCAGCATCTACTACGCCCGTGGTATTCCATGTCCCGGTGATGTTTAAGAATGGCGTCGTATTGGCGGCCCCAACGGTCCCCGCAGCAATTTCAAACTGTCCCGGAGCGCCTGCCGTGCCAGTTCCACCCGCGCTTCCGAGGGTAAATACTGCATTCCCGCCTCGACCAGTAGTGCTTCCTGCTGTTGCCGATCCACCCGTACCCGTTGTAACTAGGAAATCAGTTCCCACTCCGCCCGTCCCTGAAGTAGCTCCACCCGCTCCGCCCGCGCCTCCTGTGATCGTGAACGTCCCTGCGGCTCCGCCGTTTCCTGTAGCTCCGCCCGCTGCACCCGCTCCTATAGTTGTTGTGAAGGCTCCACCTGCTCCGCCGGTATTCGCAGAACCATTTGCTACCGACCCTGCTCCCGTAAGCAGCGTAATTGGCGCTCCGACATATCCCGCGTGAGACGATGCGGCTCCTCCTGCTGCTGCCGCCGTTATGTTGATAAGTGGCGGAGCATTGGCTGCCGCTGGCCCTGCCGCACCTTGCGTAAGTTGTAATACGGCAGCAGTAGTGGTTGTAAGCGTGGTTAACTGTAAATCAACATCACTTGTACCAGTAGCCGCCGTGGTTTCCCCAAAAGTTACACAAGCCTGAGTATTTGAAGTTTGAGCACAGTTAAGCGTTAATGGGTTATTGCCGTCTGCGAGTGTGGCGATTGATCCCGTAGCGCTTATTACGCTGCTAATCGGTATGGTTCCTGTATTAATTACTCCGCCCGCCCCGACAGCAAATTCCTTGGTTCCACCACTAAGTGTTCCGTTGGTTATGATTGAAGCTACATACAGCCTAAATAAGTCTCCCGTTCCTGAAACGCTATTCCCAACCAGCCCAATGCACCCCGTAGACGTACCCGCACAATTAGCAATCAAGCCAATACTAGTATTGTTGTTTGTCGAGTTGGTGTCTTGGATGGTGATGTACGAGGTAAGAGAAGAAGTCTCGACTCCGTTAAATGTATAGTTATCGCCTGCCGCAGATTCGGACCTAGAAACCTGATTAGCTGAACCCGTAACCGCATCAAGAGAGGGGCTGCTGCCCGCAGCAGTCAAGGTGCTAGCCGTATTCATATCAATCAATGGCAACGTGGTACTTAAGGCTTGCGATGTTCCGTCACCCAAGATAAAGGTGCCCGACACTGCGACAACGGTTCCAACCGTTGCTCCTTGACTATTAGTACAAGAAGAAGTACCCGTGCTATCTGTAACTTGACCCGCCGTAGAACCCGCGCACACGGTATCTCCAACCGTAACAGCCCCAGAGGCATTAATTGGGGTTTGGCTAGGAGGGGAAAGGACAATATCTGTATTGCTGTTAACTGTCTCGATAACCCCTAACCAATTCTGTGGGCTAGCACCGCAGTTCTTTACGGTCATTGCCGTGGTAGATGAGATACAAGCCAAATCCCACTGAGTAGAGGTAGCGGCCTTGATATACTGCTTTGCGAAGCCAAGAATACCCTGCAATCCCTGCGTAGCTCCCGTGCTAGCACCAGCTTCGATCATTACACTACCGGCAGACGAACTAGCATTGGTTGCAGCATTCGACCCACCAATGATGAATACTGGGCCACCTGCGGATGATGCTCCACCTGCTCCAGTTTCGTTGGCTCCGCGAAGCGTTAATCCACCAAGGGCAGAGTTGGCCGAAGCGTCTTTGCCGCCCATAATTGTAAGCAGTTGTGTAGTGGTAGCATCGCTCAGTAAGTTGCTTGATTCAAGAAGATCAGAAACAACGCTATTTCCGTTTGAATCAAACTTCATAAGAGCGTTAGTTGTCGGACTACCCGTAGACAACTGAAGCAAGGCACCATTTCCCTGTTCTCCCGTTACCCCGGAAATAGACAATGTATTCGTAGACAAGCTTAATGGAGCGCTGATTGTAGCCGTCAAATCGCTGAATGCGGGTTGGGCACAAGTAAACACTCCTGCCGTGGATAAAACGTCCATCCATTGATGAGATGCGCATGTTTTAGCTACGGAAGTTGTTCCTACGGTGGCAGCATTGCCGATTTCGTGTACTCTTAGGTCGGTAGAGTCGAACCAAATCAAGGTACCCGAAGCTGGGGCGCTAGGAGCAGCACTAGATGGTAGAGAGATTTCCCCAGTCCCGGGTACCGATGCCGAACCGGATGCAAACCCATTAGCAAACAGATTTCCCGTGGCGGCACATGATCCTCCACTAGAAACATCAACTTGCCCTGCTGCACCACGGCATAGTCCCGTATCGGCCACGTTGCCCGAAGTGGTCCAAATTATGCTTCCGCCAAGATATTCATTTCTCCAGCGAAGAGACGCCGAACCAAGATCAATAGCATTATCTGATCCCGGTATTAGCGACGAGTTTACGGCCACGGCAGACAAATTGCTTAAGGCTTGATTGGCTCCCGATGCACCTGAGTTCAATTGTTGTACCCAAGTGTTCCCCGAGTAGCATTCGTTAATGCTTTGTCCGTGGGTTTGGTCGGTAGCGAAATATAAATCTCCCGGAGTACAGGTTGCAGGAATGGCCGCTATCAGGCCCGTCTGTATCGACCCTGTATGTGCTGCGCCACGGAAGTTTATGGTTCCCGTGGCGGTAATATTGGCAACATCTAGCGTTCCGCTTTTGTCACCTTGGGTTCCGTTGCCAACGTCGATCACGCCTGCCGAGTCGCGAGATATCCCGGTATCGCTTGCTCCAACTTGAAACAAGCTTGCCAAGACACCGTTGCCAAATCTAGAAACAAAGTTTGTTGCAGTAGAAATTTCGGCAATTGTTCCGTTGTTGTCGTCGAAGTGATACATCGCCACTTGATTGTCGGTCCCCGTATTGTCGGTGGTGATGTTGTTTCTTATCACCGTATTTCCATTGCCTTGTGCCTGCAAAGAGAATCCAATCACATTGATATCGGCGGTGGTGAAATTCGCGCTAATTTCTATTCCATTTTGAGCACACTGCGGAGAATCGTTGCTTGCCCCGCAATAACCGTTAATTATGTTGATGTCATGTGCCGCCGCCTGAGAACCAATCAGGATTCCATCAATGGCACCGGCTAGGTAATTTGTGTCGATGTTAATACCTTGCGAATCAATTACCATGGCCGCGTTTGCATATTCGATAGCCGTGGCCGTGCCCGACCCACCTGAAGTGGCCCCGTGAGTTACGGTACCCTCAAACTGATTGCCATTCAGTCCCGTAAGGATGATTACAACTTCAAGTCCATTTAGGAAAGTATCTGCCCCCGTGAATCCCGACAGCGTTACGGGCTGACCGACAGTATAGTTATTCGTGGCGGTAAACGTTGCCGTATTGCTGCCGTTGATGGAATAGGCCGTGATCGCGGCTTGATCGTTGGTGTTGGTACACCCTCCTGCTGCTTCGTTGAAGGTTGCTCCACGGAATCCGCGCAACGCTCCAGCCTTTTGAATCCATGCGTAGCCGTGACCGCCACAACCCGTAATGAACGCCCCGGAAGTATCTTCTTGACTATCGACCGGACCCCAATTCTGCGCATGGTTGGTGCGAATTGTGTATCCCCACGCAACGTTTTGAAAGCCTATGTGATCTGTTCCACCGCGTTCTTCGCCAAACTTGTTTTCCCATCCAATAATGCCTTCATAAGTTGATCCATCGAGTGCTACGTTTTGAAGGTAGCAACCATAACAAACTGATGAGGCAGAATTCGATTTAACATACGGCACACTAGAGCCATTAAACAAATCTCCATTGGCGAATCCAAGAATTGGGGTTGGGAGATAAAACGTTCCACATCCAGAAGCGCAATTTAGGCTAGCATTTGTTACCGCATCGGGGACTGCTGCTGTACAGGTAAACGAAGTCGCACCAACCGCCGTGATTCCGCAGGCAAAGTCATTAATGGTAGCCGATGCCCCGGATATCCAACCCATTACACCATTGTTTACGTCTTGAGTTGAGATGGCTGATCCTGAATTTGGAGCGCAACTAGCAGCGTTCCCGCACGATGTTGCAGTCGAAGGGGTTACATTGATGGTACAGACGTGCTTAATGGTTCCTGATGTTGTACACCCCGATACCGTTATGCTTGGGTATGAACGTTGCGGTACACCTTCTGTGCAAGAAGCAAACGGGGTTCCCGCCCCTGTACACATGCTGAAAGTAGTACCGTAAGCACCATCGGAACGCTTGGTAGTACCGCGTACCAAGACACGTTCAGGAATAAGAATTGCAGGCGTCCCGGGCAGTTGACCGCTAGGATTAACCCCCGTCGTAGAACCATCCCCGAAAGAATAGTTGGTTGTTTGGCTTGTGGAACACGGGGTAGCCGCACATGGACCGTCAATGTAAAACTGAGCACTCCCTAGCCAAAGTTCTCCACCTGAACCATTTAGTGCAGATAAAGCTTGAGTAATGTTTGCGGGCTTTACTAATTGCTTGCCATAGAAACCGCGAGCATCAATGATTGTAGACGTACCCGAAGCAGCAGAAGCGGCAGCGGTGATTGCTGAAAATGCATCACCTGTCGTACAGTGCCCGACCCCGCCTGAAGTGCTATAAGAGTTGCTCGTACAAAAAGCGGTTGCATCGTAGAACTTCGGGCTGACCGCAGCGTAGGTATTGCTCCCGCTAGTGTTGTTTAAATCTAGACCTTGAGTTCCTGAAGGTAGGCTCCCGCCTGAACCGCAATCTGCTGCTGTAATATGCAGGTTTCCACTTGCATCAGTATCTACGCAACGAGAAGCTGTGGTTGCCCCTGTCCACGTAGCAAACTGAGTCGTATTTCCTGTTACGGTTCCTGTTGATGGATTGGCCCCTGCCCCACCGCCAATTAGAGGCAGATTTAACGTAAACGTTGGAACGGTAGGAACCCCCGCTCCAGTGGTATTCGATATAAGCCCTGTAGCCAGACCTGATAGCGATGTTCCGTTAAGACCCGTGTTGGTCATCACCCCGGCGTTGGTTATCGAAGAATCACCACTAAGTGCGACACATTTAGCGAGGTTAGAACCGTTACCTACAACCAAAAACGCAGAAGTACAAGCAGCGGCAATGGCTTGTGAACTACCGTTGGTAGCAAGAAAAGTTGCAGAAGCAGGAACGGCGGCACCATTGATTCCAGTATTGGTCCATACCCCTCCCGCCGTAACTGAAGCATCTTGTGAAATCGCCTGCGCTACGGGAAGATTACCAGCGCTTCCAATGTAAATATCTGTATTTGGCAACGCTGCGGCTACAGGTTGGTTGCTACTATTGGTCCCCACGATTAGGGCAGAAGCAGGGAACGTTCCGCCATTGGCTTCGTTGGCGTTAACTACTCCTGTACCAGAAAATGTAAGCGTTCCCCCTGTTGGGACCGTGCTAGTTCCACCGAGAGAAAGAATGCTGGTGCTGCTTCCAGTCAGGGTCGTTGTTCCGTTGGTTGTCCACTGCGTAATACCACCAAACACCGTAGCGTTATTCCACTGTATTTGTCCGTTTGAACCACCCGGGTTTGACCCTGCCCCACCGCAAGCTCCGCCTGAGTCTTGAATCGTATTAGAATTTAAAAACGATACGCAGTGCCCCGCAGTAACCGCCCCATTAACCGATACGGTACCTCCACCAGAAATTTGGGCTAGAGCAGCGCACTGAAGCAGCAGCAGAACACAAACTACATTTAATGTACGTTTTACCATTATCCGGCAACCCTACCCGGTGCCCATGAAACCGAATACTCAACAAATACCTGACAAACTTGCTGAGCGTTGCAATTCAAGGTTAGATCGAATCCTGCCCCGCTAGACGTATTGCGGGTAGTCTCAAATAAGAATCCGGGCGGGCTAGCGCGTTCTGTCCAGTTTCCCGTACCGCCCGCCGATGGAATCAAGAACGGACCAGCAATATTAGAAAAGTTGGAGTCCTGCCACGTAACAAGCACCGGATTGCTAACATTTTGATTCTGAACGTTGTAACTGTGAATACGAACTACGGCTCCGCGCTGTTGGCCGTGGACAGGTCCAGTCTTGTAGGGGTTTGTAACTATCGTAGACGAGTTACTTGAGTTGATCGTAACGTTCGCCGTTTGGATGAAAGGAGCCATAATTACCTCACTACATCAATTGGTTTGACGATTGGAGCCATGGCTCATCGTTTGGTGCGTTGTCCTCTTTTTCATAATCGCGCTGGATAGTTAAAGTTAGCAGGCTTACCGCAAGCATTAACTTCCCGAACTTTTCTTCCACGTTGCCGCGAAACTCATCGGTCCCCGCCTGTAGGGCCGGTAGCCTAAATCCTTCGTCGAACACGGTTAATCTTTTGAGGACTTCCCAGCAGTCATCAATTCGCATTCCCATCCATGCCGCGTTATAGGCTTGTTGGGCGATTTCTTTCTGTTCCTTGGTTAGCTCGCGATCCTTGGCCCACTTTTCAAAACTGCCGACGCGACTGATCTGCAACTTTGCCAGCCGCCTAAATCTTTCGAGGCGATCATCCGTGGGAAGTGCTTCAGCTATAACGGTTTCTAGTATTTTTGTCATTAGTTAACGATCCATTCCGACATAAGGTTCGACACGGGAAGCAAAATACTCGACTGGGCTTCGGAATCATAGAAATGCGTGCGGCAGTGATTGTCTTTGAATGATGGGAACGGGCACCCCTTGGTGCTGCATCTCCCGTCAATCACGATTTCCACGCGCCGCTCTGGCTTGAACTGGCTGCGGAAGGAACATAAGCCGGAATGGCCGAATGGGCGTTTGCAGGGACACGGGGGCAACTTCATCTTGCCGACTGATCGCCGGATAGATTCTGCGCAAAGGTTAAATTCAACGGAAGCGTCGGCAAAGGTGTTTCCAGGTATGGAAACAAAGGCTCTTATTGCCGAACGTTGAGCATCGGTGAGTGCGTGCGCGATATAACTACCTCGCACGTAATATTAAAGGTTATAGGGGAAAACTTACTAGGCAGTACGGCCTTGATAGAATCCAGCGCGGGATTTTAAAACGTGGTCGTCGTGGAAGTGTTCTTGCAGTTCTTCTAGGGAGAGAAAAGGACGCCCGCCGTCAGGGCACAAATGGCAAAACGCTTTATAGGGCGGCGGGATTATAAATTCAGTTTTTGGTTCTTCGCTCACGCGGCTTCTTCGTCTTCTTTGGCCTTCTTGATTTTTACCTTGACCTTGATATCTTCGGGAACAAGGTCAATCGTTATTCCGTTGTGCTCGTAGTGCTCTCTCTTGTACTTGGTCATCAGGGCAAGTATTGCCGCCTTCTGCTCTACTTCCTCGACTAGTAGCGCTTGGCGTTGGTCGCGAGTTTCGGCATATTCTTCGGCTGCCGCCTCTAGTTCCTAAATAGCCGCATCTTCGGTACCAGGTAAACGATCTTGCTTAGGCTTTGACTTCGACATTTTGTGTAACCTCCTGCTCGCAAATTAGTTCTTCGTCTTGGTCTACTGTTGGGTCGATAGACCTGATCCAATCCGCAAGTTTTTCCATGGTCCACGGCTCAGCATCGGGAAAACCGTGCAATTGTAATCCCATTGGACCAAGCCTATCTTTACAAACATGTTCATTGAATAGGTGGGTAATCACGGTTGCAACTTGCCATATGCACCGTCTGTCTAGATTACAACTGCACGGCGAAACCGCTTCCCGTAAAAGCCATGGATATAAATTCTCGGCAGCTTTTCGTTGTTACGCTCGGCCCTTCTATCATCCCCAGCGCACAGCCAACGCCAACCCCGTAGTGCCGCAAGAATGGTTCCGCTTGCATCAACTTGCTATTCAGCAACATCTTTTCGTGTGCTCGCATTACTTTCCTCTCGTCGCAAAATAAATTCCGATTATCCAAAGTACGACATACGCCAATATGTCTAGGTGTATGCCATAGTCGGATAGCCGCTTGTTCACTTCTTCTCCGTAGTTGCGCCATTGTTCTCTCTCCTTGGAAATTAGATGCTAGGACACAGCTAAAGGATTGTCAAGATTTTTTTCTTTACGGAAGTCCTTAGCGTTCGGGCAACTACTCCAGTGAGCAATCAACGTACCTGAGTCGAGCGGAACGAATTTCCCCGTTGGCGTCCTCCAAAATTCGATCTCGGCTCCGCATCCCGTACGTTTAGTGGACTTCTTGGGCGGTTCGTAGCCCGCTCTTACTAATCCGTCTTCAGTGGTCGGAAATGGCATATAAACTCCAATACGGCACGATTTTCATGTTCTTTAGGTGATGATCTGAATGGCATTTAGCGTCTAGGCACGCGACATTCTGTAAAACGTCAGACCCACCAAGGCTGCGATGTTGTAAATGGTGTAGTTCAAACGTTAGGTAATGAAATGGTTTACCACAACGTTTGCCTTGTTTTACGCTCTCGCACCTGCCACCGCTGCGTTGGTAGGCGGCCAGCCTTAAATCCTCCATCCCCCTAGCGTCCAACCTAATCTTGCCGCTTCGCCAAGAAGTCTTAGCCTTCTTTGGTTTTTTCTTGATCCAACTTCTTTTAAGCGGTTTTTTGGGCTTTTTCACGAAGTTTACTCGCTTGTTTCTCGGCTGTTTTCTTTCGCCTATCCGCAGCCTGTAATTCTTCCGCGTTGCCAGCTTCAAAGAAAATCACCAAGGCATAGAGAAACTTAGCTTCCGCCGATATTGATTTATCCGCATCGTGGAACTGCTCCATGTAAAGCGCCCGAGATTCCAAATCCTTGAACCTTACAACTAGGCTTACGGGGTAGTTCCTCGCAAACAGTACCGTCGCTTCTTTTTGTTCTTCGGGTGGAAGATGTTTGTTTTTGGCTTCTTGTAAGTCGGTTTTCCACTGTTCTGGACTTGAATCTAGTGCCGACTTTACTAAGTTGATTCGTTCCTTTGGTGGTACGCTAGCTAGCTCCGCTGCCCGCGTATGGCCGATAGCGTCAATCATGTTTTCAGGGATCGCATATTCGCCTTCGGCTAGACTGCCAATCAAGGCTAAATTGAACAATTTTGTGTGCGAAATGCTGCCCATGTTCGCCTTAGCGTAAGCTTCCCACGTCCGAAACTCTTTCCCCGTAACAGGATCAGTCAACACCCGCCATAGAGATTTATCCTTCATCCGACAAACGCATTTACTAAGCGCAGAGATGTTCTTCTTGAAAGATGAGATTAAGTCTTTGATTTCTGCGTCTAGTATCTTCGCTTCGGCAACTAGTAATACTTGCTCGGACGGTAGAACTAACTCAGCCTTCAACCATTAACCCGCCTTGATGAAATGTTTACTACAGATTGTTTTTCAATACCGCTAGGTTCGCGTTGTACAAACGGCGTGGGGTCGTGATTATCCTTTGACCGATGGAGAAACGCTGCGCGGCCAGAATCCCCACTCCAGCCGCATTTACAGCGCCATAACACCGTCACTGCTTCACCAAGTTTTCGCAGAAAATCTCTACCGCTTCGCGCGTCTCCTTAGAGGTTTCCTTTGGTTCAATTGTGGACACGAAATCAGCCAACTCTTCGATTGTCATTTCGCCCTTGCAAACATGCCGATCAAATGGATGCCAAACAATTTCTTGGAAACGTACCGAATGTAAACACTTTGGACATGTGGCACTAGCAATATTTACATCGTCCATCCATGGGAATTGTCTTTGAAATGCAAACCAAGCATTCGTGTCCCTTTCATCTTCGGCCAAATAGCCATTGGTGGCGAGGTTTGCCATCGCCATACCGCACGTCCGCAGATCGCCACTTTTGGGCTTGCCAACCAAAAAACTCCCAAGACGGATAGCTTCACTGAGTAACATGGATATCGACCTCCGTTTCCGTTTTAACTTCGGGTTGAATTTCTGCTTCTTGTGGCTCGTTCTCGCGAATCCAGTCCACGGCTTGTTCGAGAGTCATATTTCCAAGTTTTATTTGCACGGCCATGATGGAAATAATCCCCTTAGCAAAGTAAGGTGATTGGCAATTTTGCGTTACATATCCAAATGGATGAGTGTCGTCGTAAGGCGGAAGGTCTTTCAGGAATTTCGGTATCTCAAACTTATCGTTTATCCATGGCCAGATAGCGGTTATTTGACCTATTTCGTCTACGTGCTCATCTAGAATGCGCTTGTTGTAGTCAGCTTCATATCTTACGCCAAGAGCGTAACCACCAAGCCCCAGCAAACAGCCGCCATCTTCGCACATCCAATACTTTGGCTCAAATCGCAATTGGGTTGAACCCAACATAATCGCTTCTGAAAGTTTCATTTTTCTCTCTCCTAAAATGGTGTCTGGTCGTTAACCGCATTTCGTTTCCGCCCATTACTAGGCGGGGTGTACTCGATACGCTCTAGTTTAATCGCTCCATCGGCTGTGTCAAGAACTTTAAAAAAGAATTTCTCCGGAGCCATCGCGGCCTTGATTTCGCAAAGGAACTCTCGTGTCCACGTGTCCTCATCCTCAACCCTGATTCCCAATACGAATTCTGCATATCCAGCGATTGATCCCGCCCCGCGTATGCTTTCTGTCAGTGTGGCGTCGGCAGTTTTGTTGCTGTGGTGAATCACGCATATAGATGCCCCGGTTTCGTTTTGGATGTGATTTAACACATCAATTACGCCTTTTTGCATGTCGGTCGGGGAATTCTCGTCTTGTCCATGCAAGACCCGCATAACGTCTAAGATGAGAAATTCGGCTTGATGATGCTTTAAATCTGCAATCAATTTGGTTACGTCTTCGGGATAATCGAGCATTATTTTAGGACGTAACCCCTTAGCGTTTACAAATAACCAACCATCTAGATCGGCGGCAGTCAATTGGCGATGAGCGCGGAGTTTCTTGAGTCTCCACTGAGTTAATGCGGCATTATCCTCGCGGCTCACTAGCGCGACCTTGGCTCGCTTAGGAACGAAGAAATCTAGCCATTTCTGCCCACTCGCGATAGCCAACGCCATGTCTAGTGAAACGATAGACTTTCCAGCCTTAGGACGAGCCACAAAAATTCCATTGGAGCCGCGTTGAATAACGCCTTCGATAAGCCAATCAATATATTCCGCCGACCGTTCCTCGAATTGAGTAATAGTCATAAACAGCGTGGCCGTTGGTTCTTCTGGTTTCCATGTCGGCGTATTCTTGACCAATTGAATCAGTTCTTGAACGGTATGCGCGGCGAGATAGTCCGACACGTCTTTTACGTCAGGACAGGAAACAATCTTCACACCATTGGCATACCGATAGACGGAGTTAGCTACTTGGAGGGCGTGGGCACGACCGGGATCGTCGTTGTCCTGAAAGATGATGACTTTTTTGCCCGTAAAAAATGGAGAAAAGCGGTCCTGCCATTTTCCTGCCCCTCGCGGCGAAGTCGTCGCCGTAAACTTCCCGCTTTGATTGCGGAGTATAGTTCGCAAATTATCGGCATCGCGTTCCCCTTCCGCGCAAGCTACCTCGCTCGCGCATATAATTTCATCCAAGTGATAGGGCACCATCGGAATGTCTTGCGTTTTATATTCCCACGTCCCATCGTCTTTTTTGTGGCGCTGCGTAAATCGCTTGCCTGGGTATCGAACGACTTGGAAGATTTCTTTGCCATTGGCGTCTACATAGGAATAGATTGCTTCGGGTTCTTTCCCGGTCGATAGGAACAACTGCGGTTGGCCGACAATCTCGGCTATCTGCTTCAATGCCGCCTGTTTGTCGCATGAGGAAAATTTTTGCTCGAAATCTAAAATTCCACCCTTACCACACCCCGCATGACAAAACCATACCCCGGATTGCATGTTGACAGAAAATGCTGGAGTGTTAGTGTTGTCGTGGAATGGACATAGCGCCATCCATCCGCGTCCAGACCTGCGCAGCCTTCGATCTTGAAGTCTTGCTTCAAAAAAGCGAGTGAATTCCTGTTCTGATAGCTCGCTTATTCGCAAAAAAATTCTCCGTGGTATGCGAGCGCATATTTCCTGTAAGCGTCGGCGGCTTCGCGTTCGTCGCTAAACGATCCGAGGTAGTGACTTTTCCCATCAACCCTGATGTTAGCAATCCATTTTTGGGCCTTTTTGTTCCACGCAACACCCTTAAATTTTGAACTGCTAGGATGTTCTCGGTGCAAGTTGAATTGATTTTGCTGGCGGGTGGCGATTCGTAGATTCTCTCTTCTGCAATTTAACCCATTGTGGTCCTTGTGGTCTACGACTAACTTTTTATCAGCAACCCCCATAATCACGCGATGCAACATGTGTAATTTTAAACTAGGCCAATCGGGGCGATAGGCGTATTTATGCTTGTTCCTCACAACAAGCAGGGACCATTTCCATTGAGATAAATATTGGTAATCTTCGTCGTCTACTATGGCAACCAAACCACGACTGAGGGGAAGTTCTTTCATGGGGAATGAGACAATCTACCACGAGTTCACAAAGAAGCAACAGAATTATTTTTCACGAACCACATGGCCAACTCCACGCGATTTGAGTGGCCCGTTTTGTCTAGGATGCGGCGAACGTAGTTCTTGATGACATGTCTGGTTGTACCCAAGATGTTGGCGATGTCTTTGTTGTTCTCGCCTGCCGCTATCAGCCGAAGAACTGCCAATTCTTTGGGCTGAAAATGAATGTCGCCTAGTCGCATGTGTCCTGGATAGCCCGCATGGCCATGGCCGCAATCTTAATCAACTCGCGCTTCATCCGTTCTTTATCGCGGACACCCGGTTTTTGCATAACTTCCTTCCAATATTCGTCCATTTTTTCAAGGATGACCGCGTAGGCTTCATGTGGACTAGTCATTGGACCGTAACGCTTGACGGCGGTTTCTAGTTCGTTGGCTACGGCAGACAGGATGTACTCGGTGGATAGCGTAGTGCGGGATTTAATCATTTCATCTCCAGATACATTTAATGTATTTTCGACTTTTTCTGTTTGGCTTCCTTGGCGGTTGGGATTTGCTTCTTCAACCGCCACGTCGCAACTTGAGATTCCACGAGTTCCGTCAAAAACCTATCGGGTTCAATGTCGAGACTCTGGGCTACCAATTTCGCATCTCTTAATAAGACCGGGTTTATATGCAGGGTTACGGTCGCAATCTTTTCGGACATGCGGCGATTCTATCAGTGCATCGTGCAAGTTAATAGCGGAAAATTAATTCCATGCTTTTCTGATAGGTGATTGAAGATCATCCACTCCCGCTTGAAGTTTTCTTCGGGAACCATTAGCACGATTTCCCAACCACATTCACACGATATGGTTTCTATTCCCGCAACTCCTGTCGGCGGATTTTTCTCTAAATCGCCAAGAAGTGTCACAGTATCCTCCGCTTCTGCACGACTAGCGGCTTGCCGTACTTGTCTAATGGACCATTAGCATAGCTCGTTATATTTGGCAAGAACTTTCTTGGTCGATCAGGAAAATTCACATTTTGTGAATCCATGTAGTTCAGCAGCCATTCCCGAAATTCTTCCTTTGTCAATTCGGGTCGTGCCTTGAGCAGATTGTTCAACTGCTTCGCATCTCCCGCATCCCAAACTGGGGCTTTACCGAAGTTGATGTGTTTGTAAAACTTTACTAGCATTTCTTTGAATTGCTCAAATCGCGACCTAACATCAGTCGGCGGCGGTAGTAGTTCTAGATTCACTAGCTTTGGGGTTAGGGCTTCAATCTTCTTGTTGGCTTCTTTTAGGGCTTGTTTGGTTGCTAGTAGCCTTTGCCTTAGTTCGTGAATCTCTTTATCTTTACCAACCGTTTCCGAAATCATAAAGTCTTCAAATGTACTCATTGCACCCTCCTAGACTAAATAGATGCTCAGTAATGCCCGATTGGCTCAGATTTGAGGCACACGAGAACCATAGCCATGATTCCCGTGATTATGCCGTCTTGGACGAGTCCTCGGCTTTCAACGTGTACAGTTCTGGTGTAATTTCCGTTCTCAGAGAGAACTAGGCTTAACGACACACACCAACGCTTCTGCAATCTTATTATCGCCTCGGTCATGTTCCCAAGGAAGGTTCGGAAAGCTCTTGTTTTGGCTTCGTACAGCATAAGATTGGCCCTTGCGGACTACAGCGCCATAGCTGCCGCCACCCCTCGCGAGATGGCTTAATAGCATCAAATTTTGGTCTTTCTCTTGTATGAAGATACCGAAATCTGAATTTTGGGTTAGCAAAATACGGTGGTCGTGGCGGGTGCGGATTTCGGTACGCGAAGCCCGCCAGCGACCAAGGATTTTACTGAATCCCTAAAAGAACTATAAAACGACAGACCAAGAAATGCAAGCACTAGTCTGGCGGAAATATGGGTTTAATGAACCCTATTACGTGCTTGGCCAATTCACCGCCAAGCCAAAGCGCAATTCCTAGCGAGAAAACGATAACGACAAAGCGGACTGTCGGGCTATTTTTTAGCACGTTCATTCACAAACTCCAACTACTTGTTTCGTAACCGCATTGATTTCTTCGTGGAACTTCTTAGGATCGCATTCGCACACCATTCGCCCAAAGTTGTGGGTGCAGGTTTTAAACACCAGCACCCCATAGGGCACCGTCTTGGGTTTTTGGTGGGCACAGCCAACCATAACTATCAGCGAGAAGATGAGTAAACGCCGCACTTGATAAATTCTTCGTATTCTTTGGCTAGACGAGCACAATCTTCGGCTAATCCGGGGTACCGCTTCTGAATCAGTGTATGGTGTTGCGTTACCTCAAAGCAATGTTCGCCCCGTTCTGCGATCACAAACACTTCGTACTTGAAAGTATCGCATTCCAGGATGTCGAGATACAGCCGCCACTGATAGCTCGCCATAAACCGATCCGCGTCGAATTGCGAGGTTGTTTTGTAGTCGGTTACTTCTTTTCCGTTCAGCCCATCCACCCTACCGCGAACCAAGATATTCCCGTATTGTTTTTCAATTGGCAACTCGTGAATCTCCAACTTTTCGATATTGGCATCGCAATTGAAGTCAAAACGGTAATCTCCCAATGCCAACGTCCCTAATTCTCCCTCGCTAGCGCGTTCTAGGGCCTCGTGGAACGCATTTCCCGCCTTCATGGCGTCTGTCTGCTCATCGGTACCCAAAAGTCGCGCCAGGAACACGGAAAGTGGCATATCCTCGTCGGTTTGCCACGTCCTAAAGAAGTCGAGATTAGAAACACTGATCCGTTCACCCAAAGATGGCTTCTGTAGTTGGGACATGGGCGGCTATTTTCCCTTCTTTTATCTCGTACAGGTTGCTTGTTTTGTTGTAGATGAAATCCAAATCCTTGGCTCGCTTGGCAGCTATGGCCTGAATGCTCTTTGGAGCCTTGCGAAGTTCGGCCAATAGACTATTGAAATCGGCTACGGTTTTCAGCCCAGCAATTGTTTCTGCCCACTCAGTAAGCAGGCTTTGTGCTTCTTTCTGTTCCGCCGATTGATGGTTTATCCTTTCCTTCATTAAACGTATCGTAACCCCTAGTAAATCATGGTCATTTAAGGTGAAAGAAATTGGATCAAAACCACAGGGATTCTTACCAAAGGCGTTCTCGCGGGGAGAGAAATCAATGATGCGATCTTTGCCCCTGATAAAGATGCGGCCCATAGCATCTACCGACTTGTAAATCTCAGCTTTTGACCCACCTTGAACATCGAGCCGCTCGACAATATCATCTCCCGAACGCTGTTCGTCCATGTGGGCAATTAAAACAACGTCTTTACCGAACGTATTCAACATCTTAAGCCATGCGGCGAAGCGAGATTTAAGTGCCCCGAAACCTTGTAAAGTCAACGCCCCGCCACGACCCAGCTTGGGATTGTCCGCGATAATATCGGCAGTCAGGTAATCCAAGGTTCGTCCTGCGGTATCAACGATAATGGTCTTGTAGGGGGCTAGGTCGGCAGCCACGGGATCGGCAATGTCTGACCACGAAGAAACTTTAACCGTATCCTTGCGGTTAGATGCACGATGGGAACCGTGATCGGTATCAAGCAACAGCGGGTCATCGGCAGTATAGGCTAGGGTAGTTTTACCTAGTCCCGGCCCCGAATATATGCAGACGTTGACATGTTCAATTAACAGCGGTTCGGAAGATTTGGTGATTTTTAGCGTCATTTTTATTCTCCAGTCTCGATAAAATGGTCGATGCGTTCACATGCGCGTTCAACTTGTTTTTGTGGCGATAGACGCTCAAACCCCGAAGCGAACTTACCCCAACCATCAATATAGAAAAGCAGGTTCGTGTCTTCGTAGTCTAGGCCAAGATATTCGGCTGCTATTTCTGGGGTGTCGTCACTAAAATTAAACACGGCTACTTCTCCGTCTTCAACGTCGTCCGAGAATATTGGTTCTATGAGTTTGCCCATTATTAGCGCCGACCCGGCCAAACATGCCATGGTATTACATGGCGGCTTTAATTTAAGAAATCGTTTTACGTTAAGATCGTAGTTTAGCGAATCGTCTTGGTCGATTAAGTCACAATGCGCAGTTAGCGCTTCCAGGTTTTTTACTACCGTTCCCCACCGTGACATATCAAACCTACGCGGCTCTTTGTGGATAAAAGTTTGTAGTTTGCGAAGTTTCTTGATTGTTTCTTTTGATGGTTTCATGCGACTCTCCTTTGTTTTCTTTCAAGTTGTTCCCACGCATTCAGGTAATTGATATAGTCGTGGCGCTTGGAATATGCCCCAGGTTTACGCCTATCCCGTAACGCGATGCACGTAGAGTCTTTCGGTTGCTTGTTCTTGGGGATGATTAAGAATCCTACAGGGGTAGACCAAATATAGAAATCTACCGCACTAGCCGGGGATCGCCTGATTGTCCAATAGGTATTCTTACCCAAAACCCGGCGAGAACTTGTAAACAACCCGCAGCGAAATCCGTTAATCAAAATTCGGCACTTCGATGGACGGAGATTGCCAAGGGCTACAGCTTCTACCTTGTATCCACGTTCTTGTGCCAAGGTAACAAACGGATGCGATGGTGGAATTTTTGATTCCTCAACCCGCCGCATCTTGCACCGTTCGCGACCCGTAAGACCAAAATACTTGAAGTCGAGTTGCCTGATTCTCTCCCGCGAGCAGCCCATTATCCTAGCTACTTCGGTTGGCTTCACGCCATCATCGAGTAAACTCTTGATTCGTTCGTGGTCAAATTGTTTGTTGCTCACATGTCCTCCAGTTTTAACATTCCGTAATTATGGCGAATTATTTCTTGCACTCACACCCACCAAACTTCATCACTAAGCGTTTCTAAACGGTTCTTGTCTAAACCATAGGTTTTCAATCTACGGTCGGCATGATCGCCAAGTATCCCCGTAGACCAAAGGAAAAACAGGCGCTCCCTATAGCGTTGTGAGACGTTTGAGGAATGCTTTGGCAGTACCATTTAGTATCTCTCCTGTACTGAAACGATACACATTGAATCCTAGAATTGTAGCTTCGCGGTACTTTTCTAGGTCTTTCTCGTAGCCAGCACCCCTAGTATGCCTTCCGCGAGCGTAGATTCCACCTTCAATCTCGACAGCAACCAACGGCAAGATCAAGTAATCAAATCGCCACTTACGGGTCGGATGAAACTTGAACTCGGGTACAAAGTTATCAAATCCTAGTTCGCGAAGATGAATTTCTAATAATGTGTGCGCGGGCTGTTTACTCATGCTTCGAGCATACTAGCATTTCTTTGCTAATAGCCCAACCTACGCCACCGGGGTCATCTTTAACCTTCCACGCCCCTTCTTCGTTTTGGTAATGGTGGGCATTGGGAATGCGAGGATAGGCAATCTCCCGCCACTCCGTCACGATCCGTCTAGCCTTTTCCTTGGACCTGCTCGACTTCTTGCATATCCCGCAGATGAACATCGTAAAAATCCCCCTTATGTAGACATTTCTACGAGTTCTTGTTTCCACTCGGATTGTTGACGGATGCGATCACGGCGGCGGAATTCTGCACGAATCATGGGTATCATAATGCGACGGCGAGTAGCGTCATCATCGGCAAGATACAGATAAGCATTTTCGGCCTCGTTGGCACCGATTAAATCTTTGGCGTGGTCGTAATGTGGAACCTCTCCATGCTTTAAAATGTCCATGTTTAGAACATTCTTTACTTCGTTTTTCAGGCTACGAGATTTTAGCGCATGATCGGCGGTAGAAATGCCAATAAAACAGCAGCAACTAAAATACGCCAATTTGCCGTCTTGGGCATGTACCAAGAGTTGAGCTAGGCGTTCATCAGTATAATGTCTTTGCATGAAATCTCTGATTGGTTGTTTGTTCATTTTCCTTCTCCCTTCGGAAAAATTGGGGCGAGCATTGCACTCGCCCGCAGGCTTATGCAACTTCTTGAAATGAATGAGTGGGTATGTCGGTACTGGTTTCTGTAACGACATTGCGGAACCGCTCCAAAAAGGCGATGCTTTGGTTGAGTTCGCTGATTTGGGATTGAAGGTTCTCAACTTCCGTCTTTTTGCCGTAAATCATGGTATCGAGCTTGGTGGCAAATTGCGATGGGTTGTTGAGCAGTTCGATGAGCGGGTTGACCTTCGCTTTGTTGTACGGTCCACGAGAAGTACGTTTAACGTAGGTCCGCGACTTTGCGACGGTTTCTTTGTGGGATACCTTGCCGAGCCTGTATGCCTTAGACCCTGTGCTTGTTCCTGAGACGCCGTGTTGCAATCGGTGAGTGCCCAATTTGGGACGCTTGTCGAAAGTCGTGCGCTTCCCGTCTGCGGCACATTCAGGACATGGAAACGGCGGTCCCTGAATTTCGTTGGTTGAAATGTGATTCATTGATTTTCTCTCTCCTGTGCAAGTTGCACATTAACTCAGATGAAGAGAGATTAAACAGCGATTCATTATTTGTCAAGAGATTTGGTCCTGGCAGCAGGAGTTCAACCCGCACGCCCATTACGAGCACTGCATCCTAAGTGCAGCGTGTCTAGCATTCCACCATGCCGGGACTGGTGCCCATGGAGCGATTTGCACGCTCACGCCTTGCGGCAGCGGGTCTTAAATCCGCCGTGTATCCTATTCCACCACATGGGCAAAATCTGGTGCATTGGGAGAGATTTCAACTCTCATTACCCGTAGGGTAGATCGTTTTACAGACGATTGCGACCAAGCGTATTCGCCTCCAATGCATGGAGGAAGGTAGAGGAGTTTAACCCCCATCCCCGTAGGGAGCGACTGGGTTCAGGCCAGTTTGACACACGGTGTCCGTACCTTCCATGGCGGAGAATATGCGAGTCGAACGCATTCGCCCCTTGCGGGTGCTCTTGTTTAGCAGACAAGCCCCTTGCCGTCCGGGTCATTCTCCGATAATAAATTCTTTATATTTATTGCCTACAACAATCATCCATTTGTTGCCCTTTAATTTACCGTAGGGAATTTCATAACAGTCGCCATCGTTGGTGACCACAAACAACACGTCCGCCGCGTTTACGTTAAACGTGGCATATCTAGCCTTACCGTCGGCCCGCATTGATGTTGAGCACAAACGAACAACCCACTTAATTCCACGCTTGCCAATTTTCTTTTGGCAGGTAACTCGTACTTGTATTCGAGAAAATTTTCCATGCGCAAAAACCACAAGATCGAACGGCTGACTATCGGTCAACGGTATGCATACGGTATGGCCTAGCGATGTATAGTGGGCGATGGCCACACCTATACCGTGGTCGCCTTTTTGTTTCGAGCCTCGATGTTCATTTGGCTTCATATCGTTAATCTAACATCTAATCTTGGTCCGGCCTCTCGGACTCGAACCGAGAATGCTTTTTAGGGCGGATGATCTTGAGCCATCTGCGGCTTCCAGTTTCGCCAAGGCCGGATAAATTGTTATAGGGATAAACTATACGACAGCCATGAACGGCTGAGGTTCGAGAGTCGCAATGAGCGTAGAAGAGTCATTGGGGTTACTATGACCGCGCCGATTGCTGTCATGTGAATCAGCGCAGACCGTGCATCATTGGCGATTGACCTATCCTCGCGAAAGCCATCTGAGACTTGAATTCCCGTTTCGCTTAACTCAATGTGACAGCCCATTATAGAGTTAATGTCGGCACCCTTTACTCTCAGCCGCCTCGGGTGCGAAATGTCCGGTGAAGCAATCGTTCGGTCGTACAGGTCTTTCTATTGGGTGGAATGTCTATCGCGACGTTCCGCGTTTAAAATTGGGAGCAGGTACCGGATTTGCACCGGGTCTAAGCGTTATGAGCGCTTCGTATTGTCCTGCGCTACTAACCTGCTTCGATGATTAAAGCATGAGCGCGGGACGCGAGTCAAGTTTTATTCCGTGTCGAACTCAACCATTTCTTCGCCCTTGAATTTTACTTGTTGAAGAATTTCTAGTGGAATCAATCCATTCCTATATGCGACGATTACGCGATATTCTTCGAGTTTCAACTGACCCTTGAGTTTGTTGCACTCTAGGCAACAAGGAACTTTGAGTTTTCCGCCAAGACTTCGGGGCGTAACGTGGTCCTTGGTCCTAATAGCGTCCTTGGTGCAGTCTGTCATGTCCCGTCCGCAGTAAAAGCAACTGCTGTAATACTGCCGTGGCGTGATATTCGGGAAAAGCTTAATTCCAGGAATTTTGGGGGCCGATAACTGTATCGACTTAGGTTTTTTATCAGGAGCTAGGCGAATAAGGTGTTTTTCGCCAACGGTATGCGGAAGTACACAGGTTCCGTTCGGAGCAACACATTCTACTGGTTCTACCGAAATACCGCCACGGGGAACATTTCCAAAATGATATTGGAAGCGTTGATCGGCTTCTGTGATATCTTCGGCATCACAGGCAAGAATAATCTTGCCCCCGCTATAGCGGTCGCGATAGATGTAGTGCTTCATGGTTGGGCTAGGTTAATTTATGGTCAGCGGCAAGTCAAGTTTCTCGCTTTAACATTTTAGTTATAACGCCATCGTTATTTTTACAACCTGAGCTATTTTGCTCAGTATTGGCTCCCCAAACTTTATAGCCTTGTCACAGATCGTGACATTCCAACCAAGAGAGGAAAACACAATGAACGTGCAAACACTGGCTGAAATCATCGAAAACCTGAGAGCGCAAGGCAAAGCATTCAACGAAGCCGCCGATACGCTTCAGGACAACAGGGGAAACCAGCAGAACGGAAATGGCCGCGCTAACGGCTTTTTAAGGCTGCCTCCACACGGAAACGCTGGGCGGCACATGAGCGCGGAGACTCGCAAGAAAATGTCGGCATCGCAGAAGGCGCGACATGCTTCCAAGCATATCCCTGCGATAGTGTCGGTTGATGATATGGTTGCCTAGGCAACTAATTCATCTTCGGGTTCTGGCGTAGGTATGTATTCATCGTATCCGCCCCAGAACCCGTCGTCCTTTGCGACAGGGGGTGCGTAGGACCACAGGATGATCCACGCTAGGATTAGGGCAACGGTGATTAGGTAGGCAAGCATAAAATGGTCGGGGTAGCTGATTCTGCCACAGCAACCCCTCGGTCCCAGGCCGAGTGCTCTGCTTTTGAGCTATACCCCGAAATTTGGTGGGACGGGCCAGAATCGGACTGGCTACCACATGGGCTTCAGCCATGCACTCTACCGGCGAGTTCCACGTCCCAAAATATTTTAGTGCGCTTGATAAAGTTTACGCAACCACGTCATAATAACACTTATGAAGATAGCCATCCATCATGGTAAACGCCGCAAACTTTATGAAACAAATTGCCAACACTGCAAGATATCGTTTTATACGCCAAAACATAAACTAGACAAACAGTTGTCAAAGTATTGCTCCTTGCCGTGTTTCCACGCGGCCTCACGAACGGCAACAATAAAACCGTGCGCCATATGCGAAAAACAAATCACGAGAACTCTAACGGCCTTGTCGCGATGCAAAAGTGGCCTATTTTTCTGCTCACGTAAATGTAAATCCATAGGCCAAAGATTTGAAAATACAACCATGGCCGCCTGCCATCCTGCGCATTACAAGGATGGTTCTTCGGCCTACGGTAGAATTGCGATTCGCCACCACGGTAATCACTGCAATCGTTGTGGCTACAAAGAACATATTGAAATACTCCGCACTCACCATAAAGACAGAAATAGCGAAAACAACTTGCCGGATAACCTTGAGCGCTTATGCCCAAATTGTCACGAAACTGAACATTTTTTAGCGGGCGATGGTGTTTATACTGGACACAAACGCCACTAGCTCACTGCTCAAAATTTGGTGGAGGCGCGGAGAGTCGAACTCCGGATACTTGGTTGCAGGCCAAGTGTGTTCCCGCTAGCACTACGCCCCCATTGGGGTATACGAGGAGGGTCGAACTCCCTAAAGACTGTTCCACAGACAGTCGCCGCACCGTTTGGCTTCGCATACCATAACTTGGAGCTGAACGTCAGGCTTCAACTGACATCTCCGAATTCACAAGATTCGTGTTCTGGTTTTGAACTAGTTCAGCAATTTCTCTAAATTCTCTTGTCCGTCTTTTCTTTCGCCTAGAAGCACTTGCTTGTTTATTTCGTGATCGAAACGTGGGCGTCAAGGCGTGGCAATTAGGGCATAGCAATTTCAGGTTTTCGTCCTTATTGTTGTCGGCGTCTCCGTTGATATGTTCTATTTCTAGGGGTATTGGTTTTTGCAGCCACTCGGTCAAGCCGCAACTTTCGCACCGATACCCACGAGTTCTAAATAAATATCCACGTAATGCATGACTAGTCCTAGCCGTTTCGGGAGAAGTGGTTAGACAATAAATCCGCATTCCGTAACACGAATTACAGAATTTCCTATGCGTCGAGCACGGCGTTCCACAATGTTCACACTGTCCGGACGTGAGTGCTCGCTTGCGGCGATGTTTTAAGTAACACGCCCGACTACACGACCGCTGCTTTCGCTTCTCGTATGACATCTTTTCGCCACAATAAATACAACGCTTATTAGCAGCTTTTTCTCTAGCCGCCAAGGAAATCCCAACTCTAAATGCAGTCAATTTGTCTTTGGCTGCCAACCATCCGATGCGCCCAACATCTTCCCTCGACATTATCGGCTGTTCCCGTGGATCGTTTGTGTATATTCTTCGTGTTGTTTTTAAGGTGCGATCCCGATTCTTGTAATACCACCTGCGACGAGCCGCACGCCTTTTATCTTGGTTGCGCATATAAATGTTGGAGCCAAGAATACGAATCGGACGTATGCTTCGGTCGTACCAGGACCGCGTACTGCCACTATACGATCAAGGCTCTGGAGCCGAGACGGCGAATCGAGCGCCGATAACGAGTTTACGAATCTCGCATTCTTCCACTTGAATTATCCCGGCCAAACTTGGACTGCCGTGAGCGAATCGGACGCTCGTATAAGGTTTTGCAGACCTCAGCCTAAACCACTCGGCCAACGGCAGTAAAATCTAGGTGTACGGTCCAAGAATCGCCGCGTTCCCGAATCGAACGGACCAACGCCACTGCTGCCTTGCAAGCGACCAGCGCCTTGTTGCGCACATACACCTAGAACTTGGAGCGGGATGCCGTAATCGAAACGGCGTCTGGAGTTTGGAAGACTCCGGCCTTGCCACTAGACGAATCCCGCTTACTCAACGCATACACCGTTCATGTTTGTGGCGGTGCATTCTAAACAAAATTCTACCGCATGTTTAACGCATGGATACTGCTTCCAGCCATGCCTAGCCATGTAATGATCCCAATGGCTAGCGACCCAATAGCGGGGTCGCGAACTGGCACCAGCGCCGTGAGTCGGACACGGTACATCTGTTTTGGAGACAGATCGAGCACCCTTTTCGTCTTCGCTGGCAAAAATCTTCTTGAACAACTTCATTAAACGAACTTCCTTTCGTAATCTGGCGGTCGCAGCGGAATTTGAATCCGCGATCTGTTCCGTGACAGGGAACTGGGGACGGCCTGACTCCCCTATGCGACCGAATCTTTACAATGCGTACAGATGCATCCCCTGCCATGCAATTTAGAGATGCACTTACTGCACCAAAGTTGCGCCCAACCACCACAAAGTTTCTCGCCAATCACGTGCTCCTTTGCGTCCATGACGGTCATAACTGCCCCGCTGCACCTGTGGCAAAACCCGATATGTTTCACGTGCGACATAAAAATGGCCCCGAGTAGTTGAATCGAACAACTGTTGGCTGATCCAGAGTCAGCAGTCTTGCCACTAAACGAACTCGGAAATCTTGGAGCCGGGAGTATTTTAATGAGCTATCCCGGCGCGCTCACTCGCGGAGCGTTGTCTGAAAAGGCGATCAACCCTCCAGTCGCAACGACGCAAAATGGAAGGGAGTCTGAGAATCGGACTCAGGTCTGATGATCCAAAGTCATCGGCATTGCCATTATGCGAACTCCCTAACTCTTCAACGGAATTGCGCGTACGCATCTCGCGCAAATCACAAAACTTGAATCTACATCTTTTTCTAGTTTGCGCCGCGCCTCGCGACATTCTTCCACTAGGGCACGATGGTCTGATAGCCCCATGCGGCAGTAATCTATCGTCCCGGGCATTACAATCGCGCCTAGAAGTTCATGCTTCATAAATCCTTAACTCAAATGGCCCAAAGCGGTAACTTGTGTACGGGCTATATCCCCACATAAGCGTCCCGTTCATGCGTAACGTCTTGCCAAAACTCCATGCATCCCAATATGCGTGCCACGTTACGAGTTTGGAGCCGATAGTCATAAATCCTTGGTAGGGCCAACGGAAGTCGAATCCGTATTCACGCCTTGAAAGAGCGTTTACCTAGCCGTTAGTAGATGGCCCCAAAACTTTATACGGTCGCAGAATTGGCTATCACGGCCTCCGCGTATTCCACTAAGGGGCCATAACGCCTGCTATATCTCTTGTTTTTGCTTTGCTCCTTTGGCGTTGCCCAACGAACATTGCCACGTTCGTAATGACCGTTATTGTTTATCCTTTCTAGTGTTGAACCCTCCGGCCTCGGGCCTAATTCTTACATGAATTCGCCAAACGAAACAAATCTAAATTCTATCCCCCTGCCGCCGTAGTACCTGAAATCTTCGCAATTACTATTCATGCAACGGTATCGCGCATGGTCGAAAGATTTATATTCCCGCTTAAATTGTTTCGTTAAGCCACTTCCCGAAAATCTCACCGTTAATCTCCTAAAAAACGTTTAGCCCCGCATTGTTTTTCGGGGCTAATTGAACTACGTTAAATGTACTTTCCCCGATTGTTTATGGCGTACCTTCCCCCGCCTGCCATTGGGCTGGTGTCGGGAAGCAATCGGCATGAAATTGAACATTCATTGGTTAATGAAACAAGCCTAAAGCATGTCTGCTTGTTCTGTCAAGAAAAAAGTGGAAGGCCGGATCGGACTTGAACCGACAACCTCAAGATTCGGAATCTTGCGCGAGTTCCCTTTTCGCTTCCGGCCCAAATGGTCCTAGCGACAGGATTCAAACCTGCATTCAACTGTTTAGGAAACAGTGCCGTTGTTCAGTTACGGAACGCTAGGAAAATCGGCCACAAGTCAAACTGCAAACTTTCGCTAGCTACTTCGTCCTTCTGCGCTGGGCCACTCACGACGGTTAAGCTCTATCTATCCCAGCCTTCGGTCGGCTCTTTCCTCCGATTAGGGGCGTCATCTTCCAGACTTTTTGCCAACTTCGTTGGTTCCACTAGAACCATTACTGGATTGCATCTAACTTCGCCAACGCGACACTAGATCGACTTTCGGGAGCGGGTTAGATACCCGTTGCTTGGCCAAGCATCCCCTCGGCTAGTCGTCCAACCGGCAAGCGGCAGTTTTTTCGTGGCCGAAATAAATATAACACGGGAAAATGGTGCAGGATAGTGGACTCGAACCACTCGCCTCGGCTTTCGTAGAACCGCGCTCTAGTCCTGATGAGCTAATCCTGCAAACTTGGGAGCGCATAACCGGGTCGAACGGTTGTCTCTTAGGTAGAAGCCAAGGCTCTGTCCTGTTGAGCTAATGCGCCACAATTCTGGTGGAAGTGAGACGATTCAAACGTCCATCGGCCTACTTAAAAGGTAGGGGTCTTAATCGTTAGACGACACTTCCAAAACTGGTGGAGCGCAATGGACTCGAACCATTGTTTCCCGAGTAAGGGTCGGGTTGCCTAGCCACTGACGGAGCGCTCCTAAAAATGGTGCGGAATATTGGAATTGAACCAATGGCCTCGTCCTTATCAGAGACGCGCTCTAAGCCAACTGAGCTAATTCCGCATGGTGCCGGAGCCAAGACTCGAACTTGGGACTTCCTGCTTGTAGGGCAGGCACTCTGGCCGCTGAGTTAATCCGGCACTGGTTGAGGGCGATGGAATCGAACCATCCCGAAACAGTGTTTATAAGACGCCGCAGCGCTCCAGTGCTGCCCTCAAAATCTGGTACGAGTGGGAGGAATCGAACCTTCCGACACCGTGGTTATGGGCCACGTAATCTACCACTGATCTACACTCGCTCAACTTAAACCGCCTACGCGCCATTTATCGTTGATTTGCGCGTATTCCTGCTCAATCTTTCCAACCCGAACCACGGTCCAACGGCGTTCATTCATAAGCGATTCTTCGTGGTCGAAGGTTACGACGTTACCGCGCTTTAATCTCCACGATGCATCTACCCATGCAGTCGTATGGCGAACACCGCCATTTACTTTACGCTCGAATTGGACTTGAACCATCCTCATAAAAATATGGCTGGCACGAGAGGACTCGAACCTCCAGAGGGTTGCCCCACTTCATTAACAGTGAAGCCCGCTACCAAATTACGGTTTACATGCCAACGTTGTCTCCAAAACCAAATGGGCCTTCAGGTTAAGTTTTGAAGGCCCATCAGGAAAGGAGGATGCAATGAAAATGAACTCTTATCCCGAACGCGCCCGCACGACTCGCATTCTAATGCGATTTCGCTTTTCGCGTTTAGGTATCAAGCTCATTGGTCTAATCTACATCAGCGATTTGGGAAAAGCAAGAAGATTATTGAACACCATTCCAAGACTGCAATCCTCGCAATCCAGATTGGATATTACTAAATCCTCCGGTAATGGTTGGCGGCCAATATGGCGAAGTATTTGGATAGCCGAACGGATATGGCTGAATCGTTGGCTGGGTTCTGTAGCGGCCACAAGTAGGACAATAACCACAATTAGGACAGACGCTCCCAAAATGTTGTGCATAATCTGGGTTGATTCCTTGGGGTTGATAATTTGCTGATTGAAAATCGTTGTACATGCCGTAATTATACTATTTCCAGGGTGACCCAGAGTGGATAATCTTCAAATCGGTTTGCGGATCATCGAGAACTTGCAATGGCATCCAAAAGAACCCCGATAAGCCCCATCCCGAACCCCACGAATTTTGAATCAATACGGCGGGAGGGCAACCAACGGGTCGAAGCGTGGGCGTTTCTCCAACGTCGCATCCAACCATTAAAACTTCGTGCCCTCCCATGACTTCTTCCCCTTGGGCGGGAATGGGCATAATCCCCGTTTGCGCTAGTTCGTCACTCTCGAAAGATGCATAAACCGTGAATCCAACCTCGATTGGCCATGGAGTTGGGTCGCCAATAACACTTAACGCTGTTTGCGATCCCGTTAGGCCATGATAAGCGCCAAGTCTAAATTGTGCGGCATTGGCATCCTGCGAAGTTGTTGGCTTTTCGATATCCCCAGCGATATATGGGTAGACGGATAATTCGCAGCACCCACTGACGATCATAGTATTACAGAGCGTTGTACCATCTGCTCCAACGTCGTTTGGAAAGTTGCCTTGGGCGATTAATTCCTTGGCGTAGGTATATTGCGGAGAGAAAATTGGGGATGCGTTGAGATATTTGCGATGAATTAATTCATTGGCCGATGTCCCGGCATGGCCCGTACACGAACCCTCTTGGCCTTGGTCTTTTATGGGGCCACACCAAATTCTTAGATCGACCACGGGAGAAGCAATCGTGGCACGAGAAAGCATTCTATGGGCGGGAAGCGGCGCGGGGATATTGCGTCCGTAGCGCCGCCCAATTGTGCTGATAGCCATTTACTTCGCTATCCCAAGGGTAACGATGCGGGTGAACTTGCTGTGCTGATGATAAACCACCAATTTGGAGCACTTTGCCTCGCCGCCACAAACTTCACTCGTCCAACGAGCCTGAATTCCTTCAGGGGTTAATGGCACGGGAGAGCTAGCCGCAATCTTAGCCTTTTCCTTTAGGCTTGAAGCGCTAGTTAGTTGTGGCAGGAGGGCCAAAACCGCGCTAAGCGTAGAAGTGATGACGGCATCCCAAGCAGTTACGGTTTTGACCGCTGCGGGGCTTTGGACGTGTACCGCTGCTAGTTCTGCGGGAAGGTTGGCGTTGAATGTAGTGATGGCCGCCTGCAACTTCTGTAGGTCGGTAGTAGAGTTGCTAGCTTTCCAGGTGTCGTAATCCTGCTTGATTACGTTCAGCCCTGCGGTAGCAGTTGCCACAAACGCACCTAAAAGAACGGCGTCGGGTGGACTGACAAGCGCCACGGCGGGGGCTAGAGCGTTGGCCATTTGTAGGACGACGTTAATATCTGCCAGCGCCTGATCTACCGTACACGCGACCATGGCAAAGCAAAGACTGACTGCGAGGATTGACGAAAGAATTTTGTTCTTCATAGATTTATATTTTACCTACATTGATTGGGGTTGTGTTGGACTTTTCGCTAACTGCTGCAATAGCAGAACTTGGCGGCTTCATATAAAGCGCCTTCAGGGTCACTAACGCCGTAACGATGGCAGTCCTGGCATAGTGCCTGAGACAAATAGCCGTAAAACACCCGCCTTCGTCAACCGCGTGGGCGAAGGTTGCTAGAAACGTGGCCCCAAACGTGGTGATGGCAGCCTGCCATGGGGCGGGAAGTGAAGCCCAAAACTTTTTAATCTTAGCGATCATTTCCCAAGACTAGCGGAGTTATTAGAGCCAATTCGAGTAGCGCCTGTTGCACGCATCCTGCCAATAATCCCAACCGAAGTAAAGGCTAATTTTGTCGTTGATGCAATTACTGTTAACCCACAATTCTTCCACGTATGGATCAAGTTCGGGGCCAAAAAGAATCTTAGTGTCTTGAAATGTGGTGATTTCTATTTGCGAAGGCGATTCTTTAAGGATGATTACCGCTAGCAGCGCGAGGATGATAAAACTGCAAAACCAGCGCATATAGAGAGGCGGGCTAGGTGGAGGGTTTTTGGTTCGAGAGAGAGCCTAGCCCGCTTGCCTTGTCGGCGTTGTGATAATAACAGAATGGCAATCATGGATGAGTTGATGCAAGTCGATAAAAGTGCAGACGCCCCAAATCGCAGGTTTTAACCTGACTGCCATCTTCGGCCCATTTCGGGGGATTTAAATCCAGACTCATATCGAAATAAGAAGTCGCACCATTTGTTGGATCAGATACGCTAGGCATATCACCGCCAACGTCTCCTGCCACGGCTACACATTCTAGCCACGATGGGTCGTTTTCCATGGGCCACTTGGTTGCGTTTGGGTCATTGTGATTGAAGGAAGAAAACTGGTATGGCATCAGGATGACCGTCCAGTACGACCTACCCCACCACCCGGGATTGTTCACACGATTGCGGATCGTCCACGCTACGGCTTGCTTGGTTAGCAATAATTCTCCCCTAGCTTCTCGCCAGAGACATAGCGCAAGTAAACATTGATCTTGTGGGGTCATGCACCCTTTCGTCTTACCCTATCCCAGAATACTTGGCTGAATCCACAGGTACATTCTTCCCTAGGTGATGGACATGATCTATCGTGCCCCGAGCAGGGGATTTCACAAACTGGACGGGAAAAATCATCTAGTTGGTATGACTGCCTTTTTTGAATTGGTTCGCCACAATTGGCGCATTTTAGGGTGTTTACTGCCTTTAAACTTGGACCTGAATTGAACATTATGAAACCACCATGAACAGCTACGATCTTCGTCTGTGTCGATCCAAGGAAGAGAAACCGCCATATCGGACCTCCGCGAGCGAGATAAGGATTTTCTCGCTAATCGAAGGACTTTTCAAGCATTATTTTATAAGTCGTTGAGCGACTAGCCAATTTTGCTAAGGATGGAATATACGCTAGTGCCAATAAGCCCTTCAGTCTTATTCCACACGTAAGCCTCCGCAGACCGAATCGAGCCGACATAGTTATATTCGGAACTCCATGCATCGGGCGGGCGAAGAGACGGTAGTATTCTTATGGTTACCCCAGGGAACTCGATTGTTCTCTTGTGGTGTTTATCTCCCGTGTGTGCCTCCCGCCATTTCGTTCTTCCCCACATCGCGGGTTGCTCCGCAGCCATGGTTTTTCCGTAGTCTTCGATCTTCCCTGCATGGCCATGGGTAAAGAGAAGCATATTAGTACCGAATTCATAATATTTTCTGAACGACGGTTCATTGTTCACATTAACAGCGTTGCAGTTTCTATACCACGACTTCAGGCTGTCGCCCAAATGCCACGCAGATAATGGGTCGTGGTTTCCGGCCACCAAGACAACATCTACGCTTTTATATTGACCAAGCAGTGCATCAATAGCCCAAATAGAACAATCGCGAGATACGCTGAAAACCTTTTGATACCGACCATCCATGTTCTGCGGTGTTCCTCGTTCCGTGGTTCCAATGCGATTGTCTGCATTTTGCTGATCGTTGCCCAATACAAGTAGCGCTTTATCCGGCCTGTATCCTTCCGTCCGCGACACTAGCGCAGAAAGCGCGTTTTCCCAACACGTCTTAGCAATTTTCAGATCGTAGTCTTCGCCTCCGGTTTCTTTGCCCCAAATCAAGGCTCCGAAGTGGTGGTCGTTGATGGAGAACTCGGCTAGCGTTTCTGTTCCCTTGCCTTGTTTAGCTAGCGTCGGATATTTGGGGGAGAACTTCTCGGCCTTTTTGCGGAGTTCATTTAATTCGCCAAGTGCGGCAACGATTACGGTTTTTCTCCGCAAAAACGCCTTCACTTGGTATAACTCAACGATAACGGGATTGGTTTTTGTGCGAACCCATATAGGCTTTCCGTTGACGTATTCTGCGACCTTTGGTTGAGACATTCCCACATCCCATTTATTGCAAATGAAGCGCTCGACTTCCCAAACGGCTAAATCAATTTTGCAATGCTCGATAAGTTGTTCGAGTGTGTGTATGCGAGTTTTGGGGAGAGAAATCGTCCACAAGTCTCCGGCTATTTCGCTCGTTTCTTTCGGTGTTTTTGTTTGTGGCACAGGACCAACTTCGGTAATCTTCATTGATTCTCCAGTTGTTTTGAGTATTTACGGGCAGCAATAATACCGCGAGGATTACCGAAAACATAAAAACATTTACTGCCGCGATGGTCTAGAAAAGAATAAAAGGAAAGTCTGACATTATGCCGCGCCCAATCGTAGACCGTTTCCCTGCGACCTATTTGAAGAAGTTCCATAACATCCCAAATAGTCAATACTTCATCGTCGGGAAGGGAATCGAGAATTTCTATTAAGCGATCTATCTTCGTGGGCAACCTTTTAGTTGCACGCATACGGCGGAGTATAAAGCATGGCACACTATTTTGTGCAAGTTTATTTTTTCGATGGATCAGAAAAGTACATTTAACGTAGGTGCTGGCGCACTTCCTCTAGCGTGACCAGCTTCTTAACTTCATCTCTAATTTCTCTCAGCGTTTCGCCCATTCCTTGATTTGCTAGTTCCTCTCTTACGGCGATCCGGAATTCCGTTTTCCAATAATCCACCGACTTCTCCCCTGAATTACCGTTGCCATTCCTGCCGTTTCTAATCTTGGCTACAAACGTGAAGGTTTTGTCGAGGACGAGGACGCAGAAGGCGCAAGCCCCCGCTAGTTCTGGCATTGAGATATCGGGCATGGCGAACTCCAATTTGGCGAAGTTTCTAAAACGCCAAGTAGATGCCATTCTAGGGGAGTTGCTACTTGCGCCATTTGACGGTAACTTCTGGGCGTGGATATAGCACTAGGAGACGTTCACACATCTCGCCAACCGAGCATGGCTCGAAATGGCTACTGCGAAGTTCGTTCGGGCTGAATTCTGGGCACCTGCAAATCGGGCAATAAATCTGGTTGTCTCGAATCGAAAATAGCAGATCGCGCAATTTGCACATGTCGATATTTCCTACAACAAGCGGCGGGTCAGATTTTTCTTTGGATACGAATATGCCAACCTGCTCGGCTAGCAATATTTCTGGATTGATGTCTAAATTGGCTAGCTGCGTTGGTTCGGGAGTGGTTACATCTAACGGAAATGGCGGATTGTGGTGTCCATGTTTGGTCATATTATGCATTCCCGGCCACGTACAGATAGACGAGCGGTATCGGTGGCGCTTCCTGCATGGTCTTATAGATATCATCAGGAAGGCGATTTAGGGTTTCTGTGGTCAAGGTGGAATACCCGAGATGCGCGTTAGAAACGAAAAAATCGTGGGCGCTTTCGTATTTAATCAGCCGATCAGCGCCGACTAGGATGATGGTAACTTTATTCATTGTCTGGCCAGTTAATGTGATCTGGTCGTTCTTTCGGTTTCGTAATGACAACCTCCATGCTAGACTCTCCCGCTGGTACTACAAATCCTCTTGGGCCACGATGGCGAGCTTCTATCTTCCATGCGATTGCTTCCATTTGGTAACGGTCTAGGGAATTGATTTGAGTGTAGCTCGTGCATTCATAAACGCGGAACGGAACATTCCCGCGAAGATGAGAAAACATGTCGGCCCGACAATGAATTACCAATTCGCCGTTCTGCCCCTTAACGATACCCGCATCTCGGCATGTCATACATAACGACTTCCCCGATTGCGGTGTGCCATCTTTTATTCGGACTCTCATTTTAGGCTTTACGCGCCGATTAAATATAGCATCAAGAAGTCGATCCTCGGGAGATTTTATCATTTCTTCTTGCGGGGTCGCGTTTGTAAATCATGCGTCACAAAGGCGTGGCAGTTGCAGCACAGGACTTTACACTTGGCCAATTCTACCCGTAGCGAAACTTCGTCCAACCTCTTACCCTCGGTGCCAAGGTTAATAGATTTAGCTCCGAGATGATGAAGTTCGAGCACGAAGAATGGGTACCGCGCCCCACACTGTTCGCAACCGCGAGATTCCTTGAAATCCCTTATTAGTTGCAGGGCAATCCGCTGTGTCCACTTCACATTCCCGACCCACGACATCTAGCACAAGCCGCCGTAGACCACAGTTTACACAATGGATTCATGTCCAAGAACCATATTTCTTGTTTGCTATATCGTGTTGGAGCGTAAATGGCGTTGGGGTTAGGCCAAACCGATGTCGGGTAGGCCGCCCGTGCAGGATATGTGCGACCACGCCAATCGTAGGCTTCGTACACGGGGCCGTGCTCCACGATGTCTCCCGTAACACCTGCGGAGACTTCGCCTCGGCCATGACATACTGGACACATTTACTAGCCTTTGACTTTTTTGAGATTCTTGTTCTTGGCCTTAGCTGCCGGGCTTGCCCGACGAGTTGCGGAGGCTAATTCTGCGCTAGCTCGTTCTTTGGATATGCCTTGTTTCTTGGCCATGCCCGATGCTACTGATTTAAAGCTCATGTCGTATTTCTCCACAATCGGAAGTTTCCGATGCGGCAATAATAACATGCTGTTAAGTTTTCGCAAGTAGGGTTTGTTTCTTCAACCAGAACTGAGCGGAATCGGGCAGGTTTATGAGTTTGATATTGTTTTCCGAAAGCCATTCTAGGAACGTGAGTTTTGGCTTTTTGGATGATTGCAGGACTTTTTGCGTGAATTCTGTTATGGCCAAGGCTTCAGGAAGCAATCTCACTTCGCGATTGTAATTTAGCTTCAATAAGCTTTTCTCGTAGCTCTCGGCAGGCGTTACAATTGGCATCGGGCTTTCCTTTGTGTGAAACGCGAATATGGTTGTCTAGTGCTATCTGCCACTGCTCCGCACAGCGAGCGTTGGTATTGCGAACCCCGTTGCGGGCTACGCGGGTACCGGGATAAATGTTCATCCAAACATAGTCTTTCATGCGGCGTTGCTTTTCTTGGCTTTTGGCTTAGGCGGATTCTTGAGCCACAACTTGGCCGCTTGGCGAGTGCGGGTCGGAAGAAACCTATTGGCCGCGACTTGTTGCAATATTCTCGCCTTGACGTTGTTGCCCGCGAGGATAACAGAATATCGACAGGAGTATAGCCTGCCAACGGCCACGTCCCTAGCAATCTTCCTGCTAAAAGGATCAATCGGATTGTGGGTAGAAACAGTGAATCTAACTCCATCAACCCCTAGGTCGCTAGCCACAAACGCGCATGGCCATTTCTTTTTGTCGTGCAGAAAAAAGCCTTTCATTCTTCCTCCATGATCTTGCGAACAATCTCGGCAACCTCGTGGTCACTCAGCCGGGATAGGCTATTCTTCCACCACAGCCTAGACTTTAGCCACCACCACCACTTTCGGATCATAACTATCTAGGTGCCGATTATGGCGCTACGGGTTCAGGCTCGACGGGAACACTTACGGGTTCGTCTATGCGACTTGGTTCTCGCTCTGGTTCTGCGGGGACAGGAACGACAACAGGTTCGACCGTAAAGACTCTTTTGATTTCTCCGATATCCACCTTGTGCCTCCATTTTTGAATTTACGTTTTTGCCACCAACTAAACTTCTGACATGGAATGCCGTATCGTTCAGCAATCTCTCGAATCTCTTGTTCTTGCCCATCGACGATAAACAACTTGGCGGGATAGGCGAACTCTGCCCGATATCCATCGTCACCTTCAAGAATATTACCCCATAAGTAGACTAAGCCTAGCACGCCGTTCAATCTGGGGAATATTCCAGCGGGGTCGGCAACGGACGGAGAACTACATTTGTTGATACGGTAGAAGATGGGGTCGATATTTTTCCTAGCGTATATCCCGCAACTGCAACTACGATGCGGCATTGGCAATGAACTAAACGTACAACTATAGCAAATGGCGGTCTTTTGCGTTTTAGGAAGCCACGGGCCACGATGATTAAAGTGCAGGCTGTCAAGGCTCTTGCCGTTAATGTTCCACATCCGCCACGCCAAGATGGGCTGTGTGTAAGTAGCGCCGTCGATTTGTTCGGCTTCAGGCTTAGGAAATGAAATGATTGGCCATTCGCGCGTGTTTACATAAGCGCCTAGTAGCACAACCCAAGCAACCGAGCCAACCGCTGCCCAAAACAAGGGACGACTAGATGGATGAAATACACCGCGAAGATTGACCGCCACGAGAAATAAATAGAACACATCAAGCCAAACCAAAGCCCACTTAACTCGCATGTTCCCTCTTTTTGGTCATCTCCTCCGCGTACTCGATAGCGCAAAGGATGTATTCGTTGACGCTCAACTCTGACCTAGCGGCAGAAGTCTTGATCTGCTCGAACTGCTCCGTAGACCTGAAACGTAGTTGCATGACAGGGCGAAGTTTCATAAGAATTTCTGCATTCTCGCGTAGCATCCCGGTTCCCACAATTTGCCTTGATCGGTACCTATAATCTACGGTGCAATTGCCGTTGGGGGCGTAGTAGTCGAAAAGGAAGGCGGGCATATCCTGCTTAGGCTTGTGGCACCCAAGATTAACGGCTAGCAAAAAACCAATAATCGCTCGCCTCACGCCAACCCTCCATGGGTAGTGTCGGTTTGCAAGGCATCGTCAATTCTGTAGATTAAGTCTTGTACGTCTTCGGCCCAGCAACTACATGGACCAGATTCTTCCGCATATTGGATGTAGTCAGGAGACTTCGGGCAGGTCGGCGCACCGTCGCCATTGTTGTGATTTCTGAACCGCAAGAGCATTTGGTACATCTCGGCTTGTAGGGCGGGAGGGATTTTCATTTCTTCAACCTCTTGGCCTTGTTTAGCTGATTGGTGAACTTGGTGACTAACTTCTCCCAACCATCCGCCCGAACGTGACCCTTTAGTTCACCGCCGTAGATTTGGCGGTCGTTGATAAAGACGCCGACATTGTAATCGGAAACATCGGCTAGTTTGCTCTTGTTTGTGAAAACCACGATTAGCGCCATACGTTTAATGTACTTTCTTGGTCCACTGGTCACAAACCCCTATCATCATCGGCCCGAGCGGCTCGTTATGTATCGCGGTACACTCCCATTCTGCATAATTAAGGATGATTGGTTGACGATCCAACTCGACCCTCGTGCGATAAATCGTCAACAGATATCCGCAGTAGAGACAAATTGATATCGCAACAACTGCCCACTGTTTCTTGAGCATACATTTAATGTACTTATTTCTTTTGTCGTTCGTTGAGGATTAGCATTTGTGACATTACGGCCCACGCGACTGCTAATGTTGCCTTAGCGGTAGCATCGTGGAAGTCGTACCAAAGCGCGAATCCGAGATTTGTGGTGGTTACAACCGAAAGCAATAATATCCACATACAACATGAGATGATATCACTTCTTGGAAAGTTTCAGTTTATGAATGACGAACATGGCCACGGGAACGACAAAAAGCACAACGGTCCAAGGCTTGACAATAGTAGCGAACAATGCGGGAAAGTGTATACCTACAGTGATCCCGCCAATGGCCAGGACGTACCAACTACAGCCGAGGATGATTTGCAGGCGGTAGAACACCCCTAGTCTCCCGTTTTACGCCAGTAGGACCAGTCAGAGAAAGAAGCGATTTTCTCTCCGTTGGGATTTTTATCTGTCGGGTAGGCAAAAATCATAAGAACCCTGCCATCGTCACAGTAAGTTACATTTTTGAAGGCGAAGGTTACTTTTCCGGTTGTGGTTGGAGTGGGCGGTTCAAAACAAACAACTTCAACTTGCATGGGTTTACTCCGTAAATTATTGAAACGCAGCCTATTCCACGCTCTTTTGGGCGGCACGTGGTACCCGGAGTTCCCTAGACTTATGTCGATCTAAGCGGGATCGACTGCCGGTTGTGGGTGAAACCCGCTGCGTTTCTTCCTCACCTATACACTACGGCGGGGAAAGCGTCAAGAAATGTTTTTATTTTCACCAGAACACCCCGAAAGCGGGGGTTTCGTTACAAAGAATAGCAACTGTACCCTTATGTTGGTTGTTTAGTGGCTAAAGCTCCGCTGTATAGGTACTTCTTTTAATCCTAAAGCCTTACGGAGCATATTTGCATACCAATCGCATTCTTCTTTGTTTCCATCGTAATCAAGCTTAAAGGATTGAACTCCTGAAATAATCCATACCCTACACTTCTGGCTGCGGTAACGTCGAACTTCAATCTCTACTTTCTTCGCCATAAATACATTAGATGTATTTTGAAAGAAAATTGTCGCAAACTTCTGACAAATTAACATATCGTTGACCATAAAGCACTTACGGTTAAATATATGACACCTTAAGAAAAACATGGGGTGAGTAGTAAGCACTCGCACTTCCCTATCTTTGGGCACCTACCCCGCCCCCTAAAACCGATTACCACCCTACAGTCTCGCCTACTCTCTCGCGCATTGCCTGGATTCGCCTTTTGTTCGCTCATTTTGGCGTAATGTTCGGAAGCTTTCGGGGGCAACTCTATGATTCTAATGGGTCCAGTGGTACGCATTATTACATACTGGGTAAGGATTGTGGCCGCATCGTGGCCGCTAGAATCCCGATGTAATCCCTACTAGATTAGTAGTGATTCGGCGCCAACTAATTAATTAATTGTGCGTCCTGCGGTGCAACGTTTTACTTGTGGTCCGCATCGGATGGTTTGGAGGTGAAAAATAGCAATAACGGTGATTCAGACTTGGAGCACTCGCGGGATGCGGTATCAAGTGGAGCTAACTAAACAATTGGCCGACAACAATCAAGAATGGTATGAGGTACGGGAGTATACTCGCGGACGACTAGCGAGTTGTGCGGTACTTAATACGCTAGAATCCGCCACAAATCGACTAGCATTGGCAATTGAACTAGGCAAGCTGGACGGTATCAATGCAACTAATCGCGGTGAATTGGCATCTGTGGTGATAGGAGGATTCGGCCATGAATAAAGCAGCATTAGAGATTAAGCGAGCTAACCCGACACTCACAGATGCGGACGCTATCTGGCAAGAAAAGCATAATCGAGCCGGGCAGACCTGCTAGCTTGTCCTATATGGCCGCGCAAGCTGTAAGGATGAATCTGCTGGCAATTCACCGCGAATTAAGCTTTGTCCCACTAGATGCGGCAGAATCCTTCCTCGACTGATCTCCCGCTATTCCCCTACTAGCCTAGCTAAATGCTGGGCTTTTTATTGTCCTTCCGTAACCTTGCACTCGATATCATCTCAGGCTAGCCTAGGTTCGGGAGGTTATTCCAATGAGCGTTATATGGCAGTCGCATGAACGTGGCGAGTTAGAAACCTTTGTAGAGTGGACATTGCGCTGGCTAGGACGCTATTACAGAGCAAGAAAATAGCCTAGGCTTGTTAGGACCTAGGCTAGCAGGTACATTTAATGTACTTCTCGTTAATCGTCCGTATCGAACCATTCCCCTAGCACGATTACAATCCCGACTAGGGTTAGCATTGCCACAAAGCCTAGCAGATTCATAGCGCGAATTGTCCCCCTTGCCTTGGTTTCGCTCGCATCTCTTGCTCTGTACGCGCTAGCGGGAATGGTAGTTCCTCAGTTTTTGGTTCGTCCTTACGCTTGCCAGCCCAGACTAGCCATTGCGGACCGTAAGCTAATTGATACTCGCCTACTAGGTACACACAATCCCGAGGCGAACAATGATCTATTACTTCCACTTGTCCGCGATACTTGCCGTAGATTTTCAAGATCGTACCTCTTGAACGTAGGACGAAGGAATAACACACTCACAAAAATATCCCGACCTATCCTCTAGTGGGTCCGGTACTAGCTTTCGCGTAATGGTTTGCGGTACGTCTAATTGGACAATCGCAGGCTTCGCGTTAGGCTCTACCCTATACGAAAGCTTGCGCGGTTTATCGTCCTTTCCGCCATCTATAGGTGTACCGTATGGTGCACGTTCGTACTTAGTGCGAAACAAAGCATACATCCTTGCCAAGTCTAGGTCTGTAGTCAAATAGATGTATGGTTTTTGTTCGTTTGGTAGATCGTGCAATTTGATACCGCGATTGTCTACTAGTCGAAAACTTGTTTCCCGATGCGGAATCAATCCCTCTCGCTGAATTGCTCTAGCCGCATCTAGCGTAGTTCCATGATAGAAAATCACAGATTCTCTCCTCTCCAGTTTGGCATGTATTGTCCCTCCGTAATCAAATTGTCTAACAGATCGGGAGTATTTGGTATGCCCGCTGTAGCTGTAAAGCTTTCCCTCTCGGGAGTATTCATTCCCAAGCCTAGCGCGTCCGCTACGTTTTGTACTGTAGCTTCCCAGGCTCCGTTTGTGTATGGAATAGGCTTTGTTATGGCGAGCGCTCGTGCTATTGCATCGGGATTCGGTTTAGGTTCCCAGATCATATGCTAACTCCATTCTGTAAGAGATAGGCCGCGTAGAACGTTTGCCAGTCCGCGTCCGGCTTCCCTTGCGATACCTCTAGCTTATGATGTTCGTTGTATGCTGCGGTAAGCTTGTCCGCTAGCGCCTGTATGCGCTCTAGGCATATGCTAGCCTCACTATCAGTAGAGGCTAGGTGACATGGTGCGGTATAGTTTGGCTCTTGATTCGATTCAAGTTTTCCGAACATTATCGTTTATCTCCCATGAGCGAATATTCGCGGATATCCTTTACGATATCGAATGCTAGCCATAATGGCTGGATTGTACGCTCTAGACTTTTACCTTTGGCCGATTGAATAGCGCGGCCTAGCGCGACGTATGCTAGGTGTACGTGTTTTGTAGTTTCTTGCATTGCTCCCTCTTTTTGCGATGCTAACGATTGCTAGTTGCATCAATAGGCGGACACTCATAATATCCGCCTAATGTCGCAATTAGTTATCAATATCTCCTAGGAACGAACCACCGGGAAACAAACGATCTACAATTGTGGACATGGTTAATTCCCCCATAGTCCCGAGGATACCCGCTGTATACCCATGTTTCCGCAATAGCAATACTGCCATTGCAGCTATTACGAAAATTGAGATACGAATAAGATGTTTTGAGCGCTTGGGAAGCTTTTTAAGTTTGTTCGTTTTCATCGGCCAATACCTCCGAGAATGAGCGATAGAATAGACAAAGCAGCTACTAGGCTAGCTGCCATGTATAGGCGAATGAGCAATCCGCCTACAGTTTCAGGATTGAAAATCAGAGACAATTTAGTTTGCATGATATCCCTCGGAGTTGAGTTGCATTAACGTGAAAATCGCGGATTCGACGGCCACAATACCGTCTTTAATCTCATTCGACAGTCGCAATTCCACACGATTGCTACGCGCCATGACATAGGCTTCGCGTAATTCAGTTTGTGCTTTGAGTAGTTTTTGTTTCATCGGTACGTCCCCATTGCAGCATCTTTCTGTTTTTTGTCTAGCTTTGGATAGGCGATTTCCGCAAGATGCCAAGCTTCGCTTTCCGATGCTAGATCATTGTTTTTTTGTGCGGGAGAATTCAGCATCTCGCCTATTAGGTGTCCGAACTCGTGCGCGAGCGAACTAGCTGTATTCTGCATTCCCTTGTACGGAATCCCGCGATACTCTAATTCCTCTTTGTCTACTGCGGGAGTTAACAGAATCGTGTATTCTTTGTTTCCCTCCTTCTGAAGATGCGAGGATTCCGCGCGGTTTTCGCCATCTAGCCATACGCTTACTTTGCCTAACAGTTTTTTCACTGTGCATCCTCCTTGTTGCAGATTGCTTCTATCCAAGCACCATTGCTACCCTTGAGGCGAACCACTACGCTATAAATTGCGATTCCCTCTTTGAGTAGCATGGAGCACAATTCGCGGGCACTCGCAAGAGCCATTAACTCGCAACTAATGCCCGTCCAATGTGGCGCAAGCTTGCCAAAACGATTGTCAAAGTAGGTTTGAATCTCCTCGTTATTCATTACGAAACCAGACTTTGACAGATGCGAATCGTTAGCATTGATGCGGACAAAGTATTGATAGTTTTTGGTCCGCATGCTCGCACACTTACATGGTGTAGGCACCATGTTTGCAGCATGGAAACTGCCGGAACGTTCTAGGGATACGTGCATTAGCCCCTACCTCTCATTGCCCGCGCAATTTTCTTGCGTGCGGACATGGCCAGCGCTAGCGTTTCATAACTAGCGGTAGGCGTTTTTCCCTCTCGCCACAAAGAATAGGCTTCATCAAACGTGAGTCTTACGTTAACGTGTGCTTTCATTTTCCCTCTTTTCTGATTAGGCTAGCTAATCAAACGATAGTCACGATGAATTGTGACTATCCTATGTCTAGTTAGCTGTGCAGTTCCCAGTACGCGCTAGGGTCCGATGCATTCCCGCACGTTTCAAAATATGGATTACACAATTCCCGAGGGATTCTCAATTCGTCCTCGGGAATAACCACAACTCCCGGGATATCAACTCCGAATTGAGTAGCGGGAACAAGCTTTGCATTCCCTGTTTGGTAATCTCCGATGAAACAATCGTTACACGTTTGCATGTTTGAAAATCCTTCCCTCTGCTAAGAGTTGCATGGCTCTACGTCCATACATTCCCTGTAACTGCCAAGCCATACCCGAATCAACTAATTCTTGGAAGAATGAATCCTCTCGGGTATCGTCCATTTCCCCATTCTCCCAGTCCGCGATATTGTTTACCAGGTCCATTAGCGCACCATCCCAAAACGTTTTGAAGCTTGGTGATCTAAAAACGCATCAAAGGAATGCCACGAAACCATGGGCGCGTGAGTGCGGACAGTCTTAGATATGTCTGCTGCAATGGGGCGGAAATTCAACGCGCTATGCTGGGGTTTGTTGAGTGCTTCGCGGAGTCTTTGGCCGAAGTATGTCATTAGAGGATACCTCCGAGGAAATTTGACATACGGAATTTTCGGCCATCTTGAATAGTGAGTAATGTTGAGCTATTCGGGAAAACCGCATAATAGGTGCGGCCATTTTCGTTAACGCTATCCAGTGCCACAGCAAAAACAGGATAGCTAGGCGGATTCGGATTTTTGTACGCTAGGTGCATTGTTTCCCTCTGTTACGGCGAATTAGACACACTACTTTGTGCTATGAATCCAATGGCATAGAGTTAGGTTGCTTGCCTTGAATCTTTTTTCTGTGGAAAACATCTAATCTTTATACAGCCGAAGATAGAGCGAATTACGTGAGTCACAGCAATATTCCCGAGAGGGAATAATTAGGTGTAACCGGGCGACGACATTCCCAAAAGACACCGAGCGGTAACATTTGGCGATCTGCCCTAAAGTAAGTCGATTTATATCGTATCCAATATAAAAATAATAATAAAACGCGAATTTTTTCTCGCGTGTGCGTGTGTGTGCGTACATGTCAAGTTTTAAAGCAGAAAAACTCCTCTTGTGCGGCATTTGGGGCCGCTTTTTGAGGCAAAATTTTTGGAATGGGTCAGGCGGCGGGTACAGGCCACCATTTTTTGTGGCATATTTTACATTGACGGGTTGGGTTAGGACGGTTTTTTCTTGATGCGGTGCGCTTTTCGTTCACTACCATAGCCACCACTAATTCTTCCGTAGCCGCGATACGTACTACCCATCCAAACCTAGCACTTTCCTAAATTTGGATCATGTTGTGGTACCGGGCCATTAAAATTTACCTTATTCCAAAACTTAATAGGCAATATCATATCGTCTAAATCTATCACGGATAACACACTTACGCAACCATTGGCCCCAAAAAGAATCCATTTCGATTTGTCAAGCATCTTATGCTTTGTACGCATTGCAAACTGAATGGAGGCTCGCATGTCTAAGAAGCATTTCATCGCATTGGCGGACGCCATCAAGAAGTACGACGAAACCAATTTTACTAAGTTACAACTCGAAATGTTGGCCGATTTCTGCAAATCGCAGAATCCACGCTTTAATCGTGAGCGCTGGCTTGGTTATATTGCTAGTTACAATGGCCCGAATGGGGGAGCAATCAAGTGAAACGACTACTGTACGAAATCGCACGCGAGATTCGCAAGGATTGGACTAAGCCGTATTTTGGCGCGGTCCCATACCTTGAAGCCATGGAAACCCTGAAAGATATTAATCAGGATTACTAATGCGGATTCCGCAGAATCCATTGTGCTTTACTTCTTGTCCAATGCTCAAACATGGAAGGGCGAGACTGCGCGGCGCATCAAAAAAGAACTGAAAGAACTGACCAAAGTACGTTAAACGTACTTTCGGAGAGGGAAACACAATGAAAAAGATCGAGATTGCTTCGCTGAAAGTGTATCTGACTGACTGCCAAGATATTCCTTCGCATTTGGTACAGACAGGACCAAAACAATTTGAACTCGGCATCAATCCGCTTGTGGATGAAAAGATTCTTGAACTCTACAAGCGGGAAGGCAAGATTACGGGCAACACGACCGATTTAATGCAGAACATCATCGCACACGAACTCGGTCACTTTGTCGCCTTTATGACGCGATGCCCAACTCATTCATTAACCAACGCCACTACGCGGCCAATTACGGTGAATGGTGAGACGGGCGTACAAGTAGTTAATCCGCAAGCCGAGATGCGGGCGTGGACGCTTGCAGGACGAATGATCGGGGATAAGCTGAATCCGCAATTGCGAGACGTAACCACGGCATCATACGTCTTGGGAAAGCCGGTGACGATATGAAAACAAAGGAGTTAATTTGTGACTTCTGCTTCAGCGACGAAGTAGTTTGCGGATTTGATGGCCCCGCTACGGCTGTTGTAATGGCAGGCGAAGGAAAAACCGCTACATGGCAGCAATCGGGCGGTTGGGCAGCATGTGAACCATGCGCCAAACTAATGGAAGCGGGAAAACTAGAAGAATTGGCTAATCGCGCCATTGATGCCCCGGGCAACGGCATGAATCCGCGCAACGAGAGCGACCGAATCCTGCTGGTGGCTTTGCTCTTGACTCAATACAACAAAATCAGTCGAAAGAGGGAGGCAGCGTAATTATGGCAACCGTAATCAGGGCACACGATGGACAAGAATTTTCCGTCAGCCCAAAAAACAAAGAGACAGGCTTCGCGTTGCAGGAGTTGTACGATCTGATCGGCAACAATTGCGATTGCGTGGAACATATCACGCTAGCGGATGGTCGTTCGATGTGGCTAGACGAAGAGGGCAAGTTTCGGACACCTGCACTACACAAAAATGCGAAGGCAACTCGCCTACTACACAAAGCTGGCGGGATGCCAGATGATTTCGTGGTTGGCAATGTGGTAATCGAAAAGGGGGAAGTGCGATGAATATCGAAAAAACCATTAGTGAGAAAGTGATCGGCGGTAGCGGAACTTCCATCCTCCGCGCCGCCGCGAAACAAATCCTCGAATCGCTTGAAAAGCATGAAGCGGTCGAGGGCGAAGAGGCAAGCATGGAAACTGCCATTGGCGATCTAGCCAAACAAGGGCAAATGGATCGTAGTTTGGTATCGGCAATGCTGATCCATAGCGTAGCCGAAAGCTACGTGCAATCAAAAATGCAGCAGGCACGCCAACTAAACGGCATGGACGTGAGCCAAATGCAGAAAGTGGGGAATTGCTGAATGAAACTCTATCATGGAACATCGGAGTGGGCCGCGAGGGAAGCCCTAAGCAAAGGCTTACATCCTCGCGGCGGCGGTAGCATAGACAATTGGAAGCATACCGTTAGCAGCAATCCCAACGGAGTGTACCTAACCGATACTTATGCTTGCCATTTCGCCATGCACGCAATGCAGAATCATCCGCGATTACCCAGCGAGGATGGCGGCATTCTTAAGCGGATAGCCGTGATCGAGATTGAAACTAGCAATCTAGTACAAGGCAAACTGAGGCCCGACGAGGACGCTATGGAGCAGATCGGGCGCGGGTTAGATGATATCGCGGGCGACATGAGGCAACGGACGATGTTCTATCGCGCCAAGGCCGCCAAACTGAATACGTGGGAAGCTAGCTTGAAAGCATTGGGAACCTGCGCCTATTACGGCCCTATTCATCCGCGTCACTTTACGCGCATCGCCTACTTTGAACCCAAAAAGAATCGAGACATGGCCTTAATGATGATGGATGGGTCGGTGTCCACTATAGCGTTTAGGATTTGTGGCCATTTTCATCGCAACTATACGCAATGGTTACTTGGGGCCGACATCAAACCGACCGACATTAGCCTAATTCCTGACGAAAAACAGCAGGAATGGCTCAAGGACGTACTTGACAATCGCAAAGGGGTTGAACTCGTAAACCTGAGAGAAAAACAAAAAGCAGCGTAATCTTAACGCATTACATCTGATAAGCGAGAGGGAGAAACATGAAAACACTAAAGGTTTTATTCGCCGTAGCTCTACTGAGTGTCGGGCTAATGGCGCAACAGCATCAAGGGCAACATCAAACCGTTAATTCCAATAACACCGTCACCAATAGTCACAATGTCACGGCCACGGGCGGCAACGCTTCGTCCTATAATGGCGGTAATTCTGCCACTATGGGCGTAACCACGTCTATGACAAGCGGGGGGACAGATGTATCTACCAACGTACCGCGCCAAGCGCCTCCAGCCTTTGCTCCCGATGCCTATCCCTCGGCCCCTTGCCGAGTTTCAGGTAGCGCAGGTGGTTCTAGCCCATACTTTGGATTCTCCATCGGCGGTTCCAAGCTAGACAAAGACTGCGCCAAAAGGGAGTTGGCTAGGCTATTGCTAGCAGCAGGGCAGCGGCAGGCAGCAGTAGATGCTTTGTGTAGCACGCAAGCGGCTAAGGGCATTGCGAACTGCAATCAATTAGAGGTCGGGCCTGAACCAACACCGCCGCCTGTAGTCGTGCCACAACCGCAAGAAGTAACGCTTTACGTTGAGCCGATTGACCTTAGGTTTAAACCTATGCGGGTCGAGCCTATCGTCGTTCAACCATTACCACCTGAGCGGCCCGTGCATGTGATTGTCGAGCAGCATCATGTGCGGAAGCATAAAGCGTGCCCGACAGGGGAGAAATAAGCGTGCGCTATCTCGATAAAACACAACTCCGCCGCCTACTCGAAGTAGCGCGGGAATATAGCGCCAAAGATCACCTGCTATTCTTGGTGACTTACGCCCACGCGCTCCGCGCTTCAGAAGCCGTGGCGATTAGGCGCTCAGATATTCAGGATGGATTTTTGACGGTGAAAAGGTTGAAAGGGAGCTTACGAACTTGTCAGCCACTAGTAACTTCTGGCGATCCGCTATTCAACGAGAAGCCATTACTTGAAGCTTGCGGACCGGGGTTATTGTTCCCCGGTTATACGCGCCACACCTTCAATAATAGGGTTCGGAAATACGGATCAATAGCTATGATTCCAAAGCATTTACGGTTTCCTCATTCGCTAAAGCATAGTCTTTTGTATCACGCCCTGAATGCGGACCCAGAGAAACGGGCGAAGATAAATGAATTGCAGACTTATGCCGGGCATAAATCAGGTAGTAGTACCATGAAATACTTAGTCTGCGACGAACAAACCGCATCTAAAGCAGTAATAGGTGCCATATTGGCAGCATAGGAGAGAATGAATGAAAACCAAACTCAGCAAGAAAGCAATCGCCCTGCTCCGCAAGGTGCAGAAAACCATAACCGAAGAACCAAATCGTTTACTGATGGGATGGTGGACGCGGCAAGTTCTGGAGGGCACGGACACCATCTACGTAGCCGACTATGATCCAAGCGAGGAAGTTGAGCGGCCCGTGCCACCTTGCAACACGGTGGGTTGTATTGCGGGATGGACGGCAATCCACGGCATGGCGGATTCCGCCCTACCGAAAGTTACATTCAACGGCATAGAAATGGTAGACGTTACCGAAATCCCCGACGTTGAACTCGAAGCGCGAGAACTGCTCGGTCTTGAAAAAGATCAAGCGCAAGCCCTTTTCTACCTACCAAATTGGTTGGTAGTGGAACATGGCGATTACAAAGCATGGCCAAAGAAGTTTGCCGACGCTTACGCCAAGGCAAAAACCGCCAAGCAACGCGCCAAAGTAACCTGCGAACGTATTGATTACTTCATTGAGCACGTAGCGTGATCTGCGGGCCGGAGAGCAAGAAACTGCTTGTACGGCCCTACTTTACTTTGTATCTGCGGAATCAAGCTAGCCACGCTGTACCCATAAGTAACCAATAATGCCCGATCTGCATTGTTCCCACATTGTTCTAAGGACTTCTTGAGCAGTTTGCAACCCACAGATACATTTAACGCAGGTTCTAATAATTCTGCTTGCGATTGCTTAAATCCTAGCTCCTTGGCTGCTTCGGGATTGATCTGTAATAGCCCTAGGCGGCTATTAGGGACCGCTAGGCGCTGAATTGTGGGGTTAAAGGCCATTGGGTCGGGACTTTGCTCTACGCGCTCTGGGTGCCATTCTGAGAGCGTATCGACGATTGCCATAATGAATTCAGGCGGTAACCCTTCCGCAATGGACGTATCCGCCACAATGGCTGCAAGTTCTGCTTTGCTATTAAGCATTTAAGTCCGGAACGGGTCTATGGCGTCTCCCAATAGGTCGAGAGCGAGTTGGGAAAACTTGAGCACCTGAGAATCGCTGATAAAAACTTCTACTTCATCGTCCGAAATACGCATGGCGTAAATCATGTCTGGCATGATTTCAAATACGTCAAATTGCTCGGAATCGTCCATCACGGCTCACCCGTAGCATCGCTTACACCCCTGGGGCCATGAGATGCTTTATTCTGCTGAATCTTCTTGGCGGCTTCTTGGCGTGCGCCCTTAACAACATCAGCGCGACCTGTAATCTTGGCTTTCTGTGCGGCTATTTCTTTGGGTGTGGAACCTTCCCAAACAATATCGGTTGGCCTTGCGGGAATATTTACATAGCCCGGCGTCCGTTCTGCAAAAGCATTGGTATGCGGAGGAACGCTTGGCCCCTGAATAGATACGGGCAAACCATGGTCGCCACGTTCTTGTAACATTTTCCAGCCTGCCCTAATATCGCCATCCCGTGGGTCGCCTAGCATTGCCCGCTTTGCCCTAACCGCGCCTTGTTCTACGCCTTGATAAATACTTCTAGCAGATTCCCCGAGTGGAGTGTTAGCCTTAGCTCTAGCTTGCTGCCAGCGACGTTCCATAGTATCTGCCACGTCGCGCAACTGACCATTTCTAGTTCGTACTTCAGCTACATTGACTCCTAATCTATCGCCAACGCGGTTCTGTAATTCGGAATAAAGAAGTTTGCGAATCCCGCGAGCTTCGGAAGTTAATTCCGATGCCTCACCTATAGCGGCCTCAGACGGCAAACCGCCCTTGCCGCGCTCATAGCTCTTGTAAAGCATGTCGTTAATTTTGTCTAGGCGGTCATCCAACTGTTGCAAGGTAGCTTCGCCCGTCATGCTATCCATGGCACCTTTGTAATTTGGAATCTTGGCTTTGGCTCCCACTTGTACATCTTTGACGGGCTGCAATATTTCTCGCTGATAAAGTGTATTGAACTTGTCGGCAGTTTGAACTGCTAAATCCGTCAAATCTCTGCGGCCCATTGGAGTTTTACCCTGCTCTTGGGCGGTGCCGATGATATAGGGCAAATTAGACTTTAATTCTTTGTCAAACTTGGCATATTCACGGGCTGCGCCTTCGCCTTCAGCCCCCGATAGCGTTACTTCTTCAGGTGGATTGACGGCTCGTATTAGAAGATCGGCTGGAGTCTTAACATATTTGTTCGCTTGGGCGGCGCTGATAGCATCCATAACTTCAGGTGTCCAATGCGTAATCTGTCCCACGGGAACACCTAATACCGTTGCCATTCCTGCGGCTGTCAGTGCTTCGCTTGGGCTAGCGCCGTGAACTGCTGTAACGCCTCCCGTAACTGCGCCTTGGCGTATTGCCTGTATTCCTAGTTCCATTGCCCTTTGACTAGCGGGATGCATTTCTAATGCTTTGTGAATCTTTCCCACAAGATTGTATTTGTCGCCAAGCGTTAACCCTTTCAAGGCCTCATCGCCCAAGATAAATTCCCCTAAGCTTTCTAACCCCGCGCCCGCCGCTTCACCCAAGCCTTCGGGCGTATTTATATCTTTACCGAAGCTTTCCATGGATTCGGCAGCCTGAATACCTTGGGATGGGGCTAGGGTTTCACCAATTCCGGGTATAGCATTCAATCCCTTGCTGATTGTATTTACGGTTTGACCAGCAGATTTAGCAATGCCGGTTGGAATACTAGTTAGAAATGATGGATCAGCCAAAGAATGAATACCAACTTCGGGTGGTTGAACGTCTTTAGATGGCCCAAGATTTAATGGCGCAGGTAGGGGGCGTTGTGCGGCCTGATCGAATACATCTCCGCTATCGGAAGGCGGTTCTGCCACGGCAGCCGACGGTTGTTGGGATGCACCCTTGGCCGCAGCTTGATCGAATATATCTTCTCCTGCCACGTTTAGAACGACTGTCCTTCTGCCGCTGCTAATTGCTTAGCCTTGGCTTTTTGTTCATCTGTCGGCTTACCGCCCGTCCATCCCGCTTTTTGGAGATAGCTTTGCGCTCTAGTTAGTAGGCGGTCTTTCAGTTCTTGTTGGGCGCGTAGATAGTCGGCCTTGGACATCAATTTGTCGTCTTTTTGGTAAAGCTGTGCGGTATTACGCATAGATGAAATAGCCCCAAGCGCTTGTTCGGTATTCATCTTAGCGTTCAACATCGTTGTTGCTTTATCTAGAATCTCTTTCGAGAAACGACTAGTGTGCATCTTGGTAAAACCAGATTGAGCCGTCAGTAAGTCGTCATATAGCGATTGCGCATCCTTCTTGCCCATTCCGTAATGCGCCATGAATTCACCAACCGACCCACCAATAGGACCGATATAGGTTGGATGAGATTTAATAACCTGCTCAATACGGTCTAGCTTTTCAAGCAATGTTCCCGCAGTGGCAGCAGTTTGTTGCTGCATCTGTCCCGGCTTATAGGCGGATATCTCCTTTAATGGAATTGGATTACCATAGGCATCTACCGGCTGTGTATCCCCGGACTCATCTAAGGTCAGCTTGCCGCCGCGCTGGTCGCGCCCATCTTGAATTCGCTGATCGAAAAGAACCTTTTCTTCGTTGAAGTCTGTTTTGCCTTCTTTGTTAGCCGCCGCTGCCTTGAGTTGTTTCTGATACTTATCGTCCCACGGTTTAGCCCTGTCAATGAGTTTCTGTGCTCGCTGTACTAACTCAGGCGATCCGCCGCCTTTATTGTCGATGATGGTCTTAGCATCTTCTATGGCCTGCCCTGCCAATTTGCCATTTTCTTCGGCAAAATTACTTTCTGCCTTATCTAGTGTCTTACGAAATTCCGCAGTCTTAGCCATTTGATCGGGCTTATAGTTGGGGCTGAAGTTGTGGATGTAATCGGTAGCGCGATCTTTACCAACCACAAACTCTCTTCCGTTACGCACAGACTTAGCAGGAATAGCCGTCTTTGGTTCTTGGCCTTGAGCGATGGCATATAAATCGTCAAAGTTATCGGGCACGGGAACCTTAATGCTTCGCATGTAGCCCTTAACTTGGTCGCTAGTTTCTTGTGGAGCATCTAGGCCGTCGCGAGGCGCAAGTTTGGATGTTTCGTTTTCAACTAACGCCTTACGTCCTGCATGAACCAGAAGTGATGTACCATCGGTCGAGTTAGTCCCAGCGGGAACAGAACCATTCATTGGCGGTATGCCAGCTTCTTCATGCCCGGGCAGCTTCCAATCGAAAGCCCCTTCCATGGAGTTATTTTTTACATGGAATACGGCCTTGGTTGGATGCTCGTAGGTTGAAAACCCAGTGGGGGCAATCATTACTAAATCGTTTGGATATTGTTTCTTGGCCGACTGTAATTGGTCCGCTAGATCGGCATCTTTATCGGAAGTTCCACCAACAATCTCGGCATTTCCTTCTTGGTAGAGATTGTCAAACCATCCTGCCATGGTGTCGTGGGCGGCTTTTTGCGAAGCCTCGTCGGCTTGCGCCAGTGCGTGCTTTGCTTGTAGATATTGAACCTGCGTCATCGCAATACGTTGTTGACGCATCGTAGCTTCATCTGCTTGTGCTTGTTGTTGCTGTTGCTTCTGCTGATTTACTTGCTGCGCATTAATCCCCGCAGCCATAGAGCGCGTATAGGGATTGCTCTGATTCTGTCCTAGCGCGGCTACTCCGCCTTGCACGGCCCCTCTTACTAGGGTCTGGACGAGATTCCCAAAGAATCCAGTCCCGCCCGAAATACCCATTTGGCCACCATTAATCATGCCGCCTTGTTGCTGTACGGGTTGCGAATTGTCAGTCTGCGGGTCGGGCATTCTTCGCCTCTACGAAATAGTCTAGCTTGGTCTTGGTATTAATCTTTGGATCGCCAATGGCCTTATGAAGATATTTAACGATATATTCCTCTGTGCCTTGGTGAATGGAGTAAGTTCGCATCAAACTTGTTACCGTGTGGTCGCCTAAGTCGGCTCGCGACGCACCGTTACATTTCATTTCGAGGTCGAAAAGACAAGCCTTTTGCCCACTGTGTATAGAGCCAAATTGCCGCAAGCGAAATGTCGGCTTACCGTTTTCAAATACCTGTAAACGCAGCGGATTATTTGCGTTATATGCTGGGTCGCCGGGGATATTGGCTTTGTTGTAAGCAGCGATAGCGGACAGTAAGCATTCAAGTCGGGAGCGCATTAAAATGGACCGCTTACCAGTGGAATTGAATCTGGGATTGGGGATGATGCTACGGGCGCTCCGGTAAAGCCGGGGTTGCCCAAATTGGCATTGCCTTGACCGCCTCCAGCCATAGAGAACATGGTGCCACCAATTTGACCCATAGTAGTTAGCCCGCCCGTTAACGCCCCCGCTGCACCATTTATCAAACCACCCAATAAGCCTTGCCCTAAATTACCCCAGAAGTCCCCAGCTATGGATTGCTGATTTATTGTATTGGCCTGATTGAAAGCGTTCTGATTGGCCCCGGTTAGCAATCCGCCTACCTGTGGAGATGCGCCTAGCATTGCTGGGATATTTTGCAATCCAGATAAAGCTGTCATTTGTTGCTGATTCTTGTATTGCTGATTGGCTAGGTTAATCTGGTTCTGTCCGGTCGCCACAGTATTGCCTGCGGCAGAATTGATCTGTGATTGGATAGCGGCGTTAACTCCAGACGGAAGTCCTGCCATGTTGTTAGTTGCGAAATTTGCGTTCTCGGCTTGTCTGGCGTTAGCTGCTTGTGCGCCCGTAGTGTTGATTAGACTTGCATCTAAGTCGGCAAGTGCCGCCGCCCCAAACCCAGTCGGATTGGTATAGAGCGATTCTAGTTGGGGTTTTAGGAAATTATTTACGAAAGAATTTTCTTGTCCGAATTGCTGCTGGTACTGAGTAAAAAGCGCTTGACTTTCCGCAGCGGCTTGTTGCTGCGCCGTTTGTTCCGCCTGAGATGGACCCGAACCACACATAGTTCGAGTCTAATCAAGTTGTTACAAGACTCTCTAGTGACTGAAGTTTTAGTTCTAGTTGGCAGATTCGTTCTTTTAGTCTTGTGCAGTTATCGCATCTCTTATTTCTCGCTTGCTGCTTGCCTGTGGCCCACCGACAATTTCCCGGCCCGTAGTTGCCATCAACCTCTATGCGGTCGAGAGAATATTCCATAGATGGTCGCGCCCCTAATTCATCGTAAAACTGCTCGAAACTGATGAAGTTAAATTTAATACCGCGTCCGCCATAGTTATTATATTGGTTGTTTTTGGGATTCACACAGCGGTTCATCGCGCCTTGATAAATCCTGTACTCTGTACTTCCAGACATGCCGTGAGTCATGTGGCGCGGCATTATTTTCATGGTTTCATATCTACGGCAGCCGCACGAGCCGGTACCCCCGGAAGCAAGATTGCAGCCTTTTACGATGGTTTCTTTGCCGCAATCGCACTTACATCTCCACCATGCAGAAGATGTACCGATTGTCAATCTCTCTAGCACGGTTAATTTGCCGAAACGCATTCCGGTTAGAAATAGAAACCTAGTCACGCGCTTTGGTTTGCATCCACAAGATGTAACACTATGGCCAAGTAGGTTCTTTGCGGTTGATGTGTGCATATTTCCGCAATCGCACTTGCATGACCACGAATGTCTCTTCTCTTTGCCAAGTCTGCCGATATACTTCTCAGCTACTAGGCTTCCAAATCTCTGATTAGTCAGGTCTTGATGTATTGGTGGTAATAAGTTGTCCATAATTACCAAATATACATGACGCGCTAAATGATTTGTTGATTTATTTTAGTTTCCGACAACCGAACACACTAGGGGCGAGTAACAGAAGCAGCCAAATAACGGGATGAGATAGAATGCGAATCACGGCGTTTTATCTGTTGGTAGGGTTGAAACTTGTTGCTCCAACCACAGAACTCGTTCGTCGGGACTATCGGTGAAGCCGAGGTAGCGGCGACAGAACCAAGCAAGCGGTTTCGAGATTGTTTCATACAGAATTTGAGCATAACCATTTCGCTTCGCGTTATGTACTACTTCTGGGAACTGCGTGACCAAACACTTCCGAATTTTTTCTTTTTCAACTCCACAGAATTGGATATGAAGCCGGAGGGCATTCGACATACGCAGGAAAAGGATTGGTCCATCTTCGTCGAAATAAACACGTGACACCGTGTTGGGTTGCACGAAAAACGCGGGCTTCATCCAATCGGCGTGACAAGAATCTCTAGCGATTTCTTGTTCTATTTTAGGAAAATCTTCGGGGGTTATTGGCCGATGCGTAATCACACCGCGAGTATAACTCAACTTGGGATAAGGCTATTCACAAATAAAGAACGACTGACGCCGGGGCTTGTAACATTGCCGTTGGTCGTAGCTTTCCAATAGACGCTGTACGTTTCGAGGTTAAGTAACGAGTGACTAAGTGGAGCAGGATCGGTATAGGCGAGGCTCACAATGCTAGGCGTATTCGCGTTGCTTGACGTAGATTGAGTGAATATCTGCGACATCAATTGGCCGCCCCGATAGATGGCGAACTGGACCTGATCGGCAGGATTCTGTGATTGCAACGGAATTGTGGCGGAAATCGTCGCGGGACCATTTACGACTAGCGATAACTCCATGTTTGGTACGGTACTCCACGACGTGCTCGCGTTTACGTTAGCCACGGCTCCTGATAGAACTTGCGTAGCTCCCGTGGTTCGCGGGACGGAACTAGACTTAATTGTAGTAATGGTATCATGCGTGATTGCTACGGGGGGAATCTGCCACATCTGCCGCCTAACCCCCGGCGATGCGTTCATAAACGGCGAGTCGTAACCTACACTGGTATCGTAGACATCCTGCGGAGAAGCATAGCCACGGGGCCGAATAGGGGCAGGAGAGCGGCTAGGACCGATGGTATTTATCTCGACAGACGCTTGTTGTTCTGCTGCGTCTTTGGCCTGTTCGAGAAGTACATTTAATGTAGGTCGCGTCATTAGTGCCCCTCAAAATTCACAAATGTTTGCTTATTTTTATAAGGGCTGGTTGTCATAGAATACCACGCATCGCTTGTTCCGCGTACCGCTGAGCCGATGTATCTCTGATTGGGTTGAGCGGGTACATAGAACCACGAATTCATCTGTGTGCTGTAAAGAATAAGCTGATTCTTTTCTGCTCCATAAGTCACAGCCCAAAGAATCTTCCCCGTAATTCCATTGGCGCGACAATAAATCGTATTGCTTGGTGGAGCGAGGTTCAACCATCCTACGCCGATACATTTTACGGTTTGACCAAAAGACGGTAGAGAGAGTAGTAAAAAGAACAACAATTTCTTCATATCAATGCCCCATCAAAACGGGAGCCGTAGCAACCGGATCGCCACTTTCTTGTTTACCAGACAAGCCTAGTCCTAGCACTTCGCTTTGTGCGGCTTCAGAAGCGAACTGAATTAGTATTTGCACATACTTTACCGCTGCCGCCGAACTTGGGTTGTAGATTTGGGTTGCGATGCTTTGCCAGTTATACCGAAGACTGCGATAGTTCACAGGATCGGCACCATAGGTTGGTGGGTCAGGAACAGGGTTGATAAGTTGTAAGAATTTACCCGTAATCTGCGAACCCGGAGGGTTGGTTAATGTAACCCCGGCATCGTTAGGGAGAATAGAAACACTAGGCACGCTGCCCGCGTTAGTCATCTCAAGATACAGATTTTCCATCTTAGCTAATGTTCCTGGGTCGGCTTCTTGAATCGTTCCGACCACTACTTGCGGAGCATATGGCGTACCTAAATCAGTGAACGTAGCAAGATCGCGTTGTGCTATGGATTCTCCTGTTCCAATCAGATATTTCCAAACCCCAGGCCGTATCTCCACGGCTCCTGCGGCGGTAATGTTTGTGAACTTCAATAGCGCGGGCAGGCACCATGCATTCTGTCTTATGTTGAATGGATAAAGAACCTGATTAGCTACGTCCAACAAGAACACCATCGCATCTAACCCCGAACGATAGATGGTTACATAGGCTTGCGTTGGATCGACTTGTTGGAGTTGGTCTGCTATAACTCCTCCGCCAACTTCTTCCATTCCCGAAGCCGTTAAAGCAAAGAATTGCCTGTCGGCGGTAAACATGTAGACGTTGGAACCATCCGTATCGGAAGCATTGTAGTTCCATAGTCCGGTATCGCGAATGAATTCATTGACAGTAAATGAAACCGTAGACGTGCCACGAACTACTAGAATCTCGTCCAAGTCTTGAACCAACAAACCATTTGGGAGGGCGGTCAGACGAGTAATGGATGTTGGGATTACAAACACATATACGGGATTCCAATTCGATTGCTGTAAACCTGAAAGAGAATCAGGACCGGTAGAGAAATAAAGCAGGTTTCCAACTATGCCCCAAAGTCTTCCCGCAAACCATTCCATACACGAAAGCCCCATGGGCGGAGGCGTGTTCTGAAAGTTGACAGCCGCTTGGCTGTTAACGTTAAGTGCCGTATCGAAAGCCGTGTCTTGTATGTTGGCTGTAGTATTCGGGAATGGCGAGTTTGGCAATTCGTAGAAGATCGACCCACCACCAGAATCGGTAGTTCGGTAAACGTGGATTTGGCTTACTTGTGTATCGGGAGATGCAGTCAGGGCAACTTGTACCGAAGTTTTACCGTTAAATGGTCCTGTATTGAGCGACGGTTGCGAGGCATTAGAGATTTCCCCGCTAATTGGATTTCCGTAAGCCGTTACATATGTCCATCCATTTATAGCAAAAAAACTCCCCGATCCCGTAGGTGTAGCCGTAGGAGCGGTGTTGAAGAACAAATTGATGTTTACGTTGTCTACGGCAAACTGAATTGACGGTGATCCAACGGGAACTTGTACCGATATTCCTACTCCGAAAGTAGAGCTATTTACGATGCTTGCAGGGATTCCATTAAACAGCCCCCAACTATCAGATGCAGAGCCAAAAGTAAATTGAGTTGAAGTCGTAGATGCGAAGCTAGAAGTCTTAGAATACAGATAAGCATGTCCATTGTAGAGCAAGGAAACCGTCAATTGATTTGGCGATATCTGACTCATTGACCCATTGAATGTTACCTGAACCCCAACGGCGGCAGCCGTAGCCCCGAATCCAAAGTTAGTAGCTTCCAGCGTACCCGAAAATCTGCTTGAACTGCTGCGGGTTGTCGTTGCATAGGCAACCGTAGATGTAACGTTGCTAGGGTTGGCCCACGCTATTCCACCCGAACCCGTGGAAGCTCCTGCCCCGGCAATGGTTGCTCCCGTACTAGAAGCAATGGCTGAGATGCCCCAATTGGTTACCCCCTGTGATCCCGCAGGCCCGTCCCATTTGAACTGAACCTTGTTTCCGCCGACAAAAAGATAATTGCCAACGCCAAAGAAATAGCACTTCGTTCCAATCTGATCCCCAGTCTTGGTATAGACCACCGTAGGGGCGGTAGCATTGGGGGCGATGTATTCTATGTCGGCGGTTGTATCGAAGATTTGGAATATGCCTTGGCTCGCCGTCTTCCATGAGTAGGTATTCAGTAGCGTACCGTTCATTATTCCCGTTGAACAGTAGAGGAGATATCCGGGGCGGCGTTGGAGGGTTAGGCGGGGGGTTATCTCTAGGTCTTGACCGGAGAGCAATGAATCGTACAATTCGATCACTCTACGGCCCATTAACCGGATTGGGGTCGTAAGCTGGTTTCTTAAAGTTATCCAACCTGTATACCATCTTTGCCAGAAGATTAACGCGGCTTCGCTGAGGTAGGCCATTTACAACTAAGATTTTAGGGGAGTTGCTATTGGGTTAAGTATTCAGCGTAGTCCACTACGCACTTAGCCAATTCAGGCGGGATAGTTGCAACCTTGGCGGCGGCTTTTGCCTTATCGCGATTCATCCATTCTGAATATGGGACACGATATTCTGTCAACTTACCTTGTGCTCTCGCCTTGCGGGCATCTTTTCCGTTGCCAATATCTATGCCTTTTTTTATTCCTTGCGGCACCAGCGGCGGTACCGCATTGCCCCACAAATAAAATGGTCCACAATGATGAATCGCCCTACCCACAAAATCTTGCGCCGACCTGACGTTTTCCATGATATACGGGACGCCACTAGCTTCACAGATTGCACGGGTATGATTAAATAGTTGTATTCCTAATTCTGGATACGGTGGATTGGCATGAAACATCTTCATACCATGAACCGAGAATTGCTCACAAGGGGAGCTAACACAGATGAAATCAGCATTATCTGTTAATATTTTGAGCAATATTATTTCTTGTAAAATATCGCCTCGATAAAACTCGAAATGTGGCGGAATTTCTGGTGGGTCAATTAGATCGACGCCAACACATTCCCAACCCGCCGCCAAGAATGCTTTTGACCATCCTAGCCGACCGCAGAACAAGTCGAGCATCCGTTTGACTGCCATAATCCTCTCTGTTCTACTGTACCACGCTGTTTATCCTGTCTCGCCTTTCGCGTTAATCCATTTGGTACGTTTAACGTATGCGATCATATTTTGGAGAATTTCTATGTCCTCTTTGATTCCACCCAAGGCCATATTGCATGTACTACACAGTAATCCGCGAACACAACGACCACAGGATTTGCTTCCAGGGCAACAAGAATGGTCGTGATCTACGTGAAGCCTTCGCACCCTTCCAGTAGTCGGCTCCGTGGCTGGACAAGTGGCGCAATGCCCATCTTGGGCATTAAGCATTCTCGCGTAATCTTCAATCGTTAAATTGTAGTTGTACCCAAGGAGATAATCTGAGCGATATTCGGGGTGTGCTTCGCGCCACCTTTTGTTTAGTACGCCACGTTGGACCTTGTTGGCGTTGTTCCATGCGCGATTATAAAAAGTAACTTTTTGGCGGTTATTGCGCTTCCAATTCTTGCAGCGCTCCTTGTTGTAATCGCGGTTTTCCTCGAAATAGGCGTCGTTATACTCTTTGACGTGTTCTTTGTTTTTTTCTTTCCACGCCCTCATGTACGCGGCCTTCTTGGCTTTGCGATCTGCTAGTTCTTGGTCCGTTAAAACTTTCTTTTTAGACATGCAACTAGTATAGCACAAGCTGCCGCAAAGTGTTTATTTATTTATCCTCCGCGCATTATTGCTAGGTCTGGGAAGTAACTTTCCGAGCGTAGTTCTTGGTCCTTGGAATCAAGCGCACGCAAGGTGTCGGCTTGTGCTTTAGCAAATTGAGTCGGGTAGCGAACGTCCTCAAAAAAATTGTAGCAAGCGGCAAGCACATTGCTTCGCAGCACGTATCCAAAGTTGTCCGGCCACGGTGCCCACGTATTCTGAAGCGAAGTCTTGATCGGCGCTTTGAGTTGGTAGAAGATAAAAGCTTGCCAGATTTGAGTAGACGGTACGGGCCAAAATCGGAAGGTCAGCGTGGTTCCAAACGCCTGCCCGGTAGGCGATCCAATCGTTTCTAAGATACCGTTAGCAATGATAATTGGCGTATTGGCCGACACAAATAATACCTTGGGGTTAGATGAAAAGGTAGTCGATGTAGTAACTAGATTTTGGGCCGCATTTACGCTCAACCTCCATGTAGTGGCCGTCGTGGAATCGTTAAGCAAGTAAAAAGACGATCCAACCAGGCTGGTTTGAGTAATGGTTATCTGTCCCGCCGAATTTACTCCTAGCAACCAATTCAGTCCGTTTGGGTCGGTCAGCACTACGGGCGTAACCGTGGGCACGTTTTCTAGCAACATACATACCTTAAATGGCGGCTGAATGATGCTTTCGATATATAGCGTAGACACCACTTCTATGTCGTGTACGGGCCTCACAGTGGCCGTATTCATGTAATCCTGTAGGGTACAGTGGGAAACCCAATTTAAGTCGCCTATGCCTTGTCCACCGTCGTTTGCTAGCCCTGTCGTGGCTACATTAAATGTAATTCCTAGAACGCCTCCGTTGGCCCCGATGACCTGACCGGTAATGACTGCGTTGGTTACGTTGTAGGCCGACTGAAAGGCTCCCGTAATAGTTACGGTCTGACCTGGCGTAGGAATGCTTGACCCCGTGGTTACGGGTTGCGACCCGGGAGGGCCATTCAATCCAAAGGTTCCATTGGGGGCGAAGTCTGAGAATAAGGCCGTAACAACGTTTCCCGACTGCGACAATCCCGGTCCATTCGTAGAAATTACCGAATTCAGGTGTACGCTGCACACGTTCACAAATCCTGCCGTAACACTCATTTGGCAGCCCGAGAGCACATAATCTTGCTGATATGGGATAGTTGTGAACGGTAGAATGGCTCCCTTGTTGAACTTCCAATCATAGGGAGAGGAAAGCAGAGATTGCAGAGTGTCGTTACAGATTGACAGCGCAGGCTCGTTAGCCACGCCTCCGGCATTGACTAAGGGACTCATCCTTACGTGAACTTGTGCCCACGAGATTATGTCCTGAAGTAGTAGCGTTGATGACATAGGTTAATTTTGGATACCCCAGCAATCTATCGCTGGCCACGATGCCGCTGCTGCTGTAATAGCAACATAGTTAACGGTCATACTTCCGGCTGATTTACTGACCACATAGGGTGTGCTTGGAAAATTTGTCGGCGCTCCTACGGGGCTACATCCCGCAGCATAGGAAGTGCTGGAAAACGTTCCCGGCCACGTAATCGTGATTGCCGTGCCGCAAGCATTCCCCGCAGAACTCCCCGTTGTGCAACCATTGGCAGAACCCTTCAACGATTGATATACCCCGGTTCCGGCATTAAGGGTCAGTCCAACCGTAGCATTTCCCCCGGCGTCGGGTACGCTGTAGGTCACAGATGCAGCAGGATTGCCGACAGATAAAACAGTATTGTGTGTATTGCCATTGAAATTGATTTGGTTGGATGTTCCATTATTTACCCACTGCCCTGGGCTAGCCGTCCCGTTTTGTAGAATCTGCATCCAGATATGATTTGCTCCGTCTTGAACTTCAAAAAACCCACTGGAGTCGGCCAACAATTGCCACTTGGGTACGCCTGCTTTATATATGGATAAACCACAAGAAGTGTTAGGGCAATCGACACCGATAGGTTGAGTTCCGCTTCCCGAAGCAGAAAACAAAAGAGTGTTTGTCCCCGTATCCACGGAAGAATTCCACCATTTAACTTGACTATAGGTGTGGTTTTGGGGCCAATCTATTAACTGCCCTGTCGTATAAGTGAGGTTATAATCTGCCGAGATGTGAGTCGTAGAAGCATTATTGATCTGACAGTTAGTAATTGCATCTGTACCCGCCGACTGCGAAGCAAAAACTACTTGAGTTACCGTCTGCCCACCGCTAAACACGCCCAAGTTAACACAGTTTAACAATCCGCCTTGATTAAGAATAAAGGCAGTAATGGTCCCGCTGGTTATATCGTCGGCCATTTTGCTGTTGGCAATATTGATTGAGCCGCCCGCGTTTACAATGTAGGTTGCCGTCGCTGTACCGCTGATGTTCTCGAAGTGACCACCGTTGATCTGAAATGTAGACGTACCATTGTTGATGCATCCGCTGGTGTTGTCATCGCACGATACTCCTGCCATCCAAATATCTGTGCTATTGACCGGGACATTTAATCCGTAATTCAGGTTTTGGAAAATATCGTCATTGACGTAGCGGATTAATTCTTCTCCGCCAAGATGGTTAGCCCCGTTCAGGCATCCATGAAGTTGAGATGTTTCGATAGTAATATTAAATGCCTTGTTGAAATTCAGACATTGACCACCGGGAAAACCCGAAACATTGACGCCCGAAAGAACCGCCTGATCTAATCCGTTTCCGGGCCCAATAGCAATTCCGCTTCCCGTTCCACTGCCCGGACCCGTGAGCGCAACATCGCGAATACCCGCCGCTCCTAGGTGGGATGTTCCCCAATCGAGTTGGATTGCGGTTGAGCTAGTTGGGATAAAGTTTAACGTTACAGGTCCGGCAGGATCGCCTTCTAACAACGCAGGCTTGTTGTTAACACCAACGGTAATTGTTGTCGAGAAATTATAGCTCCCTGCGGCTATTTTTATCCTACAACCGAGCGATGGACACGAGGCATAGGCTTTATTAATCTCGTCTCCGATATCTATCCCGCCCCGAGAAAGGCTAGAGTCAACATACTGAACATTCTCTAGGGCTTGAACAAAAACCTTGGCAAAGGTTTGAATCCCCGTCCATGTGCAGTTTTGATCTAGGGCGCAAAAGATATGCGTTGTTTGCCCGGAAAGAACCTGTAGACCAATAGCCCAAGTCAAAACCAAAACGATTGGGATTCCAATTAAGTATTTCTTCAAGCCGCTTTCTCCTTGGTAATTTCTATGGCGCGAGCACGCATGATGGCTTTGCCGATGTTATAGGCGTGTTGGTTGAGGCGTTCTTCCCAGAATAGGTTCAACTTGCGGCCAAAGGATTCTCGGTGAAGCCTATTGCGCCATTGGCGAATTAGCCAGTAGGTTGAGACGGTCTGGCGTAAATCTTGCACAGACCGATTCTAGGGGAGTTGTTAGATTATATGTAGAGGACCGAGTTACCGGTTCTGGTTGGAAGTCGGATTACGTCCTTGTACTTCTCGAATACTTCTTGACTGCTGCATTCCCCGCGTATAGGGCTGAAGACACAGTAGCAGTGAGGGCAATATCCTCTTTGCACATTGTCCGACTGAATGGCCCAGCAAATGCACGAGCTACCGTCGTCTCTTAAATGGCTGCACTGCAAGAATCGTGATTGCAATTGCCCCCAATGGGCTTCTTCGGCTTCTTTCTTAGTCTTCGCAGCGCGAGCCTTCTGTGCTTCTTTGATTGGATCAACGGGAACTTCGCGAGCAGCTTTAATGCTTTCCCTGATGCCTTCATTCATCTTTTCCGCAAACATAGCAAGCATCTGCGTGAAGAATTCTACGGGCACGGTTGGTTGACCCGTAATTAGGGTTGCTGTTTCGATTGGTTTTTCGGTTTGAATTGGATCGCTAGGATCGGGTGGAAGTTCTACGGCAAACGGATTTTTACTACGCGGCAAACGGTTCACGCTCCTAAGTGTTAAATGCTAAAGAAGTTGTTGGTAGCAAGTCTATCTTGCGGGTTTCCGTGTTGTAGACTGCCCGAACGGTCTTGCCGTTTTCGTCTTTGGTATAGCAAAGCCGTTGTTCATCGCAATGGTCTATCTTGCGTTGCGGTTTAGTGAATCCACTATAAAAACTAGCTAGTTCGGCGCGTGCATCAGATGCGGCAATCTCTTCCCACGGGGAAACGCAATTTCGTGGAATATTGGTGCCATCCCAGCGTGATCGTGTCGTCCATCCACGACGCGCCAATTCGGGCAACATATCATCGTAGGGAATGGTGTGAATGCGGATATCATAGGCGGCACGATAGGCTAATTCTTTGGCGCATTGTTCTACGACCGGGTCAATGGCGGCTTCAAGTGAAAGGTCAGAAAATGAACGGTTATAACTATATTGCTGTATTACCGCAGTCTTGATGGCTACATTCTTCGGGATACTCCAAACGGGGCGGCGCTTCAGCCAAGAAGTAATCTCGGCAAACGCTCCCGCTTCGGCCATGGTTGCAGACGCAACCAAACCACCGCCCGTTAATCCTGCAAGTTGTAGGAATTTACGACGATTCACTTCTGGGGCTGATTATCTGTAATTTCTTTCATGGCCGATTTAAACGCTTTGATACTTTCACCAACACCCTTGCCCAATTCGGGCAGTTTCTTTGGACCAAAAATAAGCAAAGCGATACCGAAGATTACTAGCAGATGCATTGGTTGAAACAATCCTTCAAACATTTATTTTGCCTCTGCGGATACTGTATCACGAATTGATTGTGGGCGACTAATTGCTTCGGTAACTTTAATGTCGGGATTAATAGCTAATTTTTCGTCTATTTCGGCTTGTGCTATCCCTGAGTCTGCAATCGCTACGAGGTTCCCTGCATAGCAATATGTTCCCCAATGCTTCAACTTTACAAACGGGGCCATCCAAACCTTGCCGCCAATCGACTTCCACAATCGGCTGAAATAGTAATCTTCGGACAGGTAGTAATCTGACGCGGGATCAACCTCGGCCCGAAAGAAGTCATATATCTTGGGACCATAGAAGGATTGCTCGTCCGACATTGGGGTATAGGACTTAACCGCATTAGCGGCGATAAGCTTCTCGTATACCGAGCGATTCAAGAGCATGAAGCCCGTTCCCGCGTCGGTAATTTCATTTAATTCATCTAGGCGAATTGTGGTGATTTCAGGGCTAGTTCTAGTTCCGACGATATTGAAAACGAAGTCTCCACATAGAACTTCCAAATCTCTAGGTTCTATCTCGGGATTCATCTTGATAGCTCGTTTAGCCCTAGCCCAATTCATCTGCTTCTTTGGATAAGCCCCGCAGACAAATTCTTCATTCATGCAAAGCAACTTAAGTACGTCGGCCCCATCAAACTCAATATCGCTGTCGATAAACATTTGGTGCGTAGATGAGGAAGACAGGAATAAGTCGGCTTGGCGGTTTCTAGCGCGAGTTACAAGGCTATCGTGGACGAAATTGATCTGTAACTGCACTTCGTATGCTCTACATAGGCTAGCAAGATTCAACAACCCATTCACGTAGTTCGTGTGGCATTGAAGATTGTAGACCGGGGTGGTTACAAAGAGGCTTTTGCCCACTAGTTCGTCTACTCGCATACGTTTAATGTATTTCCTTGTACCAGATTCTTGTATTCGGTCCCACGGCAAAGCCCTCTAGGAGATTGTTGCAGGCCATTACGACGCCCGGCGAAGTAATGTCATAGTCGTGCCCACAGATTACCCCCCCCTGTTCAAGTACGGATAGACCGAATTGGATATCCCGATAGACGCTATCATAGTCGTGCTGGCCGTCTACGAATACCATGTCGATTCCGGTTGGCCTAACTTCTGCGGGCAGTGTAATGCTGCCAAAATTGTCGGCTATCACGTTGTTGAGTTGTTCCTTGGTTATTTCTTTGTGATTAGCTTTCCATGGAACTACTTTCTTGCTAGCGATATGTTCGCCCATGTTCTTGATAAACGCATCATAGACGGCTTCGCGGTCTTTCCAGCACATGATTACGTCGCTAGGTCCGTGGAAATGGTCACAGGCGATTACGAAGCCTTCGGTATTGTCGGCCATGGCGCGAGTAGAGCGGCCATAGTAACTGCCTAGCTCAAGAATCTTCTTGTGCTTAGAAGCTAGTTCGGCTAGGAACTCTAGTTCCTGATTAGCCATTAATCCTTTAAGATTCTTGGCGGGGGCTGTGTTAAATGGAGCTATGTACGGAACGGGCGGGAATTGGTCTACGGAGATATGTCCACCACCAAGCGCAAAGTCTTTCCTTTCAGGACATAGCTTAATATAGGAGCTTCGTTGCTTGCAATACCATCATTCTCGTAGGTGTATGCGCGAATAGAATAACCCGGAACTATAACTGCCTCGGGTTTAACTCCTGAACCGCCAAGACGACCATTGATGGTCAGCCACACTTCTCCCGCGCCGTTGATTTGAGTTCTTTTGATTGTTAATTGAGAACCGCTAGGGCTATTTAGCTCTACAATGTAATCCTGTGGATCGTTGCCTATGTCAAGCGGTACGGGCGGCTCGAAGGAATTCCAGTAAACTCTCAAGGGGTGGGTTCAATCCTATTTTTTTGATTCATAAATAGATTGCTGATTTGTTTATAGTACAGTCAATATTGCACGATCACAAAATCACAGGCCTGTTGGAGATTCAAGTTTCCGTTGGTTGAATTGATAATCGGTACCTGTACTCGTGGGTGACTGCCCGTTGCGTAAGAAGTTCCGGTCGGTGCTAATAGTTGGACGGTCCCAAGAGAAATACCAGAGTTTACGTTAGCGTTCGAGAACGTTGCGGGGAGAGTCGCCTCGACCTGACCATTGCCCTGAAATTGCCAAGGTACAGTCACTGTCACTGTAGTCTGCCCACCATTCCCAGTCACATTCCCGGCAGCTATAGCATTAGGCGCGTAGACGCGAGAGTGTTCCGAGCTAGCGGTGCGAGTCCAATTAGATTTCTGAAATGTACCCATAGTGAACTCCTTTGCCTAGACCCCTTGGTTGAACACGAACAGCAGCCGCGAGTTGGTATTGATGTTGGCCGAGCTACCCATGCCATAGAACGTTACGTTGATTCCCGAGCTATTCTGAAACACGGACGAAATAGCCACATTGGTCGTGTTCAGGAAGTTGATGTTCGATTGCTGAATGTTTGGGGCGGGGGAATTGTAGTTCGTGTTGGCTAGAAGCGTAACCGCAATAGGCAACTGATAAGTGTTAGAAGTGAAAAATGATCCGCTGCCGTAAGCGGGGGCGACGAACGTTACGGTGGTGGCTGTATTGGCGGTCAACGCTATGTTCTGATTACAAACCGCCTCGCACCAGAGTCCCACGGTCGAAGATTGTGCGGATGTTAGGTTTCCTACGTTACTCATGGAAGATATCTCCTTGGGCCATGGGCGTTTTGCGCGGCCCCATTAACAGTTAAAATCGTAGAGAACATTTAGGAATAGACACAAGTGCTTCGCCGTGCTATATTTCCCCCTAGAGAGAAATGGCCTATTCGCCCGCGTCAATACAATCAGGCAGCCTAAGCAGTTTAATGCCTAATTTTTTAGGAAATCCAATGTATAATGGGCCGCTGTCCAATCCCTGTAGCAACATGGGTCAGGCGTACTATTCTCAAGCAGACTTGCAAAATATCTACGCATCCGCACAGGCACAAATCGCATCTAAAACAGAGAGGAAAACAACCATGCTAGCCGACGCACGTAAATACGTTTCTGACAACCGCGACCTGATCTATACGGTCATCTTCGTAGCCATCCTTGACCATCTTTTATTCGATGGCGCGTTCCGCGAGAAGATTAAAAGCCTCGTGGATGGGTTCCTGAATCGAGCACAAGCAAAACACGCAGCCACGGAGTAATCCCATGAAGAAAAACGTTCTCGCGTTTCTGTTTGGCATTATTGTCGCTGCCCAAATCAATTGGGTATTGCTGTTTGGGTTTGGAGGGCTATGCTTTATTCTTGGATACGCCGTTCACCTAAAATAATCTTCTTGCTGTGGATTCCTGCGCTTATGCTATGCCGCCCAGACGTAACATGGAAAGCTGTAACCTTCATACCGCGCCACGTTCGTTGCAGCGATCACCCAAGACCGTTAGTGGAAAGCACTCAACCAATTAAAATTAATAGCAATCAATTCCGTGGCTACGTTCGCGGCATGAAGGCAGTCGCGGATGGATGCGTGGATGTTTTGTTTGAGAAAGACGACAGAACAATCGTCAATTTCCATGTTTGGCGTGGTCAGCGATATGATGGATGGCCGCCACTTTGGGTCGGGATGTATGGAAACGTAAACTTAGAACTAAATCCAATATGTGGCTACTCAGTTACCTCTTCGCAACAACTACATTAAATGTACTTACTTCTGTGCGGCGACGGTATCTATGACGTAACGGGCCACAGATTCCGTGGTCAACCTCTCTCGTGTAACCTTCATCATCGGCTCAATCAATCTATTGTAAAGATCAATTGCCGTATACCGTCCTTCGGGACCATATTCAATCAATCGACGGAACAAATCGCATTCCTTTTTGGGATAGCGGTGCATTACCATATCAGGAATTGCTTCGACGCAGCGGAAGTACGGAATGCAGTAGTTAGCTAAAATCTCATAATGGCGAAGACAGTCGAAACCCATTTTTCGCATGGTGGGAGCGAAGTAACTACAAGCATAGCCCGCGTAGTAATCTTTTTCATTATCGTAGATGTAGTTGCGGTTGATGAGCGGGTCGTACTCAGCCATGTATCTAGTCTTTGCCGGCGGTTCGGTTAGTATTTTCGACGATGGGATGCCGAAGTGGATGGGATAAATGTTGTCTACGCTGCTGCAAAGTTCCCTTTTGAAAGAAATTGCGTGGTCCTGCAATACAAGCGTGTATGGCGAATCCTCCCCGTCAACCGTTACCACCTGATTCTTGGGGTAGACAGAAACAACGCCGCCGAAATAGAATTGACACCTTTGTATGCTGCCATAGATCACCAGATCGAAATATTTCTTCTGCAATTTGTTAACTATGTCGGTACGGTCTATGTTCGCATCGGAGCCAAGCATGTGAAACAACGTGAATCCCTTGCCGTGGTGTTCGGTGCCATCGTCTTTGTGGTCGGCATAAAGGTGATTGATTCGGTTGTAGTCCACCACGTCATCGCCTAGAAGTTGGCGAAGACCCAAAAATAGCGAATCGCACATGTAGTCGGCCAGGTTGCCATTTGATAGAAACAAAATTTTCATTTCCTAAACACCACAATCCAATCCTTCCACTGATCCCCGCTGATTACTTCTTCGCCTAACTTGAACTCATATTCGCTGATGTGGCTGTAGATTAGCTTTACGGGGTCGCCCATGCGTTCTGACCACTTCTCTAGTGCCGTTCCTGAGCCGGGATAGAATCGCCAACAATCTACCGGGCACGGATGGTACGGTCCCGAACTAGGAGCTTGAATGTAGATTAAGCCGCCCTTCTTTGTGATGCGAACCATCTCCATAAATAGCAGCCAAAAGAATTCGACATGTTCTAACGTGGACGATGAAACTACAATATCGGCGTATTCGCTAGGTAGATCGACCTTGTATGGATCGCGGGCTACGATGTCTACGCCTTTCCCGGGGATACAGTCGATACCAACGAACTTGACACCTTCGGGAATCAGTTGGCGAATGGAGCCGTTTATGTCTTGGGAACCAAATTCAACCACGGTCGCGTCTTCAGGTGGAACTTCTACGAATTTGTTGAAGAAAAACTTAGCGTTTTCTATTGAGGTTCCATGCATGTAAGCAATAATCCAATCAGCGATTTTGTCGGTTGTTTCCTTGTCGTATACGGACGATTCGGCGGTTATGTTACCTGCGATGGCCATTTCACCTATTCGTAAAACTTAAATCCTAAAGGATGGCAAAAACAGTCGGCCTTTCCCTTCCAGTCACAGTTTTGGCAGGTATTTTGTTGTAATAGTGGTTTCGCGAACAGCGATAGGATGTAATCCTGCAATTGTCATCGTGGTAATGGTAAACACCTTTTTCGTCATATCTAGGCGCGTATCCAAGCGAAGTTACGCTAGTTCCACCTTCGCATACCGTGGACGTTTTCCCTTCCTCTTGGCATTTTTTACAAATCATGGTAGCGGGCACCCATGCCAGCTAAGCTGTCTCCACGAAGGCGGCACGTTCCTCTCGATTTCGATGTTGGTAAACGGTTTGCCTTTTTGTGGTCCTAGTTTCTTAGCCCATGCAGCCATGCGGCTCAACCCATCTTCAAGCGTTACCTTGGGTTTATAGCCAAAAACCGACTCGCATTTACGATGATCGCTGATGGCGTGTGTG